ACATCACCCCCAGTTCTTATATAGATATTGTATCATCAACTGGCAATTTTACAATTTCTGTTACTGGTTTACAACCATCTGGTAGCTATGCCGCAAGTTCACACAACCACACTTCTTCACAAATTACTGATTTTAATACTTCTATTAGTGGCTTATTACCAGTTAAAAATATTATAGCAAGTACATATATTAATATTGTTCCTACAACTGGTAATTTTACAATATCAGTAACAGGATTACAGCCATCTGGTAATTATGCTGCTAGTTCACACACTCATACATCTTCAGATATCACAGATTTTAATAGTAGTGTTAGTGGTTTACTTCCTGTAAAGAACATAATTGCTGGAACTAATATAACAGTATCTTCAGCTAGTGGGTCATTTACAATCAACTCTACAGCTAGTGGTGGAGGCTCTTCTAGCATAGATGCTGGTACCTATCCATTAATCTCAATATCCTCACAACCTTCAGCGACCTCTGTGGTATCATCGTCAAATGCAACGTTTAGTATTACAGCAACAGCCTCGTCTCCAACATCATCAATAGCTTATCAATGGCAAGAAAGTTCTAATAATTCAACTTGGACAGAAGTTTCTGGATCTACCTCTTCTACTTTAACACTAACTAGTGTTCAAATTGGTAAAAATGGATACTATTATAGATGTAATTTACAGTCGTTATTATCAAACATATATTCTAATTCTGCAATATTAACAGTAACAGCTGCTACTACTACCACAACCACAACAACTACAGCAGCGCCCACCACTACCACAACTACGACCACAACCGCAGCTCCAGCTGGTTCTTTACTAACAATAGCTCGTAATAATGGGTCTAGTACATTTACCGGTAGCGGAACAGCTGCTAGTCCGTTTACTCGTGCTGCTGGTATATATCTTGAAACAGTAGATGGATTAAGTAGATATTCTTGGACAGCAAGCGGCACAGCTACTGTAACGGTCCGGTTTGACTTTCAGGACGATGACGGCTCAGACGACAACGCGACTATCAAAAAGAATGGGAGTATTATTCATTATGTTTCTAGTAATATAAATAATACTCGCACTGTGTCTGTCATTTCTGGAGACATTATAACTATTAGTAGTACGCAGCCAGCAGATAGTCAATACTTTGCCAATGTGAGCGTATCCGCAGCATAGGAGATTTTAAATGCCAGATATTCAAATTAAAAGAGGATTAGCAACATCACTTAGTGCTACCAATCCAATTGTTGCTAGTGGAGAGCCAATATTCGAAACCGATACTCTTAAATTAAAAATTGGAGATGGTGTTACAGCTTATAATAGTTTGGGTGTGGTTGGTACTGGTTCTTTCTTGTTATTATCTGGAGGAACATTAACTGGTTCGATATCTTCTCCAAGCGGCAATTTTACTCAAAGTTTACAAGTAAATGGTACTGGTGTAAGTTTGTCTGGACATACTCATACAGCAAGTAATATCAGTGATAGTACAACTGCTGGACGAGCATTATTAACCGGGGCAGATGCTTCAGCACAAAGAACATCTTTAGGATTAGGTACTCTAGCTACTCAAAGCGGTACTTTTAGTGGAAGTAGTAGCGGTACTAATACCGGTGACCAGACCATTAGTATTAGCGGTGATGTTACAGCTGCTGGAAGTGCTGGCTCACTAAATGCTACAGTTACAAAAATTAATGGTGTTTCATTAGCAGGACTTAGTAATGGTCTTCTTAAAAATACTACTAGTACGGGCGCTCCAAGTATTGCAATTGCTGGAACTGATTATGCTGCTGCTAGTCATACCCATGTAACCTCAGATATAACTAATTTTAATAGTACTGTTAGTGGTTTGCTTCCTGTAACCAATATAATTGCAGGAACTAATATTACAGTTACTCCGTCTAGTGGATCGTTTACAATTAATTCTACAGCTTCTGCCGGTGGAGGTAGTGCTACTATAACAAATTCTGGGGTTAATAGAGTATTAGTCTCTGACGGATCTACTAGTGGAATTAGTGCCCAAACAAGTTTAACTTTTAATGGATTAATATTATCTGCTCCTAGTGGTAATTTTTCTAATGGTATAAATATTACTAGTGGTAGTGGTTCAATATATACTAGTGGAGATAGTATCTATTTTCTTAATAATAATTCTGGTAATTTATTTTTTATAGGTGATCAAGGTGGTGGAAATAATGTTTTAGCTAAATATCAGACTACAACGGCTGGTCCTTTTATGTTTTTTAGAAAATATAGAGGATCATTCTCTTCTCCCAGTGTAGTAGCTTCTGGAGATAATTTAGGAGTCATACAATTTGAGACAATGAATTATGATGGAACAATTACCACACAGTGCGCAAGAATACAAGCCAGCACAGAGGCAGCACCAGCTTCCGGTTTAACTAATCTTGCTAGCCAGTTAAGATTTTTTACAAGTACAAGTTCAAATACTTTTAATTCACCATCCCAAAGAATGGTTATAACAAGTAATGGACTTGTTGGTATCAACAAAACTGCTCCAACTTCAACATTAGATGTTACTGGATCAATTGCTGGCACTACAGGTATTTTTACTTCTTTGCAAATGGGTAGTGGCTCGGTTAGTACTCCATCAATAGGTTCAAATAATGATCTCTCTACGGGGTTTTATTTTCCAGCAAGTGGATCAGTAGCCATATCTAATACTGGTGTTCAAAGCTTTATCGCAAATAGCTCGGGTAATATTGGAATAGGTATTGGATCACCAACAAGCAAATTACACGTAGTAGGAAATACTAATTTAGCTGGCACCTTAACGTTTAATGATTTCACAGAAAGTGTTGTTGTTATAGGCAACAGCGCTACTGCTAAAACAATAGCCTTAACGAACGGAACTGTTCAAACTTGCACTCTTACTGGTAATTGTACGTTTACTATGCCAACGGCAACCGCTGGGAAAAGTTTCACATTATTCTTGAGTAGCGGATCTGGATCATTTACGGCAACTTTCACTAGCGTAAAATGGAGTGGTGGAACAGCTCCTGTAATTACTACAACAGCTAGTAAAGTGGATATCCTAAGTTTTATAAGCGATGGAACATATTGGTATGGGGCTTTTAGTCAAAACTATTAGTAATTTATGTTTAGTGCTAAATTTAATATGTTTAAGAAAATAGTGGCAGGTGGAGGTGGTGGTTTTACTCCAGTAGCTTTTGTTATAACTACCGGAACTAGTCGATCAGTACCAACCGGAGCCACAAGCATGAAGGCTTGGGTTATTGGTGGTGGATCTGGTGGAACATATGATATTAGTGCTTGTCAAGGAACAGATGATGGTTATTATGGCGGAGAAGCGGTCAAAACATATAGCGTTACTGGAGGAGCAACAGTGACCTATGTTGTAGGAGCGGCAGGACTTCAAGGAGATGGTAGTAGTACTTCTGGAGGAAATACTACACTAACTTATAGTGGAGTTACAATAACAGGAGCAGGAGGAATAGGAAATTATGTTCTGGGCGGGAACGGTCTTGGAAACAATGGCGTTGGTTCTGGAGGTGATTTTAATAGAACATTCTATGCTAGTGGAACATTAGATTTTCAAGGAAGAGTAGCCGCTATAACGCTCTCTGGAAGTAGTCTTACTGCTGGATTTAAGGGCGTTGCAGGAAATGCTAATGTCAACTCGGCAACAAATGGTTCTCCCGGTGGAATTGTATTATACTTCACCTAATTGGGTAAGGTAATATAGTCTGTAACGCTGGTAAAATTATAAATCTTAACTTCTCTAAAAACATCTTGTAAGATTTGATCATCATATAATTCTACCCCTGCTTGTAGCCATGATCGTGTCATAGCAGAATTATTCTGTTCATTAGATGTGGTCCATTCAGTTGGATTAAGATAATAATAGGCTAAATATTTCATAGCCTTCTTAATACTCCCCTTACCCTCACTATCCTCATAGTTCCAAACATTAATACCCAATGAGTTAGCTATAGTAGCTAGATTTACAAGTAGAGTTAAATTAAAATTACTATAGTGCCTATTTTTTACTCTGTTCATCTCTAATATCTGTTTACCGTCAGTATCTATCTGAGCACTTAATAAGCTTCTAAGATTATTTTCCAAATAAGTTCGTGCTTCAACTTCTTTTCCACAAGCACAAAGATAAGAACATAACTGTTTCATATATGAGGTTTTAATATTATGACTATAACTAGCTTGCAAGACTCCTCTAGGATTAGTTTTGAACCAATCGCTTAATGAGTCAAACCACGAAACCATTCCATTATCTAGTTCAGTTGTCCAATGAGGACTAGGTTTAAGTAGTTCAATAAAATCTGGTAATACTGATAATATATTACTATCAATAACTGCTCCTCTAATACGCAGATCATCCATACTATCTCCAATAACTATTCCGCTATATGTCATACTAGGATTCATTTTAGTATTTTCATTAAGAAAGAAAGTGTAAAGAACTTCCATAGCTTTAATAGCATAGTCTTCTGACTTAGTATAGTAATATAAAGTAGATGCTGAAGCCACTAAAGATAGCATAGAATTTAAGTATGGACTATCAGAACTTTTTCTAGACTCAAGGTTCCTTGTTCCATCAATTCGGATATAAGGAAATCCTGTTGGAGAGTTCGGGTCTGGATGATAAAAGGGAGCTAGACTAGTAAAATTATTAGCTCCTGTTTTTTGTTTTAGTTCAGCAGGATTTTGTGTGATACTTGGTAGTGGAGCATTGAGAATATCTCCACATTGTCCTTGATAAAATGCTATCTGATCAGGGGCTAGTTGGTCCATTCTATTCTTATTTAATGTTAATAGCATTATATTATCTCCTCAGATAAGGTAATTTGTTTAGTAAAATTATATTCAAAAGTACAGCTTGTGAATTTTTTATTTGGACAGTAAATTTTATTTTCTAGATTATATTCCATTTTTTCTCCATTCAGATTATTCATAGTTTCCCAATTCATGTCACTACCGGTATTAAGGGTGGTTTCTATCTTAGAGTTTAAAATTGGGTTGATCATACAGGGAATATGTTTAAAGTAATAATTAACTAATTTGCATCTAGCCATAAAATCAATATCGTGTTTGCCAGCTGGTAAAAAAGATTCATCATAACCACCCACCATATTAAAAACTCTCCTAGAACATCCTATCCTACCATAAACTCCACGCTTGAAAATATTACAATACACGCCAATTTTTGTTCCAAGGCTTTTTATTTGACTTGTGGCATTTCCAATATAGTTATCAATATCCAAATTGAACACATAATCCCCAGAACTCAACCGCGCTGCTAAATTCTTAGCTACTGGAATTGAATAGTTCTTATAGTTTAATGTTTTATGATAATGAACTCTTTCAGAAATTCCAAATTTTGACATATACTGATATAGCCCATCTTTTGAATCACAATCCACAATGATCCATTCAGTGTCTGGATTATTTTTGATATGATTTATATTATGAGAGAAAGTTTGTTGAAACTGATAAAATCTATTTTTAATTTGAGAGCAGTATGATATCATTTTAATCCTATGTCCTATCTTCCAAATACACCCTTATCTTCAGTATGATTGACTAATGTTCTCTGGTGTATATTATAAGTAGGAAATCTTACAGGATTAGCTATTAGCCAATTAATTTTAAAAACCACAGTCTTTACCATAAGGTGTATTAAAGAATAGCCCTAATACACATAAAAGGATCAAATTATGAGCTGGTCTATTGAAATACCTCTTATTGTTCGCACATTGATTAATGATCTTACAGATCAGCCAGTTTATAGCGACGAAAGACTGATCCAGGTAATAACTGTTGCATCAAAATATGTCCAATTTGAGGTTACTCTAGACAATCAATATACTGTGGATGTATCTAATGGTACATTAACTCCAGATCCTCTTGATTATCACGACGATGTATTTATCGGTTTGGTTGCTTTGAAAAGCGCTTGTATTATTGATCAAAGTACAGTTAGAACTAAATCAGCAACTGAAGGTATTAGAGCTTCTCTTGGACCAGCTAGCTTGAGTGTACAAGGCAGTTTAGAAGGATTAAAGCTCTTATTAGAGACCGGACCATGTGCTTTATATCAGGACTTAGTTCTTAATTGGAATGTACGAGATGCTAGTGCTGTTACTGCGGTGCTTAGTCCATTTGTTGGCAACAAGTTCAACCCGAGATACTTGCAGGGCAATACTTATCGTTCAAGATATTTTTATTCATGATGGGAGTAGATTACTATGCCAGCAGCAGACTACAATTTCTCTATAGAAAAAGGTACGGCATTCGTTATTGCTTTTGAATATAGAGATGATATGAATGTACCCGTTAATATTACTAATTGGTGTGCTAGAATAAGATGGATAGAGGATCAAGAAACCCCCATAACAAGGACTTTTATAACTAATACTCGTAGTAGTGAATATGAGTTCACTATAGACCCATTAATCGGAAAAGTTCTATTAAAAATACCAGCAGCTCAAACCGCATTATACAACTTCGGTACCGCCAGATACGACTTTGAATTACAAGAACCCAACGATTTATATAGTGGTGGTGGGAAAAAAGTATTTAGAATATTACAAGGAGGAGTGTCTTTAATTTCTAGAAATGTTCCTGGTACAGATGCATTTGAATGTAATATTGACACACAGAACGATTGTGGGACATGTGACACATGAGCATAGTCAGAGTAGAAGAAGAAATCCAGCCACTTAAATATCTGGTTGTAACACAAGAAGTAGATCCAGAAACTGTTATTACTACTAATATAGTTATATCAGACAACAGACTAAATAAAATAAATCTTCTTGCTATTGAGAGAGGTCCTCCGGGCGACACAGGACCGGCTGGACCAAAAGGAGAACCTGGAAAAGATGGTTTAATATTTGATAAATTGCCTATTTCTAGTGGAGGCACCAATAATACCACTTTCTCTAGTGGTAATATTATTTACTATGATGGAAATAAGTTATCTAGTTCTAATTATAGTATTCAAAATATTTTAGATGCTGCTGGATCAAATGCTTCTGTTACTGGAGTTATTAATGGTTCTGGATTATATAGAAATAGTTCAGACAAAACTATTACTCTTGGAATAAATACTGGAGAAGGCTTATTTATTAATGAGTCTAATCAAATTGCAGTAGATGGTACTATTGCTCGTCTTTCGGATTTAGATTTGGGTGTTATCGAAGGTATGGTACCAATCAGTAAGGGTGGAACTAATAATTCAACCTTTGCTGGTAATAGACTATTATATTACGATGGTATTAAGATCTCATCATTTCCACTCAATACAGGAACCATACTTCTTAGCGGAACAAAGATCGATATAGTAGCAGGATCTGGTCTTACTGGAGGAGGAGATCTGACCTTACCAAATGGGTCGGTAGTTCTCAATATCAATGGATCAGAGGATATTCTAGTTACTAGTGATATAGTTTCGTTATCTTCTACTGGTGTTCCTGGAACTTATAGTAAAGTTACTACAGATTCAAAGGGAAGAGTAGTTTCTGGTGGAAACCTTAGCTCTGCTGATATATTAGCTATATTAGGATATACTCCTTGGCATCGAGGTAACGATGGTTCTGGATCTGGTCTTGATGCTGATCTATTAGATGGTTTTAGTTCTTCTGTTTTTTTGGATTTAAGTACTCATACTGGAACTATTGGCAATAGTAATCTACCAATCCAAGCTACTGCTGGAACATATACTAAGGTTCAAGTTAATGATCGTGGTATAGTTATTAATGGACAAGATAATACGTACAACGACATTGTTCAGGCACTAGGATATCGTCCAGTGTCGATTTCTGGAGACACTATTTATGGTCCTGTTACTATAAATGGAGATGTTAATCTTGATGGAAATAATTTAACAGTAAAAGATAATATACCGGTCTTCGGAACAAATTCTGCCTCTATTTTACCAAGCGAGCCACGAGGATTTAGTTTTATTTATGGTGGTGCTGCTCAAAGAACTGGTATTTTAGCTTATTATCCGGCAGAAAAAGAATTAAGGTTAGTTACTAATATTACAGCAGACCCATCTAGTTTGGATGGTGGTGGTGCAGGTTCAGCATTTAGAGAAGACATAAATGGTGGAGATCAAAATTCTGTCTATTTAATGAGTAATTTACTTGGTGATCCTAATATTGTTTTGTTTAGAGGAGTAGCTGATAATATCTATATTAGTAGACTTGATCCTCAAGTAGTTAGTGGGGTGAAGCGTTTTGCTGATGGAATAACTGTAAATGGTCAAGTATCAATAATTCCTAGCTTTGGACAAAGTGACCCTCCATTAAATGTTGGTAGTAATACCAATATGGTAGTAAATTTAAATGCAGACCTATTACATGGCAAACCTGGAACATATTATACAGATGCATTTAATATGACAGGACTATTTGACTATCACAAAGTAGAATTTAATAGTTTAGAGGGAGACTTAGGATATATCCCTAGATTTGATGAAAGAACTAGTGATCCTAGTCGTACTATTAGTAATTCATATATCCGTCAGACTGGTAATGTTATTCAGGTTACATCTGATGCTAATGTTGCTATTGGTTCTACAAATACAGGATTAAATGATGCTAATAGGTCTCTTGCTGTAGGATTGAATAATAAAATTTATGCTGATAATGGGTTGGCGGTAGGTAGTAATAATATTGTTTCTGGGAATAATAGTATTGCTTTCAATGTTGGATCAAAAACACTAAAACCAACGTCGATAGCTGCTGGTAATTATGGATACACATGGGCAAATAACCAGTTTAGTTTTGGAGCATTCTCAGAAACAGACTCAACTAACAATGCGTCTGCACAAGGGCAATTTTCGACTATTGCTTTGTATCTTAATGGTACAGAGACTAATGGCTCATATTATACTATGAGTCCTTCTATATCCATACCTAAGAATAAAACAGTAGCTTATAGTCTTGAGGTTCTATTAAATAAAGCCGCCGGAACAGGAGCTGCTTTATTTTCTTTTTCTAGTGGAATTATTAAAAATAGTACTTATAGAGACCCAAATAATATTACTTCAATTCTTAACGTAACTTCTGTTCTAAAAGACACCACAAAACAAGAAATCTATAATGATTCTCAGCAACGAACACACTACTTTCATTATAAATTAGACAATGATGTACAGATACAAAATGTAAAAGTTGGTGGACCCCCACTACAATCATTACCAGTCTTAGCTCAGAATACCGAATCCTTGTATAAGTATACTCCAGAATACCTAAATTTGGAAGGCAACTATATAAAAACAAATTCCGGCAATGTTGTTCTAAATTTAAAAAAGCCTTTATCTAATGGTTGGTTTTCTCAAAATGATGGAAATCCAAATTTATTTGTAAGGTCATACAACCATGCTCTAGTAACTGGCTGTGCGGTTAATTTAAATATGTTGGTTGGTAGTATCCGTAAACCGTTAACTAAACCATATACAGTTTTGAGCATAATAGATAAACATAATTTTACAGTAGCAGAGCATTCGTGGAGAGGTTATTTTCTTACTGACAAATTTTTTGTTTTAGATCCTAGAGATGTTGAAGAAACAGATCGGGTTGGTTCTATTAGAATATCTGGAAATATTTATACTGGTGGAAATACATTATCTTATACAACTACTAATCCAGTAGGTTCTATCTATTCAGGAATGTTGATTACCTTTGGACCAGATCAGAATAATTACCCTTCTAGTTTGGCTCAGACAGGTAAAGTTACTAGTGTAGATAACAATATAATTACATTCACTCCAAATTTCACAGGGGTTTTTGATGGTTTTTCTATTTATAGCCTAGGATTCTGTCAAACCACTAATCATAGTCGATATACATTTGACAGTAGCCCCACCGTTCAATTTGGATTAGGAACATATGGATTTGACTCAGTAGATAGCATTAGTGGAAGTATTGATACTACTTATTGTGGCCGTCCAACTGTGGGCGTTGTTGTTAGTGGATTAACTGCTAATTTTAGTGGACAGCAAGCCACGATTACCCCTGCTAGCACAAATTCTGGTACGCTCACACTAGTTCCCAGAAGAAACTATACCGCAACATACAATAGATTTCCAACTGTTTTTAATAGATATGAGGGAATATATACTCAATATACATCAGCTAATGGATCTAGTAAAATTTCATTATTCGATAAAAATTTAGAAGCTATAGAATTACCCTCTACTCCATTCTCTTATTCTCTGGTATGCGGAGAAGGTAGTGATGATAATGGGAATTTTAGTATACAAAATGACTATCTAATAAATATGCAGTCTTTTGATTATGAAAGTAAATCTTCTTATAAAATCAGGGTAAGAAGCACAGATATGTCTGGTAGAATTTTAGAGAAATCATTTATTATTAATGTTCTAGATTTAACTGACACTGTAACTACTACAACTACCACAACAGCAGCTCCAACAATTACTAGAACTAATATCAGTGATTCGATAATACTATCTAATTCAACTATTCAAGAAAATTCATCAATTGGAACTATTATTGGGAAACTTTCTACTCCGGGAGGATATTCTCCTTATTTAGAATTTTCTACAGCTTCCAATAGTTTTAGTGGTGTTTTAGTTAGTGGAAGTAATGTTATAAGTGAGTGTAATCCATTTTATAAAACCTATTCTAATACTACTTCCTCACAAAGTGTTTCAGTTTACGGAACACCATACACACTGGTCACTGGTTTAACTATCTATACCTCTCATACCGGACTAACATCTGCTAATATTTCTGGTGTTGTAGAACCTATTAATATTAATGGTTTTACTGAGTATAGCGGATATGTTATTAGCGGATGTTCACCATCTCCAATTGGTTCTATTTTTTCTGGAATGAAATTATATTGTAGTCTTTCTGGATGGAATCCAAATTCTCGCGTAGAAAGCTTGACTGCAAATTCTATCACTATAAATTTACCATTCACAGGAACACAGACTAGTCCGATCCCAATATCTATTTCTACTATTGGTAGAAGCTTTATTTTAGATGTTCCTTTTACTAAGAGTGGAATTCATGACACTATAGTTACATATAGCGGAACAATACCCAATAGCGGAAATTATTATCCTTCAGGTCTACAATATTCTTCGGTTACAGAAAAATCTGGTTATTGCCCTGCTGATACTACTAGATCTTATATTCATGGTTTTTCAACACAAACAAATCAATATACATTATCTGCTGGATATTATTTAACTGGAGTTGTTTATTTTTATTCTAATACAGGCACAAGTCAAATTTCTATCAATTTACCAGAAAATCTTTATTTAGAACCAAATGAATCTAGCGCTTATCTAAATTTTATTAGTTCTAATACAGGATCTATTCCTCTAGATGATAACTATAAAAAGATTAGTGAATTGACAAATACTGGATTTGAGATACAAAATTCTTACTGGTATCCGGATAAGGGACTTAATTCTAATGGTACAGTATTATTAAATATTGATAGAAATCATGGTTTTCAAATATTAGACCCCAAAATTCTAAATCAGGTACCTATTAAATTTGTAGATGCCCCATTCAATAATGCAAATAGAATACCAAAAAATAATCTATTTGATATTTTATCTATTAGTGGAAATCAGATTTCTGTAAAAGATTCTCAAAACTATCTATTGACAGAGATTAATCAACCAAAATATTTTGAAAAACCTATTCAAGGTAAATACACTATTCTTAATTCATTTAATTTTAGTGGTACAATATTTCATAATTATAATCGCATATTCAATATTAATAAATCAGATATAACATCTTATTTAAAGAAAAATAGTGTTATAGGAACTAATTCATCTTTATCATATAACTCTAGTCATATATTTCCAATTTCTATAATACGAATAGACGAACCTTTTAGTTTTGGAGTTAAAATTGTTCCTGGATCAAATATTGCAAAATATTGTGGAGAATCTTTATGGGAAACACAAATTTTTTCTGGAGTTAATTTATATTCTAGTAATTCTTTAATTAATAGTAATGGATCTACTATAGTTGGTCATATTATTAATCCAACATTAAGATCTGTAGCATTAGATAAAATAACTTTTGAAGCTCCACAACTATCTTATGATTTTTCTGCATCTTCTACTCCAAATACTGGCACAGACTATACTAAAAATTATATTGTTAGTGGTTGTAATGATGGATTTTTAAGTCTGTCTGGATATTGTTATTTTTATACTGTTAGCGGAGTAGGTTCCTATCCTAAAACCATTAACTTTGGTCCTTCAATTTCTATTAGTGGCTTTACAGAGACTAGTGGATACATTATTAGTGGTTGTTCTCCATCTCCAATTGGTTCTATTGCTATTGGTATGAGGCTGTATTCTACTACTCCTGGATGGAATCCAGAGTCTACTGTACAAAGTTTAACCTCAGATTCTATTACTCTTAATTTGCCATTTACAGGAACACAGACTAGTCCAGTTTCAATCGTAGTTACAGATGCTGATAGAACTGCTAGCGAAACATTGACTATGATCCCTAGTCAAGCAACTATGAAACTAAATAACTCTACTATTTTTAATACTACTTCATTATTGCCAGCAAGCGTAATTACTAATCATGGTGGATCTATTTTAAATAGTATTCCTCCATACCCATTTTCAATAGAGAACACAAAGCCCTATGTTTCTGGAATGAAAATACCAGTTAGTATTAATATTCCTGTTGATTATCAAGACGTGTTAGAAATCAAAGCAGCATCTGGGTCAGTTACTCATATTGTACCATCTCTTAATTCTAGTAACCAAATTATTTATACAACTGGGAGATATCCAACATATTCCTTTTTTGACTTAAAAAATATCCAAACTACTGATATTGTTCCAGACAAATCTATTATTTTAGAGAATAACACACCAAATCTATATAGTACAGAAACTAGTTTGGTAGTTAATATTAAACCCAAAATTTTTCTCAATAATAAAACATGTATAAATAATGGATATAATGGACTCAGAAAAACTAATTCATATTTTTATAATGGAGACTCTATCTACATAGATAGCTTATCATTACCAAGAAGCTATTTGAACACAAATGACCAACTAACTATTCTTAGTTATGATGGTAATAGTTCTTTTGGTTCAGGAGTAAGTAGAAATATTAGAATTACACAGTCTAATGCAAGAGATACTGCTTTTTCTGGAATTGGAATTAACGGGAATAATAATGTATTACTTAATAGATTTGCTACAGAGTGGTATAATCAATATAGGTTTACAAATCCTTTAGGTCTTACTTTAGATCAACAAATTCAACCGACAGGATATATTTCATTCATCGGGTCTGTATCTGGTAATTGCAATATCCCCTTTAATAATAATATATACTATCACTCTCATGGTGGTTTTACAGCATCTTGGCCAAGAGATCCATCCGGAACCAATGTTCCTGCTCCACAAACAGGAATATATACCATAGGAGTTAGTAGTCAAAATTGTTCCTCTGGTACTTTATGTGTTAGAATTTCAGTATATAATGATGATCAATTCCGTAATATACCAGACATAGTTAATCGTCAAGATGTTGGTAAACAATCTAATACTGCTACTACTTCTAATGGCAGTGGTTATGTTAGGCCTTGGGGAGTTAATAAGAAATTCTATTTTGATTTTAGTGATGATGCCCCAGAAATCAATGGTAGCTATTATATAGCTGACAGACTAGATTCCGATACTTTTACTCTTAATATGCCATTCGATTCCGACTATCTTGGTCGTAGTGGATTAGTTTATATCATAGATAGTGACTACAATATTAAATCTAATAGAAATCCTAATTTAAATAATGTTTTTGAAACATCACAAGGAAATATTTCTTTAGGAAGTAATAATTTAGTAGACTATTATATCAACTCATATAATGATCAGTCTCACAGATGGAAACATCTAATACACTTCAATAAAGATATTAATAATTTTGGAGGATACAGCGGCACTATCCACTACGGACAAGCTGGAACACAGCTTATATCTCTTCCACCCGACCTACTTAAGATTTCTCAAATCGAATATCTGTTTAATGACGAAGTAACATATAGAATTGTATCGGATAATTCTATCACTATTCCTTCCTCAAAGAATCAAATCTATCTTAAACTTACAGTATTAAATGGTGCAGGGAAGTGGTCAAATGACCTGAACCGATCTGCTCCACGAGTGAATATTTATGGAGTTGGATCATATGATATAGATTTTGCTAATATAATATATAGTAGTTCTACAAAACAGTGGACAATTCCAGTTTTAATCTCAGATATTGTACAATATGTGAATAATAAAACAATTACTATTACAGTAAATGATGAGAGTGGAACGGATTCTACTAATATATCTTTAACGACTAAAGTTCTACCAAAGATGGAATATGCTGGAACAACTTATGTTTATAAGAATAGCGCAATAAATTGGATATTACCATTTGATATTAAAAATCTCCCAACAGATAGTCAGAGCTATTCATTAACAATAAATGATTATCCAGCATCTGCTCCGACTATGATTAACGAAGAATTAACAAATGCTTCTGGTACCAAAGTATTCATTGGTTCAGCTGGTTCTAATACTGGTATCTTTAATCCTGTATTGACTATAAGAGATTTTATAACTTCTGAAATTTTAACATCACAAAGCGGAACCGTAGTAGTTTTAGATAATACCCAATCTAAGCCAGCCTACTCTATTAATCCACAGGGACTTGATAATGATATTTATATAGATATTACTAATCCTAGTGATGTAGTTTCTTTTTCATTCTTTGTTCCAGCTTTTTATGATTCTCTAAGTGAGCCTGTTGTTACTTTTACTACTAATACTCAGGCTTTGTCTATTAGTTCTATTGTGGAATATAGTACTGCTTCTCAAAGATATAGAGTAAATGCATCTATTAGTGGTTCTGTAGGATATTATCCTTCTATTAATACTAATATTGCAATATCTCAACCAGTAATAGCTCCAGACGATAGCGTTAGCTGGGTAAGATATACAAAAAATCAAACCTTCAATTTAACTCTATATAAAAAAATAGTAGTTAATAAATCAGAACTTATAGAACCTCTAGTTTATGATCCTCAAGAATTATGGGCTTTACAGTTTAAAGTACAGAATGGAGTAGGGTCTCATCGTAATGACCTTCCTCCTAGGGTAAGGTTATCTAATTTACCAACTTTAGGAAACTATTTATCACAGCCCCTAGAGTATGTTTTATTTACAAAATATGATGAAATTAATCATTCATGGTCAGTATTTGTAGATGGTAAAAAAGATGTTTTTGGTAAAGCAACAGAAGAATTAGGATATAAAGATATTTTAGTTTACGCTGAAGACGGATTCTCCAGTAATACAAATACAATAAGATTATTTTTTACAAAAGAACAATATCTAGATAATATTAGATCTATTATTTATGCAACACCTAATAATAGTTATCAATCTAATCTAGATATTAAACAAGCTTTACCTCCACCAGAACAACCTCCCGGAGTTACAATCGCTGCTTCGCCACTAACAGAGAATACAATTCAATTAACAAGACCATATACTAAGTACGATAAAGATTTATCAACATGGGAGTACGCTTATTCTGGATCCCCGATGACTGCTAAATGGGATGTTTCTCTTGATGTTACTAATCAAAATACTTCATTAGGAGATAATAGCTATTCTCAGTTATTAGTAAAATGTAAAGGTATTGCTACAGATAAAATTTATGGAGTAGGCAAACTTAATTTAGTAGAATTAGATTCTTCTTATCTATCTAGTATCGGAGGAGATACAGTACCATTTCAAATTGTAGATGTTACAGAACCATTCTATCCTGCAAGAGAGGGTTTTCCTTGGGAGGTATCTTTTGCTACTATTGGCGGTTTAGAAAATCCTAATTATCCTCCAACTATTCTTTTGTCTGGCTTTCCTTCTTCCTGTTCCGGATATAATCCAAAAATTCCAATAGAAAATCAAGCAGCATGTTTTATTGGTAGATCCTGGAATGCTAATAAGAAAAAGTGGTTATTTAGTTTTAGTGGACTACCTCTATGTAATATTTCAGGAAATAAACAAATTCTTATTACTGCTATTGATACTGATACTACTCAAAATTTATATTTGAGTTCAGATAAAAAACAAGCTATAATAAAATACACAACATTGATAGATCAGGGTATCGGTCATCCTGGACCGAGTATTAGAACAATGCCTGGTTCATCAGACACTATTGAATTATCTCCATTGTGCGGTCAGGCACCAATTAATAATTATTGGCAATTTTATACTAATACAAGAGCACAATGTCCAGAACCTACCGGAATGTCGGGTTGGACTGTTAGTGGTTCTTTACCTTTAGGTCTTAATTATACTATATCATTTCCTGGAGGTACTCCAAGCTCCCCCTGGAATAATATGAGTACTGGAACTTTAAGAATCTATGGAGAACCTTTAACATTTGCTAGTGGTACTTCATATCCAGATATTTTTACTTTCAAAGTTTTTGATGCAAGAAATAAGTCTGCTACTAAAGAAATAAAGTTTACAGATATTTCTACAGCTAATCCTGCTTCTCCTATTAATTTAACAGTTTATTTTGATGGGACTAAACCAGCATATACAGAGAGGGGCAATGATATAAATTCTGTTCAACAACCATCTGGTACAAATCCAATAGATGCAAATGGACAGCAAAATTATTGGCCACCAGCTATCTCTGATGCTTTGACATGTACTAGTATTTTGCCTCATTCCGAATGTCAAACATCCTCATTCCGTTATAGTGGAGGAAATTTTGCAGCAGGAAATTATAATGTCTATATTGATAATATTACCAATACAAAATTAACTAATACTGTTGGTAGTCTAGTATATGTTGAATTTAATAATGATACTTTAAATACTAATGGTTTTAATGGCACATACATAGTCAAACAGAGTGGAAACCCAAGTGTTAAATATATAGCAGTTACTGGACATACTTTCGGTGTTGGTTCCGGTAGATTTGTTCAATCTGCTATAAAATCAATAAATACATCAAATCTCAATAATTTTAAGGGTACAGTAGATTCTACTAGTACTAAATCCATACTAGGCTGTGGTATAATTAAACTTAAAAGCATAAATGACCCCACAAACTATGGCTTATTTGGAAGAATGAGGCCATCGTTTTCTGCCTCAATACCAGTATCTGGTTCTTTTAGAAATGATGATATCTTTTTAACTGGGCTTAATGTTTCTACAATATCAGAATACTCTACTTTTCCTTCTGTGTATACAATGAAAACTTCTAATTGTTGGGAAACAGGATATCTTAGAATTAGCGGAATAAGTGTTCCAAGACCATCTATAGAATTATTTGCTCCTCCACCAGCACAGGGTGGTGATAATGTTCCTTTCTCATATAATAATCAGGCATATGCTCTTTTAAGCAAGTGTGCGTATGGTATTTCTCAATATGAAAAAGACTTAACAGAAAACTATAGATTAGTATCTATTAATTACCTTATTAAACATTGTATCTCAGGAACTCCGTTAAACAGTGGTTCTACTTCTACTTCTGCTGCTGGGACCGCTGGTGGTAGTCCTATTCAATTCAATTATGTTTTTAATTCCGGAACTGTTTTATCTCTATTTATCGATAAGCCATCTGATAAATTTCCAACTTATAAATATAATGCTATTCCTTATGCAGAAAATGAATATTTTTGGATCCACAAAGGAGGAAATAGAGATGATAACCCAACCCAATCAAGCTTCCCTCCGATCCTCATTACAGGTATCAAAAATAGTATCAGCTGCATGAGTGGACAGCCAATATCAGGATATTCTGTTAGAGCATTGGGTGGTTATGTTCCATTTAGTGGAGGTAGCCAAAGAGTTCCATTTTATCAGCTATCAGATGGTACTATTTGGGACTTAGCTGATTATCGTCCATTATTTACTGGTGTATTACAGAAAAAACTTAATGAAAAAATATTAATTGGAACATATCAACATTCCGGATTCTTTGGTGGAACAACAAACCAAAAAATTAATATTTCTTTACCAGCTAATGCTACTAACATATTTAAACCCAACGATTCTGTTTTAGTTAATTTTAGTGGAGATTATATATCATTTAATACTGGTATAATTTTAAATGACAGTTATAGTAGCACAATGACACTGCCATATCAATATAATGGTATTTCAACAGTTGGAACAGTAACAGTATATGATAAATGCTATATTCAATCAATAGACCAATCAGCTGGAGTGACATCATTATTAATACATCATAATGGTATTCCTTACAAGACAGGAGATTATATAGACATAACAGATGGCGCTTCAATTTCTACTGAAAATAATATAATACTCTCTAACTACAGAATCTCTATAGTATCTGGAGATAGTAGTTCTTTAAGGGCATCTTTTAACGGACCTGATACATTCGCTTTTGGACCATTAAATAATACAGATTTTTATGATATCAAACAAAATTATTACGATCAAATTAAACTTAACAATATTACTTTCTCTCAAAAAGGAGAATGGAAATTTGGTTTGAGTGGTACTCCAACAGGTCTCTATAAAGACTATAAATATAAGATTTTTTCTTTAGAGAATAGTGGCTTACCAGCATTCTCTGGTACTTCTTTGACTCCTAAAAAATACATGGTAGAGTATCCTGTTTACATAAATAAACCACTTAAAATTATTCTTCCTCAGTCTGTTATTGATTCTGGTGTTACTAATATTAATGGATCATGGAATTTTAGTTTTGAAATTGAAGGAGGACTCAGGCCTGTTTATAATAATACTCCAGAAATTTTAGTTAATAATAGTATGTGTATTTTCTCCAGATCCCTCAATACCTCTAAAATGAATGATAACTATAATAGCACTACAGATAGATTAACTATTACTTTGTCTAGTACTAATAGTGTAAATTATAACTGGAGAGGTCTACAGGTTCTTAATATCAGAGCATATGATGATACTGGTTCCGATACAGTAACAGTAAACTTAACTCAACAACCATAAGGATATTAATAAATTATGGCTACTGTTAATATCACACCTTCATCTCCCAAAATTTTAGTCATAAATCAGTCTATAGCTGGTTCTGATAGTCCGAATGTTATTACTACCAATCTGAGCATTGTAGATGGTTTTGACAATACTGTTAGTGTAGTTTATGCTGAAAGAGGATTAACTGGATTAACTGGACCTAGCGGCTTACGAGGAGAAACTGGTCCCGCAGGTCCACAAGGAGAAATTGGCCCATCTGGTTTGCGTGGGCCTCCGGGAACTGGTTTAACTAAGCTAAATGTTGGTAGTATAATTATTAAAGAAGACGAAACATTAAATATTGTTGGAGCCGGAGGAACTACAGTTTCATTTTTACCAAATACTAAAACTATTAATATTTCATCTGATAGTTTAAGCTCACAATATTCTCCATTGGGTCATCATCATGTTTCAAGCGATATTAATAACTTCAATGAGTCTGTGGATGATAGAGTAGCTGATTTATTGAAAGCAGGAACCTCTTTGCAGTTCAATTATGCAGATCAGGACTTGAATACCTTAACTCTATCTGTTACTGGCTTAACTATTGGAACAAATGTTCAAGCATACAATAATAGATTAACACAATTAAGTAATTTACAGATTACGGCAAATCAGCTTATATATGGTACTGGTGTTGATCAATATTCAACAATACCAATTAGTAATGCTGGTAAAGTACTAATCAATGATATTTCAGCAGCTGCACAACGAGATACTCTGGGTTTGGGTAGTATATCTACCTTATCTGCTGATCTTTTTGCCAGACTCTCTGGAGGAAACAGTTTCACAGGCACTCAATCTTTAGGAGACGGAGAACTAACAAGATTCTCCGCTTCTCTGCAAAATATTTCATCTTCCGGCTATACTATATCTCAGTCTGATAATGGTAAAGTTTTAACATTTACTAATAATGATCATGCAGTTAATGTACAATTTAGTAGTAGCTTATCTCCAGGGTTTAATTGTTTGCTTTCTCAACTTGGGTCTGGTCAGGTTAGACTATCTGGAGTTGGATTATCTAATAGATTAGGACACTCCAAATTAGTTGGACAGTACTCTATAGCAACTCTTGTAAAAGCTGGAACTAATACTATGATATTATCCGGCGACACTACTGATGCCAATGGTGGTCCAGACTAATAGGAGAAAGTTATGATCTTACCTCCATTTTTTGGATATCCTTTATCATACCAAGATAGAGAAATTTATAGAGTCTATTATTCATCTTTAGGTCATGATTTCTTAACCTATAAAAAACCAGAATTTTCCGCATTAGTATCGTATGTTTCTGTAGAAATATTACAATATGATCTTCCATGTGACTTACAGATTTCAATCATTTAACCCGGTGTATTAAACCTATAGGACTATATTGACCACTATAATGATCATATTAAGCAATATAATTCTGGTCTAGGAGATACTATGGCTACTTTATTTTTTGAAGGCTTTGATAAAGGATTAGTTTTTAATGAACTAGATCCCAAGTACTGGTCTAGTCAATTTAAATATTTTCCTAAATATGCATTTGGAGGATATGCTCCGACAACCATAGAAGATCAGGCTCTTGATGGGATATTTGGAAATAATATAGGAGGAGATAGATTAGCCTTCATATACAAGTATTCTACTCCCACATCTATTAACGGATTAGTTCCTAGTGGTAGATATACTGATAATAGAGCATCTTATTCTTTTTTGGGAACAACTTATTATACTAAAAATTCATATCCTGGTTTTGGAAGTCCACCAGGATTTTTAGCATTTACTAATATAGAATTAGAAAACAGCACAAGTGTAGAATATCCAACATACTTACAAGCTAGTGGATTTCCAGTTTCAACTGGAAGCATATCATACTTATCAATGAGGTGTCTTGGTTTAGAGTCCAAACATACTGACTATTCTTCATATCCTCATAGACATACATTATTTAGTTTTAATAGCGGAGATTTGTCTTCTCTAACAGTTAATGTTGTTAAAATAAGTGGAGATAATTTATTACCTATCAATGGCAAAAAAGAAACACTAGCATTAGAAATTCAACAGAACGATCAAACTCTTGGCTATTTTGATCTTAATCTTTCTGGAACAATTGGTCGTTATCAGATAAGTTCTGTATTTAATACCAGCAATAATAAAATATTAACAATTACAGACTCTAATAGAGGAGATGGCTTTAGTGCTATGATTAGTAGATGGTGTCATTTAGAATTTTCAGTAGATAAATCTACAAGTCCTCCTTTGTTATATATTAATGCCGAAGATATTAATCTTCCAGTAGTAAATAGTGATCCAACAATAACTAAAGAATCATGGGATATTAGCTTACCTATTAGTGGTTTTAATTTTAATAATTTACGTTTTTATAATAGAACCTATTCTAGTGCTGTTATGAATGGAGTAACGCCATCTATCCAAGGAGAGGAAAATTGGAAAGATTCATGGTATTATATGAGAGGAAGAGTATGGCTATTAGATGACTTAGCATTAGTAGATAACACGGATCCTCCACCCTCCTACTGGTTAGGCAGTTCTGCTAAAGTTATGTCTGTTTATCCTGGAGTAAGCGGTAGTTTAATTGATAACTATGGATCGTCTGATGGATTATTAAAATGGTACAAAGACCCAGCTTTTCGTACTGTATACAGAAGAGTTATAGGAGGTGGAGATGGTGACGGAGGAACAAGAGATATTCCGTATAACGACTATCCTAGCCATAGACGAGCCTTTTTAATACCAGACGCTGATGGAAATAATATAGAAACTATAGATAGTGGAAATATAGATGCAGTTAAAATGAGCAAACCAAACTATCTTTTAAATATTACTTTTAACTCTTTTGATACTGAGTCAGTTTGGAGAGGGAATTTTAATGATGCTATTGGAGGAATGAAAGTTTATAATAGTGCTAGAAAAAAATATCTTGATACAAAATTTATTAATGTATTATATTCAGGACAAAGCGATATTTATGAGCCAAACATTTCTTTACTTTTGCATGGAGATTCTAGTCCTATCGTAGATAATGCTACAATTCCCAAAACCCTTAATATTTATGGACAAACTAATTCTACAGCTTCAATTAGTAAAATTGGTACTCGTAGCATTAGTTTTCCAAATCAAAACTCTTACATATATTTAAATCATCCAGACCTATCAACTTCTCCTTTTACTATAGAATCATGGGTATATTTTACTAATAATACAACATCTATATCCTTATTTGATAAAGTTTCATTGCCACCATTAGATACTGTTGTTATTGATCCACAAGATTTTGATTCTAAATTTTATTCTTTTAGTGCTAATATTAGTGGAATTCAATATGTCTCTAATTATTTAAACCAATTCAATCCTCGTAGAGTTACAAGACAACTATATTTTCCTAGCACAGCAACCACTGGCTGGCATCATGTTGCTATTACTAGAAATTCTAGCAATAATATAGTATGCTACCTTGATGGTCAGTCAGGTAGTTCTTACAAATTATCAACTAGTGGAAACTTTTTTGGTGGATCTGATTATGAAACAACAGGAACATTTAATACTATTTATACTATTCCAAATGCTGTATCTGATATATCATCTTATTTTATTTCCTATGACAGCACTAAACCATATCTTAGTATTGGTAAAGATGGTTACATAGATGAGTACAGAATTACTTCAGGAGTAAATCGTTATACAACTAATTTTAGTGCTCCAACTTCAGCATTTAAAACTAAAGCAGATGATTATATAGAGATTGGCCCACAACACAATGTTACTAAGACCAGTTACAAAACATATCAATATTACATTAATCAAAATCCAACTACACAACAAAACTGGACATTATCAGAAGTTACAGGGTTAATTTTTGGAGTAAAAAAACTATGAGTGAATATAAAAGAATAAGATTAAGAAGAGCTCCAAGTGGAGAATGGTTTTCTACTAATCCTATTTTGGGATTAGGAGAACCAGGATACGAAACTGATTCAAAAAGACTCAAGATAGGAGATGGATTATCAGCATGGTCGGGGTTAGACTATATGAAAGTCCACCCATCTTCAATATCATATCCAAATATTTCGTTTTCTGTTTATGATGGAGTTGAACCTAGAATAAACTTAAATTTATCTAGTGGAGATTATTTGAATGTTGTAGGGTCTGGTGATACCGAAGTGAAGTTTAATCCTTTTAGTAGAACAATGACTATTAATACTCAAGCAGGATCATCTTTTCTTACTGCTACTAATATCATTGATAGATTAGGATATGTGCCACAGAGATCTGGAAACTATAGTTTCTCTGGTCATAATCACACTATATCAGAAATTAATGGATTATCTGGAATATTAGATAACAAACAAGCTAGTGGAAACTATGCTATTAGTGGTCATATTCATACCTTTTATATAGGAGATGGACTTACTAATAGAATGGACTATACTAGTAATGATCGCTTAAATATTTTAGGTAGTGGTTATACTAATGTAGATTATGATAATGGAAGTAATACTATTACTATTAGTTCAGTAGGTAATAGCGGAGTGGTATCTTTTAATAATAGAACAGGAATAGTTAATCTTTCTTTTCCTGACGTAACAGGAGCATTAAGTTATACTCCTCAACCTGTTGGTAACTATGCTCTGTCTGGTCATCATCATCCCACTTCTGATATTATAGGATGGAATCAGTTTCCTTTTAGAACTCCACCAGCCTCTTTCTCACAAGGAATTGCAGGAGAAATCTGTTGGGATTCAAATTATTTATATCTATGTGTCGCTACTAATCTATGGCACAGAATAGCCCACTATAGCTGGTAAGGTGTAATTAATAATATAGAATCATTCTTTGAGGAAAATATTATGGCCAATCCTTTTGAAGCTTTGATATCCAAAGAGTTTAAAGCAATATATAATCAAGCAATTGATGCCATACTAGCCAACACAGCTCTATCAGTTCCTTGTACCATATCATATGGCTCTTCTAATAATTCATTATGCAATAATTGCTTATATGATCCAATGTCCCAAAGATCTTTAAATAAGTATAATGGAACCGGCCCAGTAGCTTTCCCCAATAGTAGTATTTGCCCAGTTTGTAATGGATATGGCTTAATTGATAAAGCTAATGAAGAAACTATATACATGGCAGTTCTTTTTGATAGTAAATATTGGTTTAATTGGTCAACTAAAGCAGATGCTATTAACATAGCCGATGGCATGGTCCAAACAATCTGCCCAATATCAATGCTACCAAAAATTAAAAACGCTCAATATATTACTATCGATAAAAATATAGCAAATTATGGTGGTTATACATATGTCACTGCTGGCGATCCTCAACCTTGTGGTTTAGGAGATAACAGATATATCGTTACTATGTGGTCTAGAGCATGAGAATTACAGCAAAAATACTAGAGTCTGATTCATATATCAGAAATCAGATATTAACCAGCATCAAAGATCATATGGAGCAGGCTTTTAAAAAAGCTGTCCCTGCCCTGGCTAAATCTATACCACAAGTAGTTTATAAGGTAATAGTTGATGAGCCAGAATATCAATCTTTATTGACTGGTAAATTAAAGTATGAATTTGGCATACCTTCATCAGCTCAGAAAGTTAATGAAATTATTAACATATGGACTAAAAATATTGTTATTAATGCTACTCCAATAACTATGTCATCTTCTGGTTTAAGAGGTGGATTCAATATTAATATGATCAAAGACAACTATGAAGATGTATTGACTAGCGACTCTGCTTTAGTGGTAGATGGATTAAGTCAAGCTGTATTACCATGGTTAGAATGGTTGTTATTATATGGAGATAAAATTATTGTTAGAAATTATGAGGTAGTTGTTGGTCCTAGTCCATATTCAAGAACTGGATTAGCTATAATGAAGCCATCTAAGCAAAACTGGAGAGTGCCACCAGAATTTGCTGGTACCAAAAATAGTAATTGGATTACTAGAGCATTAGAAAAATTAGATACTTCCATACCCGACCTTATCCAAAAAGAAATTGAGAATCAGATATGAGTTGTGAAAATTATACTAAATTTAATAATGTGACTCAAATAGGAGATAGCTATTTACTTAGTCAATTGGAAGAAAATCTTAAAACCTTTTTAGACTGGGGTTTCTTAAATATCGGAGGATTTGTTAATGTAAAAATCCCTACTAGTGGACTATACGGTGGCACTTTTCATGAATTAAAAACTTCTGATCAGCCCGGTTTTACAAAAGGACAGGTTTGGCAGACCCCGAAAAAAGACTGGGTTTGGGAAACTGGTATTGTTTACAATAATACTCAACCTAAAAATATCAGTGGAATTAAAGTTAACAATGTAAATTATCCAGCACCAACTGGTAGTGGTGCACTATCATACTATATTAATTATCCTTTAGGACAAGTGGTTTTTGATAAACCATTACCAGCTAATACTCCTGTAAGTATGGAGTATTCTTATAGATGGTGTCAAGTATATAAAAGTAGTATGGATCCTTATTGGACAGAAATACAACAGGCTACTTATGATCCATCTCCAGCAATAAATCAAAGAGACAAAGGAGACTATCAATTGTCTTCTAATCATAGAATTCAAATGCCCTGCATAGTTATTGAGCCTATAGCCTCAAGCTCTGCTAAAGGATGGCAAATGGGTGGTACTGATCTTATTGTTACTCAAGATATTTTATTACATGTTTTTGCAGAAAATGCACAAGACCAGCACAAAATAATGGATATTATTAGACTGCAAAAAGAAAAAACTATTTTCTTATACGATATTAACAAAGTGGTCAATAATGGAGTTAACCCCTTAAATTACCGAGGATCTCTAAATAATTCTGGTAAAATTTATTGTGATTTAGTTACAGATCCAACCTACAGATGGAATAGATGTTTTTTTAAAGATATAGCAATAACAGACATGGAAAGTCGAAATAAAAATTTATATTGGTGTACAATAAGATTAACGACTGAAGTTATCATTTAGCCAAATTTAATGGAGACATCTCATGGCCAACCGTATTTATTATGCTTGTCAATCTGTTCAAATTAACGGACCAAGTGGTACAGTAACTGGTAAGAATCCAGCATACGACACAATACAAGGTTTACAAAGTGTTGGTATGAATACTAACTTTAATCTGGAGCCAATTTATCAAATGGGCCAGATTGAACTATATGATAACTATGAAGAAATTCCAGAAGTGGAAATCACTTTGAGTAAGGTTCTTGATGGTTTCCCCACAATTTATGCTATGTCTATGGGAACAGGCTCATTAGCTTCTTTGGCTAACAATCGTTGTGGCGTAAGAATGCAATTATTCTCTGATACCCAAACACAAGCTACTGGTACTCCATTAGCTTCAGTTGAATGTGCTCCAGCTTATCTTTCTTCAGTAAGTTACAAATTCCCAACAGAAGGAAATTTTACAGAAGACGTTACTCTAGTATCCAATGATAAGACTTGGGCAACCGGTACATTAAGCACAACCGATTCAGTACTAGCTACTGGTAGTCCAAGCGACCAGTTTGGTATTCTCCGAAGAGGCTTGTGGAGCAAGGATAGTATTCTTCCCAATTCGGGTAGTGCTGCTGGCGTTGGTGGTACTGTTTCGTCTAGTAGTGGTGGTATTCCTTCTGGTTCCAAGATCAATAATGTTACTGTTAGTATGAATCTTGGTCGTGAGCAAATTCGTGAGCTCGGCAGTAGAACACCATTCTATCGTTACATCAAATTCCCTGTTGAAGTTACAACAGAAATCGAAGTAACAGCTAATACTGGTGATATGGTTGGTGTTGCTGGGTCAAGTAATGCTAGTTGCAGTAATCCCAAGGCACTAACTAACAAGCAAATTGTTATTAAGTTATGTGATGGAACAACACTTGATCTTGGTAGCAAGAACAAGCTAACCAGCGTTAACTTCACCGGTGGCGATACTGGTGGTTCAAATGCATCAATCACCTATAGTTATACCACTTATAGTGAGTTCACTTATACTGCTCCAACAGGAACAGCTGGTGTACAAGCTGCTGGTAAAGCACTAGCCTATAATGATCCTTCTGGTGTAGTAGAGAGTGGTCTACCAGTTGCAGGTACAGATTATTAATAGTTAATCGTTAATTTATCATAAGACACAGGTTCGAGGACTAATATGGAAGATATCTTTTCGGTAATAGGCAAGCTTTATTTAGAGCTACTACAAAGTCAAAAAGTAATAGAAAGTCTGCAAAAAAAACTAGACGAAATGTCTAATTTGCAGACTTCTGTTATTTCTACAGATAACTAAATGTGAATGAAACTAGGAAATATGAAATACTAGTTCATAGGATATTGTCAGGAAAGCAAGTTTTTTCTCATAATAACAATACTTATGAGCTTAGGAAACCTTCTTTGTCTTTAAAGATGAAAGCAGACTTACTCTATGTTTCTGCTTATGAAAATAATATTTATAGTGATTTTGTTTTGATGGAAGATATCGAAGATTTATTAATTGAAACAAATATTATTAGTAGAGATCATAAAAAGATTTTAACCAAGGTAGAGAAGAGTTTAGATAATCAAAAGATTAGTCTTTATAAATCATATTATGATACTATTCAAAAAAATAAAATAAAACAAAAGATAAAGAATACCAGACAGGATATTGATAAATTCTATCAAGAACAACATAGTCTAGATTATTTAACATTAGAACATTATTGTGATAACATAAAAAATGAATTTATTATCACGAACTCTTTGTATCATTTTGACTCTGATGAGTTAGTTTTTGATTATGATATTTCTATATCTTTTAATCTTTTCAATAGTATTATGTCAATTATTTCTCATAATGTTATTGATGTTAGCACATATAAAGCAGTAGCACGAAGTGATTATTGGAGAAATTATTGGAATAATAATAAAACTAATATATTAGATGAATCAGTTAAAGAATGGTCAGAAGAACAAAAAAGCTTGATTAATATTTCTTGTATGTATGATAAGATACAGGAACATCCAGAGTGTCCTAAAGATGATATCATAGCTGATGATGATGCTCTTGATGGTTGGATGTTATTGCAAAGACAAGAAAACGAGAAACAAAAAAAGGAAAAGGGTGTAGATAATATGTTGAGCGGCAAAATTAAGGATTCTGCCGAAGTATTTTTGATGGCTAACAATAGAGAGCAAGCACAGGATATATTTGATCTTAACTCGGAACAAGGATTACAAACAATACAACAGAAAATGAATATGGTGGTATCAAGTGATGGCCCCGTAAGAGATGCAGAACTGCCAGATGTTAAAGCTAGGATATTTAATCAATTAAAGGACCAACAGAAACGAGGTTAGTATGTACGATCCAGATAGACTTAAATTTTATATGGAAAGAAGAATTCAAACAACAATGATTGGAGCATTGGCTCGCATTGAAGAAAATCTTGGATTTTTATGGGGTCAAGATAAAGATGGTGACCTCACAGAAAAAGAAGAAGAATTCGCTGACATTTGGGATTTTACCAGAAATCAAATTTTGAATAATGGTAATAATCAAATTAGACAAATTAAAGAAGACTTTTATAGATATGGTGGTGTTTTCAAAACAAGATATCACTATAATTTTCCAGTAACAAAGAACCAAGATAATCAAAATTCTCAGGAAGGATAAATAATGAAAACTGAAAACTTTAGCGTTGTAGTCGATGGCGTCGAAAAACACTTTATGGTCAGATCACCCTCACTAAATGATCAAAGAGAGGGCCAGAAGGCTTACAATCAAGCTTTCACAGATGCTATCAAGTCCAAATCTGTTGTTAGAGCCAAGATGGATGATCTCCTTGAAGAACAGGGCTTGTGGAATCCAGAGAAACAGAGAAAGTTCTCTGATTTACAACAAGAATTAATAGACGGAGAAAAGAGACTCGCCAAGGGTGGTTTCGGTCTCAAAGATGCAAAAGGATTGGCCTTAAAGATGAAAGAAATTAGGTCAGAAATTAGAGACCTAATTAGTGTTCGTACATCTTTAGATAATCATAGTGCAGAAGGTCAAGCTGATAATGCTAGATTTAATTATTTAGTCTCAGCTTGTGTGGTGTATAAAGATACAAATGATCCCTATTTTCATAGTTTAGAAGAGTATTTGAATAAGGCTGACGATCCTGTTGCCTTGTTGGGTGCTCAAAAATTGGCCAGTATGATTTATGGTTTAGATAATAATTTTGAGAAGAATTTACCTGAAAATAAGTTCCTTCAAAAGTATAAGTTTGTTGATGAGAAGCTAAGGCTGGTAGATAAGAGAGGTCGGTTGGTAGATGCTGATGGTCGATTGATCGACGAACAAGGTCGATTTATTGATGAGGAAGGCAACTACATTGATAAGAATGGTAACAGAGTTGATAGAGATGGTGATTATGTGGTAGATGCTGAACCATTCTTGGATGAAGAAGGAAAACCTGTAGTTTTAGAACAAGACACCAAACCCGAAGTGACTAAAGATGAGACAACTACAACTACAACTACAACTACAGAATCAGAACCAGTCCCAGCAGAAACCCCAGTACCCCCTGCAACTACTTGATAATTTATTTACATCTTTTTTCACCATCGAAGCACCATGTTGTATCATTGCAGCATGGTGTTTCTTTTTTGAGGTACAATAATGTCTAAAGGATTTAATTTAACAGCACAAATTAATTTACAGGGACCATCTAATGTTAATGTTATTGTATCTAACATTAAAAAACAATTAGGTACGATCTCTGCTAATGTTAATCTTAAGATAAACCCAGCTACTGTTCAAGTAATTGCCGGTTTAAACTCTTCTTTAAATAATCTTAATTCTACTCTCACAACAACAGCTTCTTCGGCAACAAATGTTGCTAACGCTATGAGAGATATGATGAATGCAATGAGGGGTGTTGCTGCTGTAAGTATGCCTAATCATGCTGGGCAAATATCTGCTGCTTTGCAAGGAGTACAAGCTTCTGCTAGAGCATCACAAAGAGCTATCGCTGGCTCTAGAACCGAGATAGAAGAATTTGGTAATCAAGCTGGTTTGGCTGTTAGACGTTTTGCTGCATTTAGTAGCTCTACCGTATTAATCTATGGATTAGTTGGGGCTATCAAGAGCGGTATTTCAGAATTTATTAGTTTTGATAAACAAATAACTCGTATTTCTCAAGTTACTGGTGAAAGTAAAGAAAATTTAGGTAAATTACAGGTAACTATAGCTTCATTATCTGGTCAGTTGGGTGTCGCAGCTAAAGATTTAGCTACTGTTGCAGTAACATTATCTCAAGCTGGTTTAAGCGCTAAAGAAACCGAAATAGCATTAAATGCTTTGGCTTTGAGTGCTTTGACCCCGTCTTTTGATAATATGAATCAAACAGTAGAAGGTTCTATTGCTTTAATGAGACAGTTTAAAATTGGAGCTAATGATCTAGAAAAAGCATTAGGTTCCATTAATGCTGTATCAGCAAGATTTGCTGTGGAATCTAGTGATATTATTGCTGCTATTCAGCGTACCGGTGGTGTGTTTGCCGCAGCTAGCAAAGGAGTAAGTGAAGGCAAAGATGCTCTTAATGAATTCATTGCGGTCTTCACCAGCGTTAGAGCAACAACCAGAGAAAGTGCTGAAACTATTGCCACTGGCTTAAGAACAATCTTTACCAGAATTCAAAGAGGTGACACTATTGAAGCCTTGAAAGAATATGGTGTTAATCTAACAGATCTAGATGGTAAATTTGTAGGAGCATATAAAGCTGTTCAATTATTAAGTGAAGGCTTAGGTAAAATAGATCCCAGAGATCTTAAATTTTCTAATATAGTAGAAGAACTTGGTGGTTTTAGACAAATTGGTAAAGTTATTCCATTGATTCAAGAATTTACCACAGCACAAGATGCATTAAAGATCGCACAAGCTGGACAAGGCTCTTTAGCCACAGACGCTGCTAAAGGTCAGTTAGCACTAGCTGTCCAAATATCCAAAACTAGAGAAGAATTTTTAACACTCATTCGTAGTGTTGGAAATACTGATAGTTTTCAGAAGATGGTAACAGTAGGGTTGAGTTTAGCTAATGCTTTCATTAAAGTTGCCGATGCTGCTAAAGAACTTTTACCAATCATAACACTATTCGCCGCTGTTAAAGGTGCTTCAGCTATTACCCAATTTGCTAGTGGTTTTGGTAGAGGTTTTACTGGAGGAGGCAGAAGAAATAATGCCCCAGGATTTGCTACTGGTGGTTTGGTACCCGGTCAAGGAGATTCTGATAGTATTGCTGCAAGATTAACTCCTGGTGAATTTGTTATCCGTAAAAGTGCTGTTAAAGCTATTGGTGCTCACAATCTTCATAGGCTTAATAAAGCAAATGGTGGTAGAATACAAAAATTTAGTAATGGTGGATTGACTCAGTCTTATACTATTGATCAATTGCTAACAAGAGATGGATCATCCACAATCCAGAAAGCTATTGGAAAAACTAATATAGAAGCAGTTGGGGACTCAGCAAAAATTAGAATAGTCCCAAGATCAATAGATTTAAAGCCTGCGGACTTTAAAAAGATTTGGGATATGGCATCAGAAAAAGCCTCAACCTCTAAAAGATATAAAAGCTATGCTGGTGTCGATGTTAGCGGAGAGAACAGAGCAAAGCTTGATGATATTATCCAATCTTCTAAAAATCAAAAGAACAGAAAAAGGGCGGTGTCAGAGAAAGAAACTGAGGTAGGTAAACTAGGAAGCGCAGAAAATCGTTGGGGAAAAGCATATGAAACTTTAATAATCTCTAAATTAAAACAGGGTTGGGAATCAGCTAGTAATAAAACTAATTATCCTGTTGATCTAATTCAAAAAGCTGAAAATCAGGCTATACAAAAAATTGGTGAGGCTAAGTTCAAAACTAGTGATACTGAAGATATCGATTTGGTTAGTAAAATGTTGAGATATAGAATTGATAAAAATCAGGTTGGATTTGCAGGAAGTAAAAATGGATTATTTAAAGAGAATAATAAAAAAGATAAAGATCCTAATGTTTTCTTAGGTAATCTAGATTATTTTTGGGAAGCTAATCAAAAAGATAAGTTTTATAGCTGGATACAAACGCAACAAAAAAATAAAGTACCAGGATTTAACAGTGGTGGTTCAGTTCGTAAATTTGTTGATGCTGGTATTGTAACACCAACATCAGGTAAAGCTGCTACTTCTACAGATATATTCAGAGTTCTTACTCTAGATGAAGTTATTAAAGACACTGGATCAAATGCTGGTGATATACAAAGAATATTAAAGAAAAGAAATTCATTAACTCCATCAGAACAAGTTATCAAAGATAAAATTTTAGCAAAATATACAGAGAAAACTTCTGGTATTAAAAAAGCAAATAATCTTGATATACAAAAAGCAACTACAGATGGTCTTTTGTTTGGGGCCGCTGGATTCAAAGGAAGAGCTTTTCCCACAACTGATAGAATGGAAATTCCGGGATTAAAAAATCCAGTTAAGGTTAGAATTACTAGTGGCGTTCTAGATAAAGAAGCTGCTGGAAAAGATATTAAGAGAATGACTCAAGCAATGAACGCTGTTTCAGCAAAATCAACTAAAAATATGCAGATCAGGCAGATTTTGAAAGAAGTTGGACCTATATATTCTGACTTTGATAGAACATTAGCTTTTGGTGCTGACAAAATTTTAGCTGATCCAAAACAACCACGATTTAGTGAATTTTCTGATAAAGATAAAGTAAGGGATGCTTTAAAAAATGCTACACTTAGTAAATTAGGACTAGCTCTTGTTGCTCAAGTTAGAAAAACCCCACAGTTACTTGATAATTTACATGTGATTTCTGCCAGACCAAAAAATACTATGGGTTTGATTGGTGAATGGTTAGCTAGTAAGAATCTTCCAATACGCAACCTTGAAGGCGTTGGTGGTCCAGATAATACTGCTGAAAAAATTGCTCAACTTAAAGTTGAATATATGCAGGCTAACCCAGGTGCCTTTATTGATGATGATAAGAGAAATATTGATGCTGCAAGAGCAGCAGGAATGAATGTTTATCATTATGCAAATAAAAAGGTCAAGGCTTCTGATCGTAAAAAAATGGGTGAGGCTAATGCTCATGGATATATAGCTGAAAGTATTATACATCAGCTTGGTGGACCAATTGCTAATAAAGCTGCTACTAATTATGGTATCGACTTCCCAGACGGTCTTAAGGATGCTTCTAAATACTTCAAACTTCCACCAAATATCCCCACTGATGCTAAACTAACACTCAACGGCCCTGCTGAACTAAAAGGTCAAATTGGTAATTATCTTAAAGCTAGAGGATACGCCGATGGTGGATTAGTTCCTGGAGTTGGCAGTCAAGACACGGTTCCTGCTAATTTGAATGTTGGTGACTTTGTTATTCGTAAAAAAGCAGTACAAACTATCGGAGCAAATAAACTAAGTTCATTAAACAGGAAGGCTGCTGGAGGCTCTATAAACACCACTGTTCCTGCACTATTAACTCCTGGCGAGTTTGTTATTAATAAAAAGACTGCCAGTAGAATAGGAACACCAACTCTTAATAGACTAAACCATGCAGATAAAGTATCTGGATTTAATAGTGGTGGATTAGTAGGAGGAGTCCAAGAATTTGCCACAGGAGGTGCTGTACAAAGACTATTTTTTGGTGGTAGGGCTGGTCCAGCAGCACGACCAAATACGGTCAATACAGAAACTATAGGAGTTAGTGGAAATACAGCACAAAGACTTTCTGAACTAGCTGAAGTATTATCAGAACTTGGAGTAGCATCATCACGTTCTGGTCAATTATTAAGAAGAGGATATCAGGCCACAGCAGCAGAAGCAGAAAGAGCTTATAATGCTGATATATTAATGGCCAGAGCAGCTGGAGCTAGTGCCACAGTATTATATGATCTACAAAGAGCATTACAGCAATCTCAGCAAGAAGCTCGTAATGAAGTTAGAATAAGACAACAACTAGGCAATGTTAATGGCAGACAGATACAAGAAGCATTGAGCATGGTGGACGAAGAGCTTGAAAGATTAACAGTAACTGCTAGAGCAGCAGCAACAGCAGCTGGAACATTAACAGATGAAGAAGTAGAAGCAGAAGTTAGGGCTGGTGCTGGAGCTAGACGAACACAAGCTTTTGAAAATGTTAATGCAAGCGGTGTTCTTACTGGTGTTGGTGGAGGTGTAGATTTAGCTGGCATAGGAGCTACTGGTGATGATCTTGAAAGAACCATGATGGCTCTGATGAGAGATGCAGATACTCTTGATCAAATGAATCAAGAATATATTAGACAACGAAGACATGCTATGGCGGAAGAAGCTCGACTTGATGGTAATTTAGCACGAGCAGCCAGAATAAGAGCTGGACTAGAAAGAGATGTAGAACAAGTTATAAGTGCCGAAGTTCGAGCCAGAAGACAAGCGGTAGAAGAAGCTGCTAGGTCTGCTGGATCAAGAGATACAGGAACAAGAGATCGTAATAATGGAAATAGAGGATTATTAATGGCTGGCGGTATTATTACTGTTGGTTCGTTGATTAGTCAACAAATGGATACAAAAGCAAGTGCTGGTCAAGCTTCTGCTGCTGCTGGTTTGAACACAGCTAGTCAGTCAGCTGGTGTTGCTATTGGTGTTATTTCACAATTGCAGGACTTTGAACAACACTTAAGAGATGCTGGTACTGAAGTCGGTGATATGGGAGCTAATGCTGTTAGAGCAGGTCGTCGCTTATTAATGGTGGGATCATTTATTTTTACTGCTGTTTCTGTTATTAAAGATATGACAAATGCTATGAACGAGTTTAAACTCGAAGTAGAAAGTAAAAAACTAGAGTTTGCGATGAAGGGTGTTGAACAAGAATTTGAAGTACTACGCAAAGATGTTAAAAATTTGGATTTTACCAGACTCAATAACAAGCTAGAAGCTGCATCAACAGCATTTGCAAATCAAATAAATATTTTAAGTACAAGAACTCTTTATACTTTTACTAATCTTTTTGATGCTTTAGCGACTTTTACTGGAAATGGAGTTGGAGGAGAAGAAGGTTTAAGACAGAGATCTGATATTTTAAGACTAGGTGGAAGTCAAGCCTATTATAGAGCAAGTAATAGTGCTGAGGATACTAATGTAGAATTTAATAAGATTATTCCTCAACTAGCTCAAGAACAAGCAGCTATGGGTCGTGCATTAGGAGATAGTTTACTTGAGAGCTTTAAAGAGAGAGCTAAAAGAGGAGAAAGTGTTAAAGATATTACTTCTGATCCTAATTTTGATAAATTTTCTGAATCATTAGCAAATGCTGATGCTGTTATTAGACAAAAAATATTAGAAGTTGAAAATAGTGGTCTCGGTAATGCCCAGATAAACAGCATTAAAGAAAGTATTATAAAAAATGCTGGTGAAGAAAAAGCGAGACAACAAGTTAATATTGTTCTTAGAGAAAAAGAAGCACAAGCTTTACAAAGATCCACGTATGCTTTTACTGGATCTCTTAATAGAATGTTTAAAAATATGGAGCAAGCAATATCTGCTACTTCCAATGCTTTAGACAGTATGCAAAAATCTATAGATGCTAATATTGCCTCTTTGACAGGCTCTGCTGCTCTTCAAAATATCAATTCACAAACATCAAATATTATCAGTAATCCCAGAGCTTATAGCAGGGCATCAGTATCACAAGCACAAAGTACAGGAGCAGGATTTTTTGGACAATCTTCAGGACTAGTTAAGTCATTATTAAAAGTTGGCGAAACAGCCGAAAATACAATAATGAAAACCATAAATGATACTGTTCAACAAAATCCAGAAGCTAATGATGAGATTATTGGTTCTAAAATTACAACTAATGTCAACAAAGCATTAAAAGATCTTGGTTTGCCACCAGAGTTTGTTGATAAATTATCTGGTCAGATTGGTAAAGCTATTGCTGATCTAAGAAAATCTGGTGATGATAAAATATCTTTTGGTGATTTACAGGAAAAGGTTGCTGGACTTAGTTCTACTTTAGACACAGCAAAAGGAGTATCAGATATTGTAGTTAAGGCTTTAGATCATTTTAATAGTGCTCTTAATACATATTCATCTAATATCAATAAAATTATTGATCTTGAAATTTCTAGCAGAGAAAAACTAAGAAAAGCAGAAGATATTCTTATTAATAGTGGAGTAGAATTATCTAAAGTTTTTGGTGAATCTATAAATTTAGAAAAATCAAGAGCAAGAACACAAGCAAGAGTCGGAAGATTTACGGGAGGAGTAACAGATCCAGATAAAATATTTAATCAAATTCTTAAACTAAATACAGAAAAAAATATAGCAGAAAGTTCCAGAGCACAAGCAGGAGAAAGAGGTGCTGCTGGAGCAGAGGATTTTGCTAAATTCAGTAAAGATGTACAAAATAATAGTATTGCGCTAAGAGAAAGCTATAATGCCTTAAGATTTTTGGCAGATAATACGGAAAATGCTTCAGAAGCTATGCAAAAAATTCAAGATGTTCAACAAAGAAATGCTGGTAAAGTATCTTTCATAGAAAAACTTGCTACAGCAACCCCAGACGAAGCAGCTTCTTTAGGAAATGCGCTAAATAGATTACAAAAAAATATTAATGGTCAAATTAATACTATCAATAGTAGTACAGGTGCTCAAAAAGCATATTTTGAAGCATTACAAAGTGGAGCATCTGGTTTTGAAGCCATGAGAGCGGCTCAAACAGCTTTTGCTAATGAAAGAAAAGAAACTCTCGGTGCATTACAAGATATTATGCCTTTCTTAGGAGAAGGTAGACAAGCATCTAATGTTCGTGCCAATGTTTTGGAAAGTATGTTAAAAGAATCTGGTATGGGTATTAGTCCCATGATGATGGATGTCTTGAATAATTTGAGAAATCCACAAGCAGATCCAGCTGTTGCTGCTGCTATGACTTATTATAATGAGGCTATAGCTTTACAAAGTAGTGCCAATGAACATTTGGCTAATATTGATCAACATTTAGCACAAGATACAACAGAAGCTAACGCTAAAGCTCTAGCAACTGCTTTATCAGATGTTACACTAACATTTTTTAACCAACAACTGGTAGATATAGCAGCTAATATAAATAATTTAGTACCAGTAAAGCCACAAGCAAGAGCAGCTGGTGGTATTATTTATGCTGAAGCTGGCCAAATGGTTAATTTTCAGCCAAAGGGTAGTGATACTGTACCAGCCATGCTTACTCCTGGTGAATTTGTTGTTAATAAAAAAGCAACTGCAAATAATAGATCTTTATTAGAATCTATTAATAGTCATAAATATAGTTCTGGTGGTTCTGTAAGATATTATGATCGTGGAGGTTTCGTTCATGATGCAGGAGATCCTTCTGATTTTACTAAGTCTTCTAGTATAAGTCAAATTAAACTTTTAAATCTAAATACTCCAAACGTTATCAACGATTTGCTTAAAGCTCAAAATAAACTATATAATACTCCTAGTGTTTATACTTTTCTTGATAGTAGAAAACAAACGCCTGAACCAACAAAAGATAATTATGATCTAAAAGACCTAGAACCAACTGCTGGAGTAGTAGTTCCTGGTTTTGGTCCAATAATAGGAAGAAAAAATAATAAAGAGGTCGATTATCAAAGAGATCCGGCAGAAGAAGCCTTATTAAACAGATTCTCTGCTATTAAATCAGATGATACTTTTTTTCATATAAATTCATTAGACAAGGGTTCTTTTGGGACTACAAATATTAAAGAATTAAATTTTGAAGAATATAAAAGAAAAGCAGCAGAAAATAACATTAAATGGGAACTACCAAAGTTTGATCTTCCTAATAATTATGGTCCTGTGCCAAATATTACTGATTTTAAACTAAATATTCCTGATGCTTTTAGTTCAAATATAATAAGTAATCCATATGGTATTATTGTTCCCGATGAAGCTGGCGGGATGCCAACTTTGGACGTGGCTACAAATAGAATGTACCAAATATATGAAGCAACAAATGGTGGAGTTAAAGAAAATGCAATATCTATAGATCCTCCATTCTTCCAAGCTCCAGTAGGTGCCGCACCAGGATCATCATTAGCTGGTTTAGACTTTAAGCCTAAAGGCAGTATTGTTGGTAGAAATCTAGTAATGAATAATTTGACAAAAAATATTATTTCCCATGATAAAATTGCAGATTTAAAAATTAAAAATGATGAAGCTTATGCAGAATATGAAAAAACAAGAGATTTCTTGAATGCTCCAACATTTAAAGAGGATACTGTTATTGATGAAGATGCTAAACATGCTCTAGAAATTCAAGCACAATTATCTAAAGTTTATAATGGCAATTCTATTGGAGAAATTATTAAAGGTAAAACTTTAATTGAAAAATATTTTCCTACTATAAAAGGAGTTGAAAATGCTGGTTCTTTAATGATTCTACAAGACTCAGCTACAGAAGCTATAAATAAGCTCATAATGGAATATGCTGCTAATCCAATAGCAGCCAAAGACAAGAATATAGTATTTAGTGGAAAGAATTTAAAGAAGCCCGCTATTGGAGACTTTGTAAAAGATGTTCCAATTAATATTTTTTCTGTAGATAAAGCTGGGGCTATGGATCTTCCTGCTAAACCATTTCCATATATTGTTAATGCATCTTTAGAAGATCTTGATGCTGATTTAAGAAAAAAAATAGAAAAAGAATTGACTGCTAAAAATCCTGGTGGAATTTCTATGAAAAGATTACCACCCGAAACCTTATCGATACCTGTAAATGATCTATTAAACTCCTTTAATATTCAAAAACAATTTAAAGATACACTTAGTCTTAATGGTCAAAATTTAGACTTTAAAGTTTCTTATGACGAATGGGAAGGTAAACTATTTAAGCCAGACACTAATGAATTTAATCCCCATATTAGTAAATACCTGTTACCAGCAAAAAATGATAAAACCTTTTTTGAATCTTTAGATATTAGTAAACGAAGAATTACGACGAACGGAGTAAACAGATTTACAGGACAAGAATTATTACAATCTATAGCAGATGGGTCTAATGTTGGAAATGTTACTACAAATTTGACAGATTATATCAAATTAATTGTTAATGGCGGAAAAGATAATGGAGAAAGACAAAAACTATTAGATTCATTAAGCTCTAAATTCAAGGGATCTTTTATAAAAAGTCAAGATATGACTTTCCCAGACGTAGATACTCTTATAACACCATTTGATAGGGATTCAATAACAACATTTAATGTTGGCAAACATATACTAGAAGCACTAGACGCGGCAAAAATACAAGCAGCAGAAGGTTCTGACCAGATAGAAGGAAAAGCTTTAGGTAACCAAGGAGTAGGTGATGCGGATCTTCCAAAAGCTGTTAGAGCAACAGCTAAGGGAGCATTAAGCATATTTGGTAGAGCAAAAGTTCCAGGTTTAAGCAATAGTTGGTTATCAAGATATATTGGTAAAATTCCTAATATGGTTAATTTGAAACCAAGCGGTGCCAAAAATATGGCAGCTTATGCTTCTGGAGTTATGGAACAGTTTGGAGCATATTTAAGTAATATTGGTACAAAATCAAATAATCCTAATCAATATCAAGGACTCAAAGAACTATGGACACTAGCTTCTGGAGCATCTCAGGCTTTTTCTGGTCTTGCTAATGGCAATAGTTCATTATTTGGACAATTTGTGGCTAGTGATTTAAAATTAATAGATCTATTTCGTAGTCTTGGTGCTGGAACATTAATGAGAAGAATTACAGGACTAGCCCTTAATGATGATTGGAAAAATTTACTTGCTAATACAGCCAAGGGAAAAAGCAGAAAAGTTGGAATAAATTCATTAGGAAAACAAAAAGAACTATCCGAAGACAATCTACCAACCACTTTGCAAGAACTAATAGATTTAGTATTTAATCCATATACTGAATTTGATGATAGTGATACAAGATTTGTTTTGATGGATAAACTCGTCAATGATTTGTCAAATTTTAAAGAAGGTATTGGTATTCCATATTTTGATAGAAATACCATGGCTTTTATTTCTAAAAATGTACAATCTTTAGAAAAATGGTATCATGGAGATGGCGACAAATGGTTAGGTCAAGACTATTTGTTTGATAAAAAATTAAAACCAGAAGCTAGAATTCCAGCATTTTTTGATAGCGCATCTGATAATAGTTTTACTGATATTTATCAAGAAGCTAATGATGCTCAAGTAACTTTGGGCTTGGGTTCTAAGTTTGGCCGGTTGCCTTCTCCTAATTGGTTTAGAGCAAGAGTTGCTCAAGGATTACAGACTGGTGGCATGGTTTATGCTGCTAATGGTGGACAAATGATCCAGTTCCAGCCAAGAGGCACAGATACTGTTCCTGCGATGCTTACTCCGGGAGAGTTTGTAATCAATAGAAAAGCCACCCAAGAGAATTTGCCATTATTAAAGGCTATTAATCAAGGTGGTAATCCTAAAGCATTAAGTAAAGGTGGTGTGATTTATGCTCAGGACGGAACTCAAGTTCCTTCATTATCGGTTAATGGAGGAGTCTCTATACCCACAGTAATAAGTGGAAATGAGTTTAAAACAGTAGATTATAATACAAATATCAAATTACAGCAAAAAGCCAAACAAGAAGCTCAGTCTAAAATGCTTCAACAGTATCAAAAGGATATGGAGCTTTTTGAACAATCATTACAGGAAGATATAAACAATTTAGTTACCAGTAAATCATCTCCAGAAATGGATAAAGACACAAGGTTCTTAGCTTCAAAAAAAATAATCTCTTATTATGAAACTATTAAAAAGAGAAATAAAGAAATACTTTTTGTATCTGGTAGAGATGGACTATTAGGAACAGGAGATGATATTGTTCCAGAGCAAGAAATGTCATTAGATGATCTAAGTTTAAAATATAGTATGTTAGGCTTAACTCCTGGTGTTGGCATACCTTTTGATGTTGCTGCTGCTGTTGTTGACGTAATGAGAGGAGATTTGACAGGTGCTGGTTTATCATTGGCAAGTACTGTTGAGGGCGTTGGACAAGTAGCAGGAGCTGCTAAAATAGCAGCAGGAGTAAAAGCAGCAACAGCAGCAAAAGCAGCAACAGCAGCTATGGCCGGTGTGGGACTATTTGCAACATTAAAGAAATTTAAACCATTAAAGTCAGATGCAGTATTAGATGCTATTAAAACTCAAACAGCAAAAAACATGCCAGCAGGATTAAATACCGATGAATTAAAAGCTCTATCGGAACTTCAAACGAAGATAAAGAATGGAGGTTTAGACTTATCATCTGCCGCTGATATAACAAAACAATTTGATATTGCAAAGAATACAACAGGTGCAACGTCAGCATTTGCAAAAATGATAGATAGTATTAAAACACTTGCTATTCAAGGAGACTTGGGTGATGCAGCGAAAGTTGTCGATGATATATCAGGAGCCAAAGGAGGTATTTTTTCTACTATAACAAAAAACATTGCTGGTCGTTTAAAATCAGGAGCTTTATTGTTGGGTGGTGGTGTAGCTGGTGCTACTCTTTTTAGCGGAGGAATTCATAAATACAATACAGCCGCAGAAGCTAGACATAAATTAGACCCAGAAACAGTAAAAGCAGCAACTGCTGATGCAACAGTTGTTAATGGTATTCCTGCTGGCGATCCTGGTCGTGCTCGTGCTCCTGTACCCGCTGGTGGCCCCGCCCCTGCTGCAAAACCACAAACTCCTCAAGAAAAAATAGATGCTATTATAAGAGAATTTCAATTTCCTAAGATTAGATTAGGTAAACAGACACAAGCAGACCTTAATAAAGTAAAAGATCCGATCAAACGATTGAATATGTATGAAAATAAAGCTAAATTGCTTAGAGCTGATCCTAATCTAGAATATCGTAGTATGGGTGGACTTATCTATGCTCAAGACGGTATGCTAGTTCCAGGATCACGATTAATGGACCCAAGATTGGTCCAACAAAATCAGAACTATATGCCAGAAATGACTCCAACCCAAGGAGAATTAGACTTTGCTAATCAACAGGCAAAATTACAAACACAACAAGCAAAAATAACTACGGACAACAGTGGGAGACAGTGGCATACTCCAGAAGGAGAAATTAGTGCTTATGGCCCACCACCAGGACCAGGTTTAATGGGTGAGTCACTATATCAAAGAGCTGGCGCAGCTTGGGGTATGTTTACTGCTGTTGCGGGCGCAGCTAGGTCAAAAGGAGGAGCAAGAGGTAAAGGTCAAAAATCTGCCGCCAGAACATTGCCTCCAAAACCCAAATCCGCAACAAATACTGCGGTACAACAAAAAGTTGCAGAGCTAACCAAACGAAAAGCTCAAGTTCAGTCAGAAGTAACAACAATAAACCAAAAGATCAAAGAAGCTACTGACAGGAGAAAGGCTCTTTTGGGAGATAATAAAGAAAAAGACTTATTGGAAGGTATTCATGATGGAAGAGAGACTTTTGGTAGTAAGCTTTCTTTTAGAGATACAAAATATACTCTTACCAGAGACAAAGTAAATACAGATCTTTTATTAAAAGATTTTGCTAGAGCCACAGGAAAACAAGTCACTCAGTCAACAGTACAATCTGATGAATTTTTGGCCTATATAAAATCAGCAATTCTTGAACCTTTAGCTAAAACTCCAGAAGAATTAATAGCTAGACAATCGAGGGGCTTGATAGTTAATGGTATAAAACAAGATGGAAAATTAACTCTAGAAGATATTCAAAAATTTGCTAAAGATCCTGAAGGGATTAGTAGACTAGATCAACAAATCAGAGGAGGAAATAGCGACGCCCATATGATTATGGGTCCTGGCGGAACTATTAATACTGGTAGAAATTTTGGTAATACAAAAGAAGTAGATATGCTATATAGAGCATTAGAGAATGGAAATTTAGATCATGTACAAGGAGTAACTCCAGCACTCAGAAAATCCTTAGAACAAACCCTTCTATTCCAACAAATTAGGGTTGAAGAAGCTCAGATAAAAGCATTTAAGACTCAAGTTAGATCATTAGAAAGTCAAATTTCAAATATTGAGGCTGGAATAAATCAGGGAAATCAATTATTAAATCCTCCAGAGCAAGCACCAGCAGTTGCCGTTCCACCAAAACCACTACCTCCACCACCCCCACCACTTAGAAATGGTCCACCTCCACTTCCAAGACAAGCAGGAGGACCACCTCCGTTACCACCAAAAGGACCACCACCATTACCTCCACAATATAGAGAAAAGGGTGGAGTTATATATGCTTCTACAGGAGGTTTAATTAAAGGATTAAGTTCTGATCTAGCTCAACAATTATATCCATATACTAGTAGTGAAGAAGGTAAGAAAAAATTAAAAGAATATGCTGACGCACAATTTGGAGTAAAATCATTTGAACCCAATAGTCAATCTCCTAAATATGATGCACAATATGATGCAACAACAAAGAAAATTTCTAGTAAAAATCAAGATCCAGAACTATTAAAACATGAATTGGGACATGCTTTACAAGATAAAAATAATATGTTTATGAAGACAGACGTATTAGATAGTTTGAAACCAGATATTCAAAATTTTGCTCTAGATCCAAAAGGATGGGCTCCTTTAAAAGAGGTTACTAATTCTCCTTATAGTGGTCAACAGTTAGTAGATGATAATAGAGAAGTATTTACAAATATTATACAATCTATGAAAACTAGTGAGTTTTCAAAGAATAGTTTAGCAAAAGAATTACTTAAAAAGATAATGAAAGCATATGGATTTGACAATGGTGGACCAGTTTATGCTAGTACAGGCAAATTAATTAATTTCCAACCTCGCGGCACAGATACTATTCCTGCTATGCTAACTCCTGGCGAATTCGTTGTTAATGCTAAGGCTACACGAAATAATCTTGATTTATTAAAGTCAATTAATAGTGGAGGTGGTAGTGATAGTAAGGGTTATTCCTCTGGTGGAGTAGTATATCTGAAAGATGGTGGACCAACAGCAGCATTTGAAAGACTATTAGCAATAAGTGGTAGTGAATTTAAAGGCTTAAATGATCCAGATCCGCAAGATCCAAAAGGAAGATCTTTAACAGAACAGGGACAACAAAGAAAAGAAAATGGAGAAGTAGCAAGTACCATAAGAGGCAAAGATGGAAAACTTATAACTGTTGTAGAAAAATCTGATGCACAAATAAGAAAAGAATCAAAAGAGAGAACAGAACAAAACAAAGAAAATAACAAAGAATATAATAATAAACAAAATGTAGAAGATAGAAAAAATTATCTAAAAGAAATAGTAGATAATTTACCCAAACAAAAAGCAGCAATAGAGGCTGCTAAAAAATTCAGAGAAGAATTAATATCTGTAAAATCACAATATATCAAAAGAACAGAAGAAAAACTTAAAAATACAGCTAAAGCTTTGAATATTACTCTGTTAGAGTTGATATCAAAAAATCCTGAAGCTAAAGCTGAAGCTGATTTTATTAGAGGTAAAGCATCTGTTGATGACTTACAACAATCTGGACATCAAGATCTAATAGATGCATTAGAACAGCTTGGTCAAGATATAGGATTTAAATTAAAAAACAATCCTTTTACCAATATTAATGATTTAGTTGCAGTATCTCCAGAAGAGCTTGGTGGAATAGACTTTCCTAATAAATTTAGAGAGACATATTATAATGAAGTAGGAGCAAAAGAGATTTATCAAAGAAATGCAACAATTGTTCCTGGTATTTTACCGCAGGATTTTAAATATAGCAATGGTAAAGTGCTCGGGCCTTTGAGTCTTAAACCAGAATATAAAGCTTCTGGCGGAGTAATTTATGCACAGACAGGCAAGTTGATTCCTTATGAACCAAAAGGAACAGATACTGTTCCAGCAATGTTGACACCCGGAGAATTTGTAGTAAACAGAGCTGCCACACAAAAAAATCTACCTCTATTAAAAGCCATTAATAATGGTAAAACTGAAGCTTATTCTCAGGGAGGAGTCATATATGCTAAAGGCGGCGGTTGGGCCGATATGGCAGGTGCATCTAGTAGTGTCCCAAAAGGATCACAGCCGCCAACAGAAGAAGAAAAACAAAAAATAATTATGGAGAGATCACTCGCTAAAACTCAAACTGGCTCATTAATCTTACAAATTAAAAATGAAGCTGAAACTAGTCCACAAATGTTTGATGCTTTAAAAGCAGATGCAATAAATGAGTCATTAACTGCTGAAGGATTAGCAGACAAATATTGGTCAGTATGGGGTAAACTATCAGCTGATGAAATTAAAACTAATGCTAAAAAACAATATGACATAGACACACAAAGACATAAGTATTTAACAACAATTTACAATAATTCTTTACAGGCTTATACAATTTTAAAGCGTGATCCAAAAGCTAGCAAAATAGGAGTTAATGGTAAGAGTATTTTAGATATACTTAATGGTCAAGCAAGAGCAAAAATAGAAGGCGATGCTATTGATGCTGGATGGCGAATATTATTTAAGAAACATCCCGAAATAATGTCTGGACAAGCATCACAAGCTTCTGGTAATTCAGTTGCAGGAGAGAAAAAACCAGAACAAACACCCCCACCTCCAACCACCGAACCAACTCATAAACAATACGGTGGAATGATTTATGCTAACCATGGAATGATGATTCCTTATATTCCAAGGGGAAGCGATACTGTTCCTGCTATGTTAACACCGGGCGAGTTTGTTGTTAACCGAGCATCAGCCCAGCAAAATCTTCCCTTATTACAAGCTATAAACAATAATCGATATAGTCGTGGTGGTAGCGTTAAGTATTTAGCTAATGGTGGAATGACTGATGAATCTGGTGCTGGTGGTGGTGTATCTAATAGTGGAGGCTCATCCTCACCCAATATGGATGGATTAAGCCAGTTTACGACAAAATTTGCAGAATTTATTGGCCAATTAAAAGCAATAAACTTACCACCAGTTATTAATGTTATGGGTAATCATAAAGTTGAAGTAGTATTTAATGGAGCAGAAGTGTTAAAGCAGCTCAGTGAAACAGCAATCAGTAACATGGTTGTTGCAGAAGTTGGTAGAGCTATGGGTACTCTTAGTGATCAAACAGAAGGCGCTTTAGGGAGAAAATAATGGCTGACACAACAATTTCCGGTATACTAAATATTGGTTCTGGTACAACACCAGATATAAAACTATCAAACACCTCTGGTGTCGCTAGCTCTTTTAATATTAATAAGCTAGATATTGATTTTAGCATTAAAGGAACCGGCAATGGCTTGATGTATTTTGATGCCTCAACTGGACGATTAGGTATTGGTACGGGTGTACCAGATGCTATTCTGCATGTTGTTGCTCCATGCTCTAAAGATGGTCTAATTGTTGAAAGCGTAACAAATTGTCCTACTGGGGTTACTCTATTATTAGTTCATAATCCCCAAACAACACCACTATCAGGAAGTTTACCAGCTACTATTAATTTGGCTGGTAGAGATACTAGTTATAATGAAATTGCCTATGGACAAATTATCTCTAAGATATTAGATCCTATCACTGGCTATACTAGTGGCGAAATTCTTTTTACTGTTGATAATCGCGGTACCAATACTCCCGTTTTTAGGGCTAATATTAAGAATGTAGTGTTGGGCGGTAACAATAGCGTTTCTGGTTATGCATACACTGTCGTTGGTGGTAATAATGCTGTGACCGGCGTGGGTATCACAAGTATCGGAGCATATAATAGTGGATTATCTAATAGTGGTTTAATTATTGGTAGTGTTAATACTATTAATGGTTCTAAAATTGTTGCTCTGGTTAATAATTCTAAATTTGTTGGAGCTAACAATATTGCTATGGGTGATACTGTAGCCATTACTGGCATATCCAATATTTTTATTGGTAACTCCAACTCCCTTACTGGATCAAACAATATTTTGATGGGAGATAATAATAATTTTAATGGAGATATGAGTATTGGTTTAACCCAATTATCTTCAAACACCGGATCATCAGGTATTATTTTTGGAGCCTATGCCACCAACAGTGGCAACAATAACATATACATAGGAAACTTGAATAATTTAATTGGTAATTCTAATAATGTTGTTGGGTCATTAGTTTCTGTTACTGGAGACAATAATAATATTTATGGTAGTTCTGATTCTATTCTAGGATCAAAATTAATCTCCATAGGATCAAATCAATCTTTAAATACTATGACTAGTGGTATTTTTATCGGTAATGATATGTCTCTATCTAACTCTAATAAGCTATTATTTTTAGGTATGGGTAATATTAATACAAAAGATGGTTTATCACAAAGTATTTTAATTGGTATTAATAATAATTTAACTAGTGGTACTCCAGACCAGATATTATTGATTGGTCAATCCAATATTACTGAAAATATTACTGGATCTGTTATATTAGGCAATACTAATAATATTAGTGGATCTGTTACTAATAATTTAGTTATGGGCAACACTAATGCTGTTTCATCAGCTAGTACAAATAATTTAGTTCTCGGTATATTGAACAATCAGACAGGGGTTTATATTGATTCTGTTGGAACTATAACAGGATCAGGTAAAAGACCGGCCGGAACTGTTATCAACTCTATAGTTGCTGGTATTAATAATGTTGTATATGCTGGTAATAGTCATATTGTAGTTGGTAATAAAAATGCTATATCAGGTTCAAATAGCAATACTTTAGGATCATATAACAATCTTAAAAATAGCACAAGCGCTTATAATGTTGGTAATTCTAATTCGTTAGTTGGAAGTCAATTAGGCACAGTAGGTAGCAAAATTAATCTTGTTGGTCAAGAATCAATTGTTTTCAATACTGCTGATAAAAAAATGGATGTTTTTGGTAGTGGTAATATTGTTCTTGGATATAATCAAGTTGTTAATAATGGTATCGCTGTTGGAACCTCAAATAAATTAGACGGCTTAAATAATATTGTTTATGGTCGTAATAATACTCTAGGTTACACAAGAAATACCTGTACAATGACGGATGTTGGCGGTACTGTTATTAATATTCCAACCAAAGGATTATTAGCCCAGTATTTACAGGGAGATAAAATATTAGTTTCTTTTCAGAATCCTCCATCAGTGAGTAATACTTTTACAAGAACTATCACAGCTATTGTTGAAGATACCATAGAGCCTATAACCTATATCACACTTGATACTCCAATTATTCTTGATCGTACAAATGGTTATTACTATATGAATAACGCATTTGATGATAATAATACTGCGTCTACTGTTGTTAGTGGACTTATTATGCCATACCAAAGAATGGGTGGGGCTGGTGGAGCAGAGGTGAATCCTGTTTACGGGTCTAATAATATTGTTGTCGGATCCAATAACAAATATCCTTTTAGTAGTGGTTTAATTTTAGGATATAATAATTATGTATCTGGTGTTAGAAATATAGCTATCGGCTATGGTTTGACTGGTGTTGTAGATGATACTATATATTTAGGAACTAATAATAGCAATAAGATGATTCTTGATAACTATAAGATTGTCTTTAATTCTGGTAAACTACAACAAAACCTTATTGTTAAGTCTGCTTCAGATTCTACCAGCGTTATCAATGCTAATCTTAATAATAATCGTGTTGGTATTAATACAGATAGTCCCACGTCCTCTCTTTCTGTTAGTGGACTTTTCACTACAACAGATTTCAAACTAGGTTTTTCTGCTCCTGACGCTTATGTACTAACAACTAACACTAATGGTGTTGGAACATGGCAGCTACCAGTTAGATTATCTGGTGATAATGGAGGTATGTTATTCAAGGTTACAGATAAGGGAGCTAGTGGTATTACTGAGATTGCATATAATCCTACTATCAAACAATTAGGATTTAATTTAGGTGGATATAATGAAGTTTATATTAATAGTACTGGACTATTCTTAAATGATGAAGCAGCAACATATAAAGTAAGAATCCGTGGTAGTGGTGGGGTAGATTTTGCTAGAGTATTATTTGATACCGATTATGTTAATCATAAAATTAACTTTTATAATGTTAGTGGTAACTCTGGTAATTTCCATAATATTGGTTTAAATAGTGGATTAACATTGCCAGTTAGTTTAACTGGAACTTACTTGTATGTTAATAATAATGGTAAATTATCTTCTTATGTTACCAGACCCAACACTCTTCTATTTTCTAATAGTGCTGCATATTCTACTGGAAATAGCTCTCTTCGCTGGATTAATTCACAGCAAGTTATGGCTATGGGCGCATCCGTTGATGTTACAGAAGACACCGTTCCAACAAATGGATATGATAGTTACTACAACATAATTTTAAGCTCTAATTCACAAGTAGATACGGTATTTAATAATCGTGGATTAGGTAACAGGTTTTCAGTTTTAAATTCTGGCTTAATTGAACTTAAAGGTTTCCATATTAGTCCAACTGGAGCAGTAGCTATAAATACTCCTGCTGCTAATTTATCTACCTATAATCCAAAAGCTGCTTTATATGTAAATGGTAAAGCATGGGTAACAGAATTGAAGGTGGGAAATGATACTGCTCCATCAGGATATTATTTAAGAACTGATGCTTCTGGAAATATTCGTTTTAGCAATCTTGATATTAATAATCAGTTCACAGCATACTCTACTGATATTATCGGCAATAGTTACCCCCTCAATGTCGTCTCTACTGCACAAGGAGCAGATGGTTCATTTATTACTAATTTTGGTTTTACCAAAAGAAATTCTAATGGAAGTCAATTTACTGATAAAGACGATGGTGCATATGTTGCGTATAATGGTTATGCCTGGGTTACTGCTAGCGGCCTTAAAGCATATCAAACCCAAGTAGAAACAAGTAATCCACAAAGTTGTCCTGGTATAGCTTTTGGTTACAAACCTTCAGTAACCAGCACATATAATAGTCACTCATTTGCGGGTGGTTCATTTAACCATAATGATGTTAACAGAGTATATGATGGATCATCTCAATATGTTCAGTATTATCTAAGAACTCGCACAACAGGACCAAATGGTGTTGGTAATCCATTAGTTACTAATTGGTCAAAAAGTAGCGTTATATCGGATGAAACTTCAAATAATTGTATTAATTTTAATGATTTTTATAGTTTAAGCTCTGCTCAATATGATAGAGTTTGGGGTTATAAAATTAGTGTTTCAGTATTGTGGCAGTCTGGTGTACAAGGTGGTCCACAGGGTCCTAGAAAATTTGCTGGAACATATGAAATTGAGGGTGGCGTATATAGATCAGCGGCTGGTACTGAGTTTTATAAATTTGGTAATGAAAATGTTAGATACTATGGAGATACTATGCCAAGTGTGATGAGCTTATCTACAGAAATAAGAAATACTAGTAGTATCCCAAGACTTAGTATAGTTGCTAGTGGTGGTGGTGGATGGACTGCTCTATGGTCAGCTACTGCTAGAGTTAATCAGCTTAATCATCCTGGAGCTAATCCTCTATACGGATCAGTTTAGTTTTAAGTTTGTTTAGGGAAAGGACATTTATTATTATGGCTACGTCAGCATTTGTTAAATATGGATCTTTTAGTTTTCAAGGAGCAAGTGGATATCCAGTTCCGTCTGTTTCTATTTCTAAAGAATATCAAAGAAATGGAGCGGGAAGAACTATTGGAGCAACCACTTCTGTTACTTTAGAAGGACAATTATTTACGGGTAGTGGTAATAGTGGATTGCCACAACTGCTAACATTAGAAAGTGGTTTGAGATCCGTATTTGTCGATGGCGGTACATTAACAGTTGGTTGTGGGTCAACTCTTAGTATATTTTCTGGAGGTAAAGTATCCCAATATTCTGCTAATAAAACAGATAATAATTGGACAACTACTATTGACTATAGTATTGGTTTACAATTTGAAGATAGTGTTGTTACAGGTATTAGTCCAGCATTTTATGTTAATAGCACTCAAGACGAATGGAGTATTGAAACTTTAGATGAAACAGCATTTGCTAAGGGGCCGTTTAGTTTAGGTAATTATTTGCCAGGATATGGAAATCCTGCTCTTTCTTTTAACCAAGGACAACATTATCCTTTTTATCGAATTACTCGTACTCTTGGAGCAGTAGGCAAGTACATACCTAATAGTGGTGGAGGATCTTCATTTAGTGCTGTGCAAAATGCTAAAGGATGGGTAAATTATCAACTTGGAGAACCTCCAACATATAGTGGTGTTGTTGGATTGAAGCTATATAATTTTGTTAGAAGTTTAAATGTTAGCGAAGTTGAAGGATCTTTTAGAATAACAGATAATTGGATAGGAGTACCTAGTGGAGTAACATTACCATATATAGAAACTTTTAATATTGATAGCTCATTAGACTCAGAATTATTAAGAACTGTAACAGTACAGGGTACAATAAAAGGTTTAGAGTTAATGAATAGTGGAAATATATACAATAGTAGTATGCTTCCATATCTTAGTGGATCTTTAACTGGTACATTAAATCAATTATATAACGATAATACTCATGCAAATGGAACTAATGGTACCAAATTTGTTAACGCATTAAGTGGATATGCTGAAATAAAATCTGGTTTAATTAATAGAATAAGTAGCGCTTTTGCTACTGGTACTTTGATGACTCTGGGTTATTCAACTTCCGTTAGCAGCGGACTTGCTCCAATAAACCCTGTTCCTATGAGCATAACAGAAGGAATGAATCCTGCGGAAGGAACAATAACATATAGTTGGGTTTTTAACAATAGACCAAGACCCTTGGTTAGTGGAGCTATTAGCGAAACACTAAGTATTGATGATCGTCATGCTACTCCTATGATTGCTTCTATTTTCGTATTAGGACGTAAATTAGGTCCTATTTTGCAAGATTTGGGAACTTTTAGTTCATCATCTAGAACTGTTAATTTTGAAGTAGTGCTTCCTAAACCTAGTAGTTTAGTAGATCTTTTATTCCCAGGTGACCACTATACTACTATAACAGGTGTAGTAGAAAGATTTAATCCTGCCAGTTTTACAATTGGATATGCTAATACGGCAGGTATCAAATCGTATGTAACGGCTAATACTAGTAATTGGAATCCAAAAGAAGGACGAATCAGTACTAGTAAAACTTGGGAATGGGTAAGATGCATAGAACAATAATTTAGTTTTAAGAATACAAGGATATCAAATGCCTCCACAGAATCCGTTTACATGTCCTGGATCATATGAAGAAGTAGGGCCATATAATCAGACATTATTTTTAGGATGTAGCTTAACTAGTTTTAATATGAATCTAGGATGGGGTGCCGATGCTAGTTCAATAACAATTAACTTAGTATCAGACCCTGCATATCACCCGGCCTCAACAAAATATGGTCCACTTAACACTCTGGTAGCTAATACTAATTCTAATACTAACCGAGGATCCACAGCGCTAAGAAGAAACACAGATGGTTCATTTAGTGATGCTGATCCTGGTAGAAATTTATTCAAAACTATAAGTCCACAAATAGCAGATCAAAATCAATATAATGATCTTGGAAAAGTTTACTGGGATAATGCTAATAATGTGAAAAAAAACTGGACTGATCCAGATCCAGGATTTTTAGGACTACCTAAATATGATCCAGATAGTAGCTTGGTTCGTGATGCTTATGACATTATTGGTGCTCCAGCTTTTTTTAAGTTTTCACCCGGAATATCTTTTGGAGGAATGATTTCCGATTGGAAAGCTAATGGTGGTCAAGGCGGTAGTGGCTTATTTGAAGTTACACTAAAAAGTTATGCTAGTTTACTAGCTGGGTCTTGGTTAATTATTGATGACTACATGGGATCAATATCAACTGAAATTAATGATGACATAGCTGTTCCATCAAATACTACTGGTGTTTATACATCAGATATTGTTAAGGGCAATATGCCAAATGTATTTAATATTTTTGGATATTTAGAAAACAAAGGCTTTGGATATGCTGGGAAAACAGATAGTGGAGTTTCAGCTTTACAAATTTATTATGCGTTACAAGACTTAGCGGGAGGCATAAGTAACCCATTTTCTCCGTATGGAGCAATTATTGCTAAACATCCATTAACTATGAGTGGAGTTCCTGTTGATGTTAGTAGTCAACAAATATTCAGCACAAATGCTACTCCTCACCAAACTATGACTCTGCAAGAATGTGGTTTATGTCCTAATATTTTAGCAACAGATAGTGTTAGAAGAACAAAATTAAAATTAGACTTAAGTGAATTACCGATACCTCCTAATGACTTATTTTTAAATACTGGTCCAACTATTAGTATACTTGATTTTATAAGCAAAATATGCAATGGTTCTGGTTTTGACTTTTATGTGGATTTTCGACTTCCAGATAGTAATTATCCTAATGAAGTCGGTAATTTTTCTGGAGTTATTGTCATTCGTACAGTAAGTAAAAGAAATCAACCACCTAGAGAAATTATTAAAAAAATAGTAGCTAATTTAGTTGGTGCTGGAGCAAAAGTGAGTTCTTATACATATGGACAAGAATATAATGATAAAGAAATTAGATCCATGTATATTGGAAGTAAACAGCAAAGATTATTACAAGTTAAATCTGTACATATATCTTCTAAACAGAGTAGTTTAGTTTTTGATCCATACTATAATAATGGTGTTGGTCATTTTATGGATTTTGGTGGCACCACTAGTGCTGGTACTAATTATGAAAATTATTTTAGAATACCAGATGCTGGTAGCACTAGATATACTCAAACCTCTACAGATGGCGGATCAGCAGTTGGTCAAATTAATGATTGGGACGTATTTCAGACTATAGATACTTTTGGAACCTCTTTGAATATTTATAGAGGAAATTATTTTCCTACAGAAGAACAAGATCCAGCTTCTCGTTACAGAGGTAATCCTAATCCTGCTTTTGCAAATAATGAAAGCTATCCTTTATACAATGATTTAATTAGTCCATATTTTGGTTACCATGGTCAAGATACTACCACAACCACAGTACCATCAGCTATTGACTGGCATGAACCGAGAAAAGTATATTTAGACCGTAAGACAGGTCAGTTACAAATTGTTTTTAGAAATAATGATATTACATCTTTATTAACTAAATCTTTTGGCTCTAGTGGTGAGTTTGTAGTTTTAGAAAATGAAATTAGATCAGCTGGTGGTGGATTTGAAGCTTGGTTTTCTTATTGTTTTGACAACATATTTAATACAGACATTGCAGATTTAATATATTCAGCTTTTTGTGCTCAATATCCTACTTTTGGTAATAGAAGAGATTTTTTAGCTGGTTTAAATATTATTAATTGGGATGCAGTTAATAAAAGTACAGTTACTCAGACTAAAGAACCAAGAGCATATACTATTAGTATTGAAAATTCTCAGCCATACGTTCAATCATTATATGCAGATTTAAAAAAGATACATGATTTTTTTGCAAATATTTGTAATACTTACTATGGTAAGAAATTTATGGTGAAAACACCTAAAATGAGATGGTATCAAACGTCTCCTTTTAGTAATAGTGATGGGGAGACATCAGTTAGTTATGGAGGTTTTGCTTATTCAACTAGTAGTAGATTTTATACCGATTGGGAAATAGCTACTGATGGGGCCTGGGAAGAAGAAGGTAACTTTATAGATGATACAATAGTTGTTGGTTCCTCGCAAGCTTCTTTATTTTCAGACGATGACAATAAAATACAGCCTATTTTAGGATTTAATGCTAATGGAGATTTTGCTTCTAGAGATTTTTGGTCTCAAACTTATCTTGCTACTAGGAATGATCCCAATTCACTAACTGCTCTAATGTTAGCTATGTCTCATTCTTTTGGTTCTGTTGTAGACAGAAGTGAATATTTTTATTTTCCTTTAGATCACAGTATGCAACCTGATCAATATTTGTATGTGCCATACCAAAATCCAACAATATCTAATCTTGGATTAGAAAATGTTACTAACACTTTGGTTGGAGCAACCCTGGCTCCTACTACTCCTCATGGAGAACCAATTCCATCAGGCTGGCAATTTAAAATGTATGTCAAGTCTGAAGTTGAACCAAAAGTAATTTTCTTAAAAGACATTGACGATCTTTATCGTCCTAGAGCTATTTTATCTTTACCAGATCCTTTATATTTAGGAGGAGGAAAATCTGATGCACAGGATTCTTTATCCTATGTTCAATTGCATGATGCTTTAATCATAATGAACAGAGGATCTGCTCAACCCCCAAATAATAGATCTCGCACAAATAATTCATTAAAAGCTACTTCTAATCCTATGAATTGGAAAGCTATTCTTTGTGCTTGGGGATTTTCTAGTACAATGAAATTAATTGGTGGTAATCACGGTATATCTATTAATAATTCAGCAGAGAATGTTGTTATTGCTAAAAAAGCAACGTGTCCTGAGTTTGCGGCAGTTCCAGTTAAATACAATAGATATACTTATGGTCCCTGGATTAATCATCCAGGTTTACAAGGTGTTTCTTCATTAATATTTATCCCACCAGATGCAGACAACCCATACAATCAGGATGCTTTGAATAATTTAGTAAATAATTTGGTTGGTGGAGTTAAAGTAAATGTTCAGGATGATTTAGTTCCTTGGAATTATGGAGGAACGAATGCTTTAGATGCTGTTGTCATGAATATAATTAAAGATGATATAAACTACCAACAAGTTACTGAACAAGGTAGTATTAGCGCTGTGGGTTTGCTTTTAAAAGATCCTAACGGTAAGTCATATAGTATAGGAAGTGTACTAAAATTAACTGCTGAAGATACAGCAGGACCAATAGTAACTAATTTTAATGTTAGTCTTAATAATGCTGGTATTACTTCCTCTTATAATATGAGAACATATGTTAAAAAAATAGGGTTTTTTAATAAAGAAAATTCTGATAGAATTCGTGATACTAATTTAGAATTTATGAAAAGACGAAGAGACACTAATAATAGCATAAATAGTGCTCTAAATAAAATTAAATCAAATATTTTCCCCAAGTCTAATAATGGTTTACTTGGTGGTGCAGACACTCCTAAGCCATTAAGATGGAGTCCGTTCGAGATTTTAGCTGGCGCCGCATATCCTCAGTTAAATTTCCAAAGTTCTATTGGAGATATTTATGCTGATCTAGGATTTTCTCCATCATGGTCAAAATTTCCATATTCTAAAAATACAAGCTATAATACTAAAGACATGTTAAGATACTTAACCAATGTCTCTGTTCAAGATATTCAAGAACTACCAAGAGAATTAAAAGATGATTATAGTCAAAAATCATTCATGAGTTTAGATGGTTTATTATCTCCTATTTCTTTTTATCCAACACTATATGGTTCTACTTATAATATTACAAAATATCCTAGAGATAACTGCGCATTTTGTAAAGGTAGTGGCAATTATACTTGGGAAAAATTTGACATACCTAGAGATTCAGGATCTCAACCATCAGGCTTTGCAGGACTAATACAATTAAAGTCTAGCCAGACTGATGTTTGTCCATTTTGTGAAACTATTGATAATAAAGAAAAAAGAGCTTACAAGAGTTCTTCTCCAAAACAAACAAATCCTCCATATATTTTAGCTAGTGGAGATGATTTAACTATTATTTCTAAAAATGCCAATACTGGACAACCTTCTGGTGAAACCAATCAAAATACTATTATTAATTATTCCACATTAAATCCTGTATTATTAGCTACTGGAGAATTTAGTTGTTTTCAAAATAGACAATCTGGAGATCTTACTGGACATAGTATCGACTTGGTTGGTTTGGGTATGACAGTCCCCGAGACAGGAAATTCTTTAAAATTTGCTTATTCATCAACAATAGAGAAAAACTTTCTTGACTATGATCAAAATTATATTGATCATTGTGCAGCTAAATCTATTCCTGGTCCAACGGGCGCATCTGGTTGTCCTGCTAATAATGCAAGATTTTTTGGATTAAGAGGACCATTGATGGTTCATGCTTGGGGATATGATTTAGAAGGATTTCCAGTTCCTAACTCTTCTGGTGAACCAAAATTAGATACTAATGGAGAAATTGTTAAAGATACTAGTGGTAATATTATATACAAAAACCAAACTCAAAAACCTGATCAAACCTGGACAGAACCATACAAAGAAAATTCTTTTTATAAAGGTTGGGGGCAATTACCAGGAACATGGCCAGTTGGTCCTGTTGATCTTAGATGGGATGACGTTGCTGGAGTTTGGGTTGCTGGAGGCAATGGATATAAACCAATTTGGGTAGTTATAGAAACAGATTTAGTAGGTAATCAACCATCTCGTGGTGAGATAGTAGACGATTCTTATAGTAATCAGCCATTAGCTAGTGGATTACGTCGTTTAGTATTTGTAAAAGATCCACTAGGAGTTAATGGTGCTCCTAGAGGAGCTCATGTTTACTGTAACTATAATGGCCAGAATGGATTTTATGAACCAATCTTTAATAAACCATCTATGACTTCCGGTATTATTAGAGGAGCAAATTCTGTAGATATGTATAATCTATATCGTAATACTTCTGGAACTTATCTAACAACTTTCTCTAATCCTTTAGATTTTAATGTTAATGTTGGAGATGCAGGACTATTTACCTTTATGGGTAGCGGATGGGTTTTACAATCTTATAGGTGTTAATATCAAATGAGCTGTTGTACGCTATTTAATAGGTCCTTATTTACCGAAGCTACCTTAACTGGACTTAGTGTTGAGGTAGATATGTCCAGACTTAGAAATCTAGTTCCTGCGTTTAGTTCTGGTACTAGTGGCCTATGGAGACCTATTGTTGTTAGTGGAAATATTTCAAATCATAAGTATGTTGACTTACTCACTCAGCCTCAGACGGTTTTACTTCAAGCTTTTGATCCATTTAACTGTTCATCAGCAATTAATTATGTTGGAAACTATAATGATTTGGAAAAACCTATATTTGGTTTAGATTGTAACTATTGTACTCCTTTGTCTCCTATTACGACTATCTGTTGTACCGGATCAGGATCTTGTGATAATAGAATGTTTAAAGATGATTATCTTCCTAAAATACCATTACTAAATCAAAAATATTTAACTGAATTTTATGATTGGAAATATCAAGATCAATTTCCAGCAGTAACTAACAAGCCATTAGGCTTTGAAAATTTCATCAAATTATCTGAGTTAAGAAATTTTACTATTACTAGTGATAATACAACTGAAGCAAAAATGATGATCGATTGGTCTTTGAAAGAAAGAATGGGAGAAATACCATATGATAAAGAAACTTCTCAATACGATAATATAGATGATCATAATAAAGCGTATGCTAAGTTTTTACAAGTTGGTAAAACTTGTGGCAATTTTATACTTACTCACGTTAATCCTGATTCATCTGGATATAATCCCGAATATTCCATATTTGATGGACTAATAGGGCCTACTGGAGATAATATTCCTTGGCCAAATTGGAGAGATGTATTACCAACACCAGATGAATTTTCTGTAATACCACATGGTTTTAACAATAAAACTTATGACAATATATTTGTTAAACATACTAAACTTGGGTCTCATTGGAAGTGGAATTATAGTTCTGGAGTATTAGGCTGGTATAGATACTATCAAACCGGGATAATAAATGATCCTCGACCAATATCTGGCGTTGATCTTTATATTTCTCCCGGAGACGTATTCTATGCTACTAATGACGGCCCAGAATATCCTCCTTATAGCGGAGATAGAGGAGGAACTACTAAGTTCTGTCCTTCTGGTCTAAAACTAATTCAAAATAATGGTGTTGTAGGAGTTATTCCTAGTGGTTCTAAGTTTACTTATATTTCTAGTAATCTATATGATCGATTCTATAGTATTTATACAGCACTGGACTACATTAATGAAGAAGATCATGAAAGAAATTCTAGTATTAGTATTCTAAACCCTATACAAATATTCGAGCTATCTGCATTATTATGTACATCTCCAGAATATGATCAAATTACAATAGATCTATTAAAAAGAAATTTAGACCAAACCTATGTACTTAATGAATACAAGCAATTATCTGGATTTAATGCTGACATGTCTACTAGTCCAATTAATTCGCTTAGTAAATTAGACTATATAAAAACTACAGGAGACCTGATAACTGCACTAGCTAATAAATATGGTGCATATATCTGGTTTCCACCTCAATCCACAACCACACTAGAATTTACTAAAAATATTGATGCCGCATGTTATGTGGATTTGGATTTTGATATGACTGTTAAATTATCAGATACCTATAGACTTTCTAGTGCTAGTTTGAAAGGGATGAAAGATTGTTCTGATCCTGGTCTTAGAAAAAATTTCGATTATTCTCAGTCTTTAGAATTGGCTAATCTAAAACTAGAGACAAAAAGAGACACTAGAACAAGATATTCCCAGACTTGTATAAGTGGGGTGGTAGAAACTGATAAGGCTGCAAAAATGGCCGGAGTTTATTTCAATGATAATCTTATCAAAGAAATGGTTTATTCTACTGGTTTGAAACATTATTATGCTAAATATCCAAAAGCTGAACTAGATAGAAGATATAGCGCTACTGCTATTAATCCAAGAATTGATAAAGCAGCTTTTCATCATCAAGGAGGAGTATACTACGATAGTAAAATTTTTGGAGTAGATAATAGTACTGTGTTTGTTAATAACGTATCATTACAATTCATTAATAATCCAAGAGCAAAAATTACATTTACTACTAAAGATGCTGGTATTAAACTTTATAGCTTAAAAATAGAAAAACTAAGAGGATCGAACGAAGACACGTATGAATGTAGAGCTTTTCCTAATCAAAATACTTGTGGTTGTCTTGGTTTGTCTACTTTCACAGAATATCCTTATATTTGCAACCAAAACTCTTTCATTTTTAGTAATGATCCATTAAGATTTACTCCTGGATTATCTACCTCAAATAGTCCGAGATTAAAATCATACGGCGGGTACTCATCTAATTATATTACTGGAATATTAGGTAGTGAGACAATACCAAATCATCCAGCAACAGGCACTATTTTAAATGCTGTTAATAAAAAAATTGATCCAGAAATGCCTTATGGATGTCAAAAATCTATTCAGCTTAGTCTACCTAATTATGTATATAGCTCATGGGCTTTTTCTTTGCCTAGCTATGATACTATTCATGCAGATATTTGGGCAGAAGTATTAGAGAATGTTGATCTTTTTAGAACCACACTTTCTTTTACTTCTGTCGATGGCGAACTTGAATCTATTCCTAATGCAGGATATCAAAGATTTGCTAGTAAAGTAGATATTAATAACACAGTAGTATACGATAAACAGAAAAAAATAGTTGTAGAAAAAGGAAATACAGCATCTGAGATTACAGCACAGATTACTAATCCTTATCTAGAGGCGATACTCGGAGGTAACCAATATGTATTATATCCTCCAAATGGTAATTCGTGTCTTGCTAGTAATATAATAGGAGGAGACGAAAATATTCTGGTTCCTATTAAATTTACTAGAATTCCAAGAAAACAAATCATTAATTTTGCTATTCCGTCTACTACCGGAATGGGAACTCTAAAAAGAGGATTTTTTCATCCTAATAGTGGTCTTACATATAAAACTGACTTATCTATTAATGGAGAACAAACTATTAGAAATAGTCCGATAGAATATTTGAAACAATCTCCATATATTTCTTATGATAAAGAACTTTTTAATTCTGGTTCCCCGTATAATTCTGGCTCTATATTAATAGGAAATTTTACAGATGATGTGAAAAAGATACTTGCTCAAATTAATGGATTTGAATCACACAAAAAACCGAGGCTGTACCTGAAATTAGAAGATAGGTGGTATGAGTATAATACTGACGATGTTTTTGGATTTAAAAAAGACAATAATACATATATTGGAGAACCATATTTATTTAAATATTCTAGTCAAGATTCTTTCGAAATGGTTGATGGTCCAATAATACCAGTATCACCAAAAGGACATATAAATTTCAGCTTTATGTATAATTTTATTCCTAGTGGAAATCAAATTACACACTATTCAGAAAAAAAATACCCCTTTTTCCATACGGACTTTATTAAAAATGAAGATGATCTTAGAACAGCAAAACTTGATGGGGTAAGATTATATTTTATTTTAGGAGAAAATGATTCGGCACTAGTGACGTTGCATGATTCTATTGATCAGCTAACAACAGATGAGCAAGATAAAATTACTGCTACTTATCCAGAATTAATATTAGTTAATGGAGAAAGATGGAAATATAGAGGAAATGGAGCAAAAAATAACCGCAATTCTTATTCTTTGGTAGATTATAATCGTTTATATACTAATTTTAGTGATTTACACATAGGTTATAACGAAAGAAATAGACAAGGATATATTTTTGATACTAAAAAGAAATGTAATCAAACTGTTAAAATTTATAACAAAGAAAATCTATCAGAAAATTATGATGCTAAAATTATTGAAAAAAGCTTATATCATGTGACTATAGATAAGAGCAAGAATAAAATTAAAAGAAGCAATAGCCTTATTAATGAGTATAGAAATTTTTATACAGAAATAAAGTTTGATCAAGATATAAGATATAAGCAGTCCTATATTGATTTTAGTTTATTGAATTTAGATTCATCCAACCAAGAGGGGGCGGACTCATTTTTTCTTTATCAAAGCCAACCCACACTAGCTAGAGAGAATGATACATTATTAGTTAATGGGAATTATTTAACCAAGTGGTCTGATATTTTTAGTTTTGATGGTAAATTAACTAATGATTTATCTCAATATTTTTATGGTTCCGATTACTTAAATGTCATATATCCATCTAGTTTGTATAATAATAATTTTTTTAAGATTATCATTAATAATACCGATTATAAAATACATAGATATAATATTAATTTAAATAATAATAACTTATTTATTACTCACTCCGGATTAGCAAATTTTACAATACATCAACCATATAATATTGGTTTAGATATTTTAACTAATGGATCAATAGAAGATTATCAAAATTATCTATCTTTTATAGATATCAATATTCCTCAGTCAGGTGATAATGTTACAAATGACTTTAGAGAAAAAATCCAACCTCATTTACAACAAATGATTGATGCCAATAAAATACCTTTAGGATCTATTAAAATTAGTGGTATTCTAGCAAATTTAGGATCTGCACATCCTTATGAAAATGATTTTATTTCTCCTACTGCTAATTTGTTTTGGGTAAATTTGAGAGCTGGTAAGCTCTTAGAGTCTGCTTTAACAATCAATTCAAATAAAACTTTTTATACTAATACGCTAAGAGTAGATAGTTCTCCTTTTCAATTACGAGAAATTAATTCTACAAGAAGAGTAAATTCAAATGGTTGTTATAGAGTCTTTGATCCATTAGTTCCCACTGATCAACAAACATTTGCAGATAACGTTTTGGAATTTGATCATTTCAAACAAGTTCCATATACGGGAGGTGTTTTTTCTAGGTTTCCAGTATACTGTGATACAGACAATCTTCCACCAGGAGCATGTTCAAGTTTAGCGTGTGGGATGAATACTGCTGGATATATCTCATACAGCGGAACATATGATATAGAAATTAACAAAACAAAAGAATTAACTGATGAAAATAATGATATCCCTTATATTCTATCATATGATGCTGGTTTTTATAATCCAATAGGAAATAAATCTTTAAAATATATTCAAAGATTAGAGCTTACCCCAGATAATACTTTGTATCCAGCTTCCAATTGTAATACTAATGTATCTCCTAGGCCAATAAATAACAGAATTTCTGTATTAAATGAAGAATATCAATCATTAATGAATGATAGTATAGTAGATGATCATACAGCATTAGTTCAAAATACCGACATATTAGCTAACGAAATGTTTTTTAGGCTAATGTATGGAGAAAAACAAAAGATTAATCTAAATACTATAGACAATGTTAATAATTCAGTTTCTTTTACAGATCTTATTAAGTATAATTATCCCAAGATAGAAGCAAAAGATGTATACAAAAATATTCCTTATGATTTAGATACCTCAGCAGATACTAGTAATCGTAAAATATCTGGGTCATTATCAATAAGAGGCATCTTGAAAGTAGGAGATTCTATCACAGCAGAGGTTGCTGGTAAGACTATTGATATTTCTATTGTTAGAGAAAATGGTAAAATAATCGCTTTAGCCACAGTAGATGGGAAAAGTATATCAGGAGTAATATATACTGAATCTGCTATTACTAATAATTTAATTGTTAGTGATAGACAACTTGCTAATTACACTTTGCTAAAAAAATGCGAAGAGCTAGAAAGAAGAAATCTTGGATTTTATCACGCCTTTACCTCTGGAAAAATTTATGGAGATGTTGATTGTGATGGCAATCAGCTCACTTATCCATATTGGCCTATTCTAGATAGAGAAGCATGGCTAGCAATAGCCCAAGCTGAAAGAGATGCCCAAGCAGCTAGAAATGCTGGAAATAATGATCTTGCAGATTTATTATCTCAATCCGCTCAAGATCAATATAAGCCATATGCTTGTCCATATCCATCGGATTTAGCTGGTCAATATTATTGGACTTATAATTTTTACAATTGCAGTCCAAACTTTCTTGATTCTCAAGGAAGAAAAATTCCAAGTTCTCCTTTTCCTCGTGGAGCAGGAGGTTGTGCTAACACATCAAGTGCAGGAGGACCACCAGGTTGGGGATGTACAAATTGGGGAGTTGGTCTTGGTATAGATAGCTTAAATCCAAATGTATTTACAGTTTTAAGTAGCACAAGTAGAACAATAAAACTAGGAGGAGTCGCTAGGGGTATTTTTGGTCTAGTAAAAGATTGTTTTGTTATGGGAGGTAGCATTAATCTTACCAGAAATAATGGTGGAGATATTGAAGATAAAATAGGAGGATCCGCTATCGCTCATCCATATGCAATACCAAGTAAAGTAACAAGCACAGGTCCTCGTTGTGGAAGTTGTAAAACATTAGACTATAAAGATCCTTTAACTGGATTTGATTATTATGATCCAATAAGGAAAACATCAATTCCTCCTTCTGATGGAAACCTTGAAAATAATTGTGAGTGTGCAGATTGGGATTACGGTTATTGTAGAAATTCTAATAATAGTAGTTGTTTATGTAGCACAGAGTCTTATGAATATGATGAATTTGATTACAGCTTTGAATACTGTAGATATAATATTTCTTTAAAAGCTCATAAACGAAAAATAAAATATAATCCTAATGGAATAGTAGTTACTAAGAGTGCAGCCTGCAACGGTACAGAGCCAGGGAGAACCTTCCCTGGATCTTCTGATAGAGGAGGAGAAGTAGAAGAAGAATTTAGCTTTTTAGAAAGCTCTGCCGGAGCACCTGCTATATATTATGTACATACTGGAGAAACTACTTCAACATATCCAAACTACGAAGCAAAGTGTCCAGAAGAGCTATGTTCTATTGAATACGATAATAATACCTTGACTATTATCATGCCTAATGGATCTAATTTATGTATTAATAATACAATTAGAAATACTTGTCCAATCATAAATATTACTGTTCCAAATGATACCTATACCGTATCAGATTCTATTTCAAGCAGTTGTGATAACTGTGGGGTTGAACCCAATAAAATTGCAATGGTTGATCAAAAACAAAACTGGGAAATTGTTACAGAAACTCGTACTTGTATTTTAGGTTCTATTTTAAGCGGAGGAAACCCAAATGAGAATGGTCCTCTAGAATTGGGTTGTCAAACAATTGGTTGCGGATATTGTAATGGTTGTTGTAGCGATCAGTGTTGTAATAGTGATTATACTAGCTGTGGCCAAGGACTTGCTCTTAAAGAAGCTCCAGATTCTTTCCCTTGGAGTATTTGTATAACATATACCGAACCATCTGTTTGTGTTGGAGGCAATGATCGTTATCCCCATAGCGTTGTGGGAGGTTGCGATGTTCCGATAGTTTATCCCATTGTTACCTCTAACTCCAACGCTAATCGAAGATATGTTGATATATGGAAAGAACAAATGAAACAAGTAAGGCTCAATACTGCCCCATGTTTTAATAATATAACTACAATAGATGTTGATGATATAGTAGAAGGTGTTGTCCCCGGATCTTGTGGAGAGGTTACATTTACTCCTGTGGTTTATAATGGAATGAAATACAAAGCAACCTTGGGAGATCCAGTAGTAAGCTCTAATTCTGTAACATTCACAGTAGCTTCTTATACTTATCAATATCGTAGACCAAAAACTATACAGGATATTTTTAAAGGAGATCAATTAATAGAAAAATGTAGTGCTGTTGTTGGTTCGTGTCCTCCATCAGCCACTATCAATAAAACAGAAAGAGTGAAAACTTTTGATTGCGAGAATATTCCAAGATGTTATGATACTCAAGTACCAAAATGTGATGATAATAATTATTGTTGTAGAATAGGGAAAAATTCAATATCATGAATAATAAAACAGCTTATTGTGATTTAGAGCTTTTAGATAGCACATTCAATAATAAACCACTTTATAAATGTAAATATTGTGATCTAACAGTCGCTTTAGAAGATCCAGAAACTAAAATAATGTGTTTTAAAAAGATAGAAGACATAGCACATAAAATACATCAAAATCATACTGGTAATTTTGACTCAAAACCACCCATACATCTTTCTAGCACACAAAATATAAGTGACGTAGTATTAGAAGAGACTAAAAAAGACGCAATAAAACGAGCTGAGAATCCTCCTTCGGAAGCTGGAAATAAGTTATGTTCAGCAGAAGAAATAGAAGGAAGATTAGCTATCTGTAATACTTGCGAATATTTTAAAGAAAACTCTTGCCTATTGTGTGGCTGTACTGTTATAAGAGAAGCAAACTACAAGAATAAACTGGCTTATAAAAATCAAAAATGTCCTGCTGATAAGTGGGGGCCAATTATTACTTTTGAAACCTAATAAATCTTGCTACCTCAACCATAGGTCTACCATAAACAGCTTCTGTATTTATTACTTTTGTTTCACCATCAACTTTTATTATTACAACAACTGGGACTGACCTAGCTCCAGACCAATTTCTAAAATTATGAAGAGATACGACAAATTCTCCATAAGGAGAATATCCAGCTGGCCAAAAAATATTCTCTACAGGCTTATTGTTTAGTTTATATGAATTAGCGTTCATATCTACATCCAAAATGCCACCACAAGCACCAAACCTATTTGTCCAAGAAATGTAAGAATTTTGTTTGAATGACCTAAAATGAACATGAACATCTATATCATCAACAGTATTCCATCCTATAGATACTTGAACATCCCCAGTCTTCGCTCCTGCCTCATTTAATCTACGACCAATTTCAAGAGCCTCCCCTCTTTCTCCAAAGCCATTATTTAAACCATTAGACCCCGAAGTGGGTATACTTTTAATAAGCTCTCCCAGCGTCCCATCAGCTTCATTTTGACTATTATTAGAGGAATGAACCTGTGATGCTGAAGACTCTTTAACTATCTGAGTAGATAAATCACTTATTGATATATCTGATATTAAATTATCAGTATTATTTTCTGATAATTCCTGAATGAATAGTTGTGGTTCAATTTCTTCTGTGTATGGACTATTTGAAGCTGTAGCTTCTTCTAATAATTCACTTTCATCAAAACCTGATTCAGAAGATTCTTGATCAAAGTTTATTTCTACAGGATCTTCCATAGAAACATCAGAAGACTCCCCACTTGAAAAAGATAACTCTAAACTAATTTTCTTAGGAAGAGTTGAAGACACTGATAAACAAAGAACTAATAATATAGAAGTATGCCATATTATACTATGAAGCATACCAATCCTATATAAATAGTTAACTATTCTATCTAAGAGACTAGGATAATTGTTTAGCTCTTTTCGCCCTGATTCTTTTGCCATTTGTGCCAACCATTATTTGGTAACCAATTGTTTTCGTCATCTTTACGCTTAGGAAATAAAGTACCACCCTTTTTGTGCTGACCAAAGGACAATACCGCCCCACAATCCATACATCTTAATTCGTAATAATCGTTACCTTCGACATTACGAACTATAAACTTCAAATTAGTACTCTTACAAAGCCCACACTTATCTTCTGAAAAAATTTCCTGAATTAAGGCTAATTCTTTAAAAATTTCCTTTTGTCCAGCAGCTTCTAATTCAAAAGATAGTTTGTCATTGGCTGTATAAGTTACTTTCATAATATCACTTCCAGTTTGGTAAATACCCTGTTAATTCTTCTGTAATTTTACTCATATCTTGCTGATACGAAGTCAAGTGCTTTATCACACCTACTGCGTCCTCATGTGAGATATTATATATGTTCTCCTCAGCAATTGCAAGCGATTTTATTAAATTACTGACATTAACATTTAGTCTTTGAGCAATCACATCTATAAAGTTAATTTGATTAACACTTATCTTAGATACTGAATTTTCATCTGGATGATCTTCAATATCTTTTGCAATTTCTTCAGCAGCCACAACTTTTCTTAGTTTCAGACCCCTTCTTAATGCACGACCTTCTGCTCTTGTTTCTGCCACAGCAGTAGGATGGTTACGATAGATCTTATCACAATTGCCCCAATAAACGTCAGCAGCGCCTGTAACAGCCCTGTATTTAACGTCATCTTGTGAGGAAGAATCACTTTTTAATACATAGCGAATGGTGTGGGTAGCAGTTGCTCTTTTTTCATTTTCTGGTGTGGGTGCTTGAACAATTTCTGTAATAGCCTCAATAACATCACAATTTAAAGCTACTTCAAATACTCTCCTTAGACCATCGGTGGTAGGATTACCAGAGATTTTTTCATCATCTGATAATAATCCTAAAACATAATCCGTCCATCCTAAATCATTAGGTGTAACTTTTGCCGGTGTTGATTCTGTTGACTCCACAGCTATTTCTGCAACTTTCTTTTCCTTAGCCATCATTCATCCTCTATTTCTAATACGGTTCCTGAACTATATTTGTTATTTTTAAGACAGTCTATTAATCTAGAATAAATCAAATTTGCTCTAGCTGTAGAAAAGTCTTTTTGTTGTTTGATCCTAATTAATCCTAATCCCTTACCTATAAGAAGACCATTCTTCTTTTCATCATATTTCTGATTTTTCTTAAATGTTTCTTCTCCCCATATGGGAGAGAAGTGAGACGGACCATCAACTTCAATCGCTAAGTTCATTGTAGGTAGAAAGAGGTCCACTTGCAACTTGGTATTTGATAACATTTGCTCTTTATGGAATTCTACCACATAACCATCAGCTAGCAACTTTTCCAAAAGAAACTTTTCTAATTTAGATCCTGTTTTGCTACTTAGTCTAGCTGCCGTGTTTGCTGATTTAACTATATTAGCTTTTTCTTCTGAACTTAAATTATTCCAATTGGCACGACTTTTCTCTTTCCTTTGATCTAGTTCGTCTTTGCTTAGATTGCTCCAAGAATCCATAACCCCCATACCGATCTTCTCTTTAGTTTCTATGCTTCTCTCAGACCCTTTAGTTGGGTGCTTATGTTTTCCACTACTCAAAGCATTTTTTTGAGCCTGACTTTTATCTCTAATAGGTATCTGAAATTTTTGGGCATCCCTTCTGATCTGGTTAGCATATGTATTATACTTTAAAGCAATATCTTGAAAGCTTAATTTTTCTAGAACATAATGCTTATTTAGAATATCCTTCTTAGCTGCATCAGATAGTTGTTTGTACTTTGTCGATGACATTTTTAATTTCCTTACTGTCTATTTGTTTAATTAAACTAAGTGGTGTTTTCCAACAAATATTGCATAGTTCATATGTATCAATATTATCTGTAATTATTTCAATATTATCTTTCATATACATATTATACCAAAAACCATAGGGAAGAGAGGAATTTTTATTCCATTCAACTTCTGGCATATATAAAATTTGTTTTTTAGGAACAGGAAATGTTTGTGTTAACATTGCGCTTTTAGTATCAAAAACAAATAAAATTCCATCAAAATATTTAGCTTGTTGTATGTGTAGAGTATAATATTTATTGTTTGTATTTATCCTATTATATTGATCATTAAATAAAACAATATTGTCATATGGACATAACTTACATAAATCATTTAATGCGGTAAGAATATTATTTTGTGCTGGAACGTTTGGTAATATGTCTAGTAAGTAAAATCCGATGTCCATGATTAAGCCTCAAGAATAGTTGGTAAAAATTGATTTTGAATATAATATTTAAATGAAGAAGTATCTAGATCATATTGTGTATTTTTCAAAATCTTATTGGCGATATTAGAAGGAATATCATTCTCTATCTGTAAGTTATCAATTCCACAAACTTGTGCTTCAATAGAATATTTATCGTCTAGATCTATCAAGAACTGATAAGTATTGAGTATTAAGCAAGCATCATGTTGATTTAACATTCCTACGTTTTGTGGAGGATTGAATGTTGGAGAATTAAATAAAACCAGTTTTGCATTACTATATGGATAAAGTAGTGGGCCTATTATAGCAGTATTTTTTTGATTATCATCTGATAGCATCACAGCTATTTTTTCATTCCTGGGTTTTTCAGGAGAAATTCTGGTAAAAATATTGCTATCATATAATTTAGAGTATAGTAAAGAATTGTCGGACTCAGCAACCAAATATTCTTTCTTCCCAGCTAGAGTAAGCTTATTTAAATTCCAATATTCAATTATCTGTTGGTCTTTAATATGAACATTTATAAAAATAATTATTTTGATAGTTTTATTGTGTTCATTAATAAAATCATGAAACTCTTGAGTATATTCATGGGCGGGTAAAATTACTATATTTGGTTTATGAGCATGAAACAATTCAAATAAATTACCATGAACACTGACTGCTATAATCTCATCATTATCTGAAACACTGGTGTTTAGATTTTGAATAAAGGAAATATACTCATTTTCTTTAGCTACATGTATTAAAATTTTATTTTTCATTATTTAGTCTTTGATTTTGTGTTTATCTTTCATTCCTATTATGTTAATGACCGAATCATGATTTACAATAATTTGTTCATATCTAGCGTCGTTAGAAATAGACTTGTTAATTGCTTCAAATAAAAACATATTATCGTAATAAGAAGTTATATCATTTTTAATTAAGTTTATATCACGGTTACAAATATAGACACTGTCACACCAAGCATAGTCTCCTATATCGTAAAAAATATAGTCTACTTGTCCTTTGTTATCTGCTCTGGCTCCTAAAAACTTTATATTTTGTTGAGATTTTCTTATAGCTTTTGATATAATCCATGATTTTTTTGTAGACAGATTTTTGTGTGGTGATAAGCTTCTAATTAGGGTTCCACTATTGATAATAAAAATTCCATCATATCTGTCTAGCTCATAATTAGCTAAAATAAGCTTTAAAGCATATCCTTGATTTTTGGTATCAAATTCATTATTAGTTATTGTTTTAATATCCTCTGGTATTTTTTTATGTAATTTATCTCCACCAAAACCAGAGATAATAGATATGTCTGTTTTTGGAAAAAGATTTTTTAGGTTATGAATTTGACACAAAATTAATTCTCTATTAAATCCACTAGACTTTAATAGTCCAATAGGACCAAAAGACTTCATTCCTTTTGTGATCTCATAAGATAAAATAAAACACGCTATTCTGTTCATTTACTTTTTTCAATTACTACAATAGAATATACATCCTCATGAACATGCTTTAATAAGTTAAATCCATTCAAACCGGATATTAGTGTAAGCAAATCTGTCTCCATCCATGAGGATTTTACATTCTGAACTAAAGAGGAGAATGTGCCTCCGGATACGTTACCATTTTTAATTTTATGAGCCAAAGCATCTGGATTCAAAAACTTTACTGTCATAGAGCCTCCATGGCTCAGTTTTTTGCATAGCTCAAGTAAAATTTTGTCTCTGTTCTCTTGTTCTACTTTATCAATAGTAGTAAAGATAATGTTATTAACATAACCATTAGTAATTTGAGTAATATTTTCTATAGCAATATTAGAATATCCTGTTACAACATCCTTTTCTTTATCTACAACAATATTAATCTGATTAATCATAGTATGAATGCCTCTCTATTAGCTTTTTGGATTATATTACTCATAATGGTACTAAAGTTAGTAAAATCAAATTCGTTTAGTATGCTATCTGAATTATTTTTTCTTTCCTCATCTCCTATATCCAAAACTTGAGATAATGCAGGAAGAATCTCTTCTATGTTTGAGATGAATGTTAATCCATTAATATTGGAGTATTCTTCTGAAGTTGTGGGAGGTTTAATAGATATTCCAGTACATCCTGATGCTACTCCACATAATAGATTTAAAATATTATGCTCGGCTAAATCAATACATACCTTATAGTTATTCATTGTAGAATTTATCTCTTCCATAGGCATTCTACAAGAATTCATAGTATCACAAGAATAATTTTTATTAATCAGAGCTGCTTGAATTTGCTGTGCGTGTGGCAGATTGTCATAATTTAGGATCAAGACATCTTTCCTTTTTGAGACATCATTAACACACTGGAAAATTCGTGGGATTCCATACTTTACAACAATACTATTATCCAGCCTCCAAGAATTTTTTGCACCCTCTGAAAAAAATACTTTGATTTCTTTCTTAAGTCTTTGATTCATAAGGACAGCATCTTCTTTTTTAATATTTGGCGGCCTATGTGAATGTGTTAAAATGATAGTATTTAAATGAAATTGTTTAATACTTGGATTAGTAGTATAACTAAGAAGTCTATTTGTAATACATAAGTTATAATTATACAATGAGAGGTGTTGATCTGGTAAATCGATCATATTATCGATCTTATAGTTAAGACGATTACTCCCAAACATATAGTATTTATGCTTATCAATAGCTGAGATACAGTGGTCTATGATATTATTTTGTGGGTAGTATATAATATTATAGGTATCTTCTGCAATTTTTTGTAATATATTTCCAGTAACAAAACTCAAATACATAGTTTTTTCCCTATTGTCTCATAGCTAAATTGATCAATTGATTGTAATCCTAATTCTTTCTTTTGTTCTAGCTCTTTTTTATTAGTTTTATACAAAGAATACGCTGCTCTCATTTTTTCTACTAGATCATATATGTTAATTTGATACCAATACTCATTAGCATTATAGATATCGAAATCATCTGTTAGAAATTTTTTCTCTAAGACAACTGGTGTTCTATGACTTTGTACAACATAACCGTTCTTAGTATCAACAAAGTCTGTCATTCCAGTATTGTCTGTAACTATTGGAGTTTTGCCAAGAACAAGAGCTTCAGCAGCTGCTCTGCAAAAAGATTCTCCTTTAGAAGTAGACACAAAACAATCGCCACAGTTATGTAACCGGATAGTATTCTCATAAGATAAATCCTCAGTAATAATAACTTCTTTTTTGTATTTCTTACTGATATTAAGTCTTTTTTTAATGTCGTCTATTTCTTTTTCTATTGATTTATAAGAATCTCCAACAGACATGTTAGGTATACTGCTTTTTATAATCAACGACACAGGTTGTGTTATATCGAAAGCTAAATGAAAAGCAACAACTAGATCTTTAAGATTCGCCCTCTCTGTATGATCTCCAATATAATAAAACTTAAATGTTTGTTTAATCATTGGATGCAAATCTAGATCTTTGTCTTCATTTTTCTTAATTAGATCAATATCTAATGGTTGAGATATAATTTTTATTGGTTTGGTAACCCCAGACTTTCTCAAGCATTTTTCTTCTTGTGTGCTAGCTACCCAAATTTCATCCATTTGGTTGATATTAAATAAGCATACAGAATTAGAAATATTATTTGTTTCCAGCTTGATGGACCCAATGTGTTTCTTAAATTTTCTATTGTAAAATAAACAGTGTGGTAATGTTTCTTGAATAACAGCATCATAAGAATCATATAGAGAATTTTCATATTCTAATATGTTTCTATCAATCTTATCTGATGGTTGTCCCAAAAATATCGGTCTAGTAGTGAGATTATATTTTTGTTGAGAACCTATTGCTTTAATATAGTTTTGAGAAGCTATTCCAGAATCATCTTGTTGTCTATATGGTCCCAAAAATAATACGTTCATTTGATATCTTCTTTCATTCTAGCATATTGAATAAAATCTTCGTCTCTTAAAGCATTATCATTATTCTTTACATTTTGAGCTACATTATTATTAGTAATGATATTGTTGATTGAATTAATAGCTTGTTCAGGACCATACGGTTCTGTGTGCATTCCATTAATAGAAAAACCATAATCCAAATCTCTAATCATATTTAGTAATATCAAAGAGGATGTTAGTTGATGTTGAGGCATATGCTTAGAAATAGTGCCGGTGATTGCGTCATAAGGACTAATATTAGTAGGCAAACTCTTTACTGGTTCAAGCATCGGAAGATTTTCTTTCCACTTTCCTTGCATTCCTTTTAATACAACGCTATCAAAATATTTTTCCCATTTTTTAGCAATATTATCCCAATTATAATGTTCTTCAGTAAGCTTGCGTGTCTCAAATCTTTTTTGTTCCTTAAGGAAGTCTGGCAAAGAAAGATAATTATGTAAAATTTCTACTAAATGATTATTGTCTGGATATACTCTAACGGCTTTAGTTTCTAGTTCTTTAAAGTACTGATTGATTTTAATAGGATAGCCACCGACTTTACGAACAACGTCGCTCATGGCACTATAATCAACAGATGCGATTGGCACTCCACAGGCAGATGCTTCAACCTGAGGCATACCAAAACCTTCACAGATAGCATATTGAACATATATGTCAAAAGAATTCATCAACATACTTAATGTTTCTGACGATACTCCGGAACTAACATTAGGAAGAGAAAATGCCTTCTGACTACATCTTGGACAATGAGCCATAGGATGCTGATATAAGCAAGGATAAAAGTATCCGCAATTCTTACAACTATAAGAGAATAGTACTCTATTTCCTACCTTATATTCTTTGAGAAGCTGAGGTATATCCCAACCCGCATCTGGATAGCTTGTGTGAAGATAAAGATAAGTCTTTTCTCCTATAGGATTATTTTCTGCTTGTAATTTTGATAAGAAAGACTTTAGTGCTGAGAATAGTTCCGGAATAAGTTTTCTTTTTTGATTTCTCATCACAGAGCCGATAATGAAACTGTCTGGGTCAAGACCCAAGTGACTCTTTAGTGTTTTTCTATCTGCTATCATATTAAATGTATTTAGATCAACGCCGGGAGAAGTGGTATCTATATACTTAATCTTATTATTGCTCTGTGCTAGTAATGTGTCTTTGCCAAAGTCAGAATATGTGAAAATAGCATCAGCTTGTAAGAAGGTATCAATCCACTCTTCTTGTTGTGGAGCAGAGTCCACAGTTGGCATAAGAACCCAGTGGAAGAATGGTCTTAGTGGAGAAAACTGCTGATATGAACTCATCCAATAATCTCTAACATCAAACACAATATCTGGTTGAAAATCTAATAATACTCTCTCAAATCTCCATCGACCAAATTGGTTCTCCATAGAACTATGATATTCTTGATGCCTAGGATCTTTAGGATCTACAGCATTAGCATAATATTTCCAATGAATATCAATATCTTTTGGATCATTAACTTTTCCATAAGAAGCGAATTCTGCTATTTCATACTTTCCGGTAGCATGAAGTCTTTTTAGTATTTCTCTGGCATATGTTCCAAAACCAGAACTTAGAAAGCTGGCCTCAGAACACATTAAAATTTTGAGTTTTTTGTTAGACATAAAAAACGGGGGTGTTTTGCACCCCCATCTCTTAAAATGGTAAAAGGGGTTTAATTTAGAAACTAACTACTTCTTCTGCTTGATCTTTGCTCTTCTTAGATAGCTTAGTAATCTTAGAAAAGTTATTAACACGAACCTTCAGGGAATTATGCTTGACGCCATCCTTTTCCCATGAGTCGTTCCTGAGAGATCCTTCGACCAAAACAAAATCACCCTTCTTAAATGACTGACCAATAATTTCAGCACCACTATCCCATGCTTCACATGGAACGAATGTTGTTACCTTATCTCGTTCACCGTTTGCCTTTGTGTATTCCCTAGAAACAGCTACAGTAAAATTAACTACTGAAGTTTGCTTACCATTTGTATTCACAACACGCATTTCAGGGTCTCTAGCTAAATTACCACGTAGAATATTAATATTCATCAAGTTCTCCTTAAAAATAAAAAACCAAGGTCCAAAAAACGAACTGCTCCATATTATAGACTGAGAGGAGCCAGCGTCAAGTCTTAGGAATATACGTCTTTTCAACTATTAACGAATCACCAGACTTGGCTCTGTTTCCTTTAATAATGATCACATTACCATCAAACAAAATGTTTCGATAAGCTTTATATGCTTCTGGGAAGAACACAACAGAGTCTATTACTCCTGTTCCATCACTCATAGTAACAAATGCCATTTCTTGTCCCGGAGTCTTACCAGATTTAGTTTTAGTAACACCAACATTCTCTATCTCTCCACACAGAATTATATTATCTTTTAGTGTGGTATTCTTAAAATCTTTACAAGTTGTATTAGTCATTGTAATATCATACATATCGACTTTAGAACAGGTGATGCTACACCCCAAGAAAGCATCTTCTGCATCAGAGATCCAGTCTGGATTATCTTCTAAAGAATATGGGGGTTTATTATAGCTGTTAATTAAATCAAGTATGATTGTTTTTCTGTTCTTGTTAGACTTTCCATTGTGATATAAATCATATAAAGCATCTCCGATAGACTTATATTGATGTAGATTAGCTAGAATGAAATCTGATTCTTTTTTTGTAAGTTCAGACACTAATCCAAATTCAAATAACATTCCTGTTCTCTGTTTACCTAAATAAGACATAGCTCCACTTTGAATCAAAGCCTTAGCCGATGTAGAGTTAATATTTATTAAAACTTTCATAAGTATTTCTACCCAATTCATAGTATCAAAATCTAACTTCTTATCTTCCTTAAGTTTTACTAATTTATCGAATACAGACTGTCCAAAACCTTTAATATCTGTTAGTCCAAAATAGATCTTATTATTCTTAAGAATGAATAGTTGATTTAAGTTTCTAATATCTGGTATGCAAACAGGAACATCCATTTCGTTAGCATTTTGTACCAATTCTTTAATTTCTGCCTTAGGATCAATTTTATCTTTTGCAAATCTCAAGTATGCAGCAAAAAATATTTTGGGAAAATGAGCCTTAGTATAAGCTGACAAATAACTATTAATGGCATAACTAACAGCATGGGATTTATTAAAAGAATATCTCTGAGACTTTTCAATCCAGCCGAAAATTTCTTCTGCTTGAGAAGTAGCTACTGTTCCTACTTTTTCTGTACCTTCTAAGAACTTAATTTTAATCTTAGCCATTTCTTCTGGTTTCTTTTTACCAATGGCTTTTCTTAACATATCTGCTTCTTGAAGATCAAAGCCAGCTACAATCTTAGCGATTTCCATAGCTTGTTCTTGATAAATCATTTCCCCATAAGTTCCCTTTAAAATAGGCTCTAAAGAGGGATGATAATAATCTACAGACTCCTGACCATTCTTCTTATCTATAAAATGATTGGAAACTGATTTACCGTCTCTAAAAGCTTCCAAGCATCCTGGTCTCATAATACTAATCAATGCAGAAAGCTGTTCTATATTCTCTGGCTTTAATTTTTTGGCCATAGATTTACCAAGTCTAGATTCCAATTGAAAACACCCTTTAGTATTTCCGTCTGAAATTAGATCCCAAGTCTTTTGACACTCCAAACTAATCTCTTCTATTTTTGGATTAAATTTTAGAGTCATCCTGTCTTTGTCATCATGTTCAGACAGAATATCAAAAGAACACCCGCAACTGTATTGAAATTTTTTAGGCATGAGATGGTGATTGAAATGAGTCTTTAAACTTAATCTTATTTCCTAGGTTACGATGTAATCTCATAAAACGAACTAGAATCTCTGCGCAGTCTTTAACGTCCTTAAGGGCATCATGAGCACCATCTTTATTGATACCAAGATAATCTCTAAGAGTATCCAAAGATAGATTTTTTAGATCTCCATTATTTTCAAACCAATAAAAAACTAGATTCATAATATCTAATACGTCTCTTGGATAAAAAATATCACTTCTATCCTCTTTATTAATATTACCATATTTACGACTAAGCCTATCAATAATTGGTAGGTCAAATCGATTAATATTGTAGCCAGCAGCAATAGGAGCACTAAATTGACTCTTCTTGCTAGACCTACTGTGGTGCATAGTTAGATAATTTGTAAATAACTTCCAAGATTGATCTTGCGAGGGATATTTCTTCCACTCTGCTAAGATAGTTTCTTTTGAAGAGCCTCTTACTTTAGCATGAAAATCTAAGATGTCTGTAGTATATTGATAATCCTCGTCATTTGCTAAAACTTCTGGCTTAAAAAAGATATTAAACTCTGAGTTTGGAACAATCTCTAATTTTAATGGATCAATAATTACAGCCGCAATTTGCACAGGACTACAGGACTTAGGATCTGAGCCATCTGTTTCAAAATCAAAAACACAAATTTTGTTATAGTTGATCATTCGGCGGTCTCAACCTCTACTTCTATTAGTGGTAAAATATTAACTTTTTGTTCAGCATTAGCGGCGCTAACAGCGTTCATAACTGTGCAGCAACTAATTCTTTCTTCTGGAATCTTCTTGTACTTATTATTCTCAAATATGAATATAGTATCAACCGGAACATCCATAAACTTAAGTTTTTGTGTTGCCATAATTAGTCTCCTTTTGATAAGATGTCTTGAATAGTCATAATTTTATCCAACATTGCCACGCCAAGAATATCAAATTTGATAATACCTAACGCTTCTAAATCTTGCATTTCCATGCCAGCTATGAGTTGATCATTTTTTGAATCGTACACCATAGGACATAGAGTATTTAATGGTTGAGCACTAATTGCAATACCAGCCGCATGTTTAGACTGATTGGACTTGGTGCCTTCTAATCTAATAGCCTGTTCAAACCTTTTGGCAAGTGGTCCCTGCAATTCATTTTTTTCATCTATATAGCACCATTCTTTCAGTTTATCTGGCTCATTTTCTAAAGCCCAACGAATAATAGATGCTTCACCGGTTTCTTCTTTCATTTCTTGAAGATCGTCTGCAATTTTAGCTTCGTCTGGAATACTTTTAGTAATCTTATTCATTTCATCAAAAGATATATTACCATATACTCTTAATACGTCCTTAATAGCTCCACGACCCTTAATGGTATTAAATGTAATCATTTGAGAAACCTTATCGGCCCCATAACACTGCTTAATATATTCAATTACGTTTTCTCTCTTATTGATAGGTACGTCTACGTCGATATCAGGCATAGAGATATGGTCTTTACTATTTCGTCCAGCATTATAAAATCTATCAAACAATAAACCATATTTAATAGGATCAATACTAGTAATACCAATCAAGTAAGAAACCAGACAACCAGCAGCACTTCCTCTTCCCGGTCCCGGAAGCCAGTTATTTGTTCTGACATAATTCACAATGTCTTGTACAATTAAAAAGTAGCTAGAAAGATCCGCTCCTTGTAGAACCTCTAATTCGTACTTAATTCTATTAACATAATCATTTTGAAGATCTTTATCTATATTATTAGCAATTTTATCTCTCCAACCATTACGACATAACTGCCTCAAATATTCATCTGGATTGGTCCCATCTGGACAAGGAAACGGAGGTAAATGTGGCTTATCTAAGATATTATAGTTTTCACATAATGCATCTACTAACTTAGTATTTTCCATTTCCTCTTCTGTATGAAAATGGCCCATTTCTTCTGGAGACAAGATATGGAAGTTATCAGATGTAAAAAAGCACCCAAGAGGCACCTCCTCATCATTACTGATCTTCCTGCTGATCTCTGGGAAGGTCGTTTTTAAATTATTACAGAGAAGCACCCTTTGATCTACAGCGTCCTCCTTACGGCAATAGTGAGCGTCTGGCGTGGAGATGATTTTCGTATTGGTAATTTTGGCCAAATCTCTCATAGCACCAGTCAAAACTGTTTGAATAGGAGAATTGACCGAATCCATCAATTGTGCTTCTAAGAAGAAATTGTCTTTACCAAAAACGTCTTTAAGTTTACCAATTTGGTCAATACCTATATTTCTCCAGTCACCAAGTAGCTGATTATCAGCACTAATTTTATCTGCTAAATAGGATCCGGCATGACCACAAAACCCGATAACATTATTGTTACAATATTGTGCAAGAGTGTCTATATTGAGTCTTGGCTTATGATAAAAATGATCTGGCTGGTTAGACTCAGAAACAATTCTAATAAGGCTTTTCCACCCCTCATAATTCTTAGCTAGAATAACAAAGTGGGTCAGATCTTTATTTTCTTTGGTTTTAATCTTGGGGTCTTGATCACAAACATAAATCTCACACCCTAGAATAGGTTTAATCCCCTTCTTTTTCATTTCTGTATAAAATTTAACTGATCCAGCAATATTACCATGATCAGTTAATGCACAAGAAGTTGCACCTATTTCCTGACATCTTTCAGCAATAGTTCTCGGTTGCGATAGTCCATCCAAAAGTGAGTACATAGCCCACCTAAGAATGGACATGCAGAGGCACATATCCTCTAGTCATGTCCATATCTAATTGTCTCCTTGTTTATTTGTGATAACTAAAAATGTTATACGGTGCCAGGTGCCTTGTAATGACCTATACTATAGCCGGGAGCCTGATACTTGTCAATGACAGCTTTCATTCCGGTCGTGTCTATGTCATGTTTAACTTGTTCACACTTTGTCATACATTGATCTTTAGCTGTTAGTTGACCATCTCTATATTCTGTTAACGGCTCTATTGAACTATTAGCAAATGTAGTTTTACCAAAATGACATAACTTACTGCATTTCCAACTTTTATTTAGTTGTGGCTTTTGAGTGTTCTTAATAGTCTCAAATTTTTGTTTTAACATTATTTCTGTTTTGTATAAATCAGTTTTATCAAAACAAATAGTGAATGCTCCTCCGTCGTTGATAAAATTAATGGATATCATTACGTGTTCGATATCTGGATACATATGTTGAATTGCATAATGATATATTCTTAATTGAGGATCATTTTGTAATTTCTCTAAGGTCTTTTCTTCTCCAGTAGCCCAATCTAATCTTCGTCCTGTTTTCCAATCAATAACTTCTAGAGTATTATCGTTGACTTTAGTGATAAGATCAATAGTTCCTTTTATAGCAAGGTTTCCTTCAAGGATTCCATCTTTAGTTTCATATCGGTAAGATGACCAAGGTTTCTTAATCTCAAGATCAAAGCGTTGTTCTGGCTGAACGATATGTCTATTCCTAGGATCAAACATTCCCTTATTATAATCTAAAGCTTTATTAATCCATGCATGACAATCCTTATGATCTTTTGGTTCCCAAACATGATGGGTGAACTGAGAAGTATAATATTCATATACTTGATCAGTTATTTTTTTAATGCTATAATTATTTATATCTACTTTCCCCACAACATCATCCTCAAAAATTGGATTATTGTTTTGGGTATTAAGTTTAATAAATGCTAATATTTCTAAAGCCTTATGACAAATAGTTCCTTTATCTGCTTTTTTATTAGATGGAGATCTTAAACCAAGAATATACTCAAAAAAATATTGTTGTGGACACATAGAATGTGTACCATAAGAACTACTTCTAAGATATGTAATTATAATGTGAATATTCCTTTTTCTTTTAAGAAAGCTACTATTAATTCTGACTGTTGGAAAATATTTAATCTATCATTTTGAACAAAAGAATCAAACTTCCATACAGAGTACTTTTCTGGATCCAATGCTGTTTCGCTTGGGTGGTCTGAATTATATGGATTTCTAGTAAGCTTTATTACTAATCCACCAACAGCTTGAATAGCTTCGACCTCATTAGGAAATCTACAATCGGCTATGATAGCCAAGTCTGGTTTTTCATTATTGATTTTATTAATCGTAGCACTAGTCCATACATCATTTTTCATTTTACGAAATAAATCAGTACCAACAAATTGCATTACTTCTCTTGCTGTTAGATTTTTACCTTCCCATGAAATGTCTGTCTCCGTATTCTTATCAGCATCTTCTCCATAACATTGCTGATGAGTTAGGCCAAGAATATTAATACAGATTTCTTGCTTGAGTGGGTCAGCAAAATTGTATATCTTAACAAAACGATCTTCTCCTAGATTAGCTTTATAATAACCTAAAACAGCTTCTGCACAGGTTGTTTTACCAGATTGTTTTCTGCCAGCAAAGGCTATAATTTTGGTCATACAATACTTTCTAAGAATGGTTTGATTTCTGTTTCTATTTCTGATTTAGTCATCTCTCCAATATCTGACTTGGAGATTTGAGGAATAAATATTCTATATGTATTTCTACATTTCTCTTTAATTTGTTCAGCAGCCTTTTTACCAGCGTCATCGTTGTCTGTTAATATAACAATAGTCATAGCTCCAGAAGAATCAAGCATGATTTTCTGTCTATCACTGAGAGAAGAACCAAATATAGCTACGCTGTTGTGTATGCCACTTTCTTCTAATCTCCATACATTACCTGGACTTTCTACAATAACAGCTACGGTACTTTTAATAATATGTTCTTTAGCGAACCAGAAATTATACAAACAATTTTGGCTTTTAAAATTTACACTATGTTTCCACTTAGAAGACAACCATTTCTTTTCATCAGATGGACAATTTTCTTCTGAATCATGATACGATGAGCACTTTGTACATTTTTCAGATATGCTTCTTCCAGAGCATCCTATCATATGTGTATAATCATTATTGTAAATAGGAACTACAACTCTATTAGACATTTCTTTATTTGGCTTGTTACAGAATCCTATATCATATTTATCAAGTATTTCTAATGAATATCCTCTACTTAAATAATATTTAGCTGGCATTATTAAAGACTTTCTCACCTGTTCCCTTGTAGGAAGTTGTGATACTGAAGTTTGTGTAGCTGTAGCATTACCAATATAGTTAATAGTACTAGTAAATAACTTTTTATCTTTATCTGAGCCAGATATCTTGATATTCTTTAGATCTTTCTTAATAAACTTGAGAGCAAAGTCTAAAGCATCATTAAAAGAACAGGCCTTATCTCCATCTTTTTCCCAACCATGCTTTTGATGAGATAATACCCCTCTAATAAAACCTATTACGGATGCTTTGAATACCTTATCACATCCATGTGTTCTACACTTCCAATTACCTCTATATCGATCTCCTTCTGGATATAGATTGATAGCTGAAATGTTGTCTCCACCGTGGATAGGACAAGCCATTGAAATCATCTTATTATTTGATCTGTACTCAATATTAAAAAAGTCTAGTAAGGTATCAATATTATCACATACCTCATCACAAACTATTTTAAGCTTGTGTTGATCATTCAAATGGGATTTCTTCATTATTTTGTTCTTCAACAACAAATCCATCAGATGCGCCGCCTTTATTATTAATGACTTCTAATCTTGTTCTACCTTCAGTAATCTTTGCACACCAACCTTTCATGTGGCAGTTGATGTAATCGTTATCATCTAATCCACCACCATGTCTACTAATCAAAGGAACTAATTTACGATTACCATTGTCTGGACCATCTTCAGCAATCTCTTCAGGAGTTTTTCTCTTAAAGATACTGAAATTACTACACAACCAAATGATTCTATCTGAACCGCTTGCTGTATCTGTGCTTTCCTTGGTAATGCCATCTCTATTTAATTGGATAAAGGCGACAATAGGAACCTTATATCTAACAGCAAAGTTATGCAGCGAGGTCATCATGAAACCAAGAACCTGATATTCTTTTAGGTCTTGGCTCATACCAGCACTATCCATAAGTTTTAGATAGTCATAAAATATAACACAATCTTTTGCTGTTCCATCGTCATTAAGACCGACATCTTTCAATACCCACCTTCTCATAATAGCTAGCTGGTCTTCAAATGGTTTACCAGCAATGCTCTTGTGATAAAATGGTGTTTTCTTGATTTCTTCTACTGCCTGTAGTAGTTTTGTCTTTTTGTCTGGTGATTCTGCAAACTTCCCTGTTTCAATTGCATTAATTTCAATTTCAGTCATCATAGCCAAGATTCTATTAATATGGTCTTCTTTGTTCATTTCCGTATCCATATTTAACACGGGAACACCTAGTTTGGCTACATTACGACCAATATTATCTGATAATAAAGTCTTACCAGTTTTAGGACGAGCAGCTATAACATTAACTGTGCCTTTTCTTAAACCACCACCAATAGCTTGATCATATGCTGGAAAGCCAGTAGGAATACCAATCTGATCAGTTTTATTCTCTTCAAGATTACGAATGTAGGCATCCAGATCTTTACCAATAGTGACAGGGTTATTATCACTATCATTTAGTAAAGAAGTAAAATTAAATATCGTCTCTTCTGCAATACCAAGAATAGAACCGATAGGCTCTGTACCGTTAACATCTAGAATTTTTTCTTGAGCTAATTCTAGTTGCTTGCGTAAAAGTCTGGCAATTTCCAGTTTACGAATTTTAGCAGCAAATTTACGAACATTATCTAAAGCTACTGGAAAATCAATAATAGCTCTAAGATGCTGTACCTCTTCTTTTTTGCTTAAAATATGTCCATAGCCCAATTCTTCTGCTACTGAAAAAATAGTAGCTACGTCGATATTAGGCTTTTGTTCTCTTTCACAAACAGTTTTTAGACATTTGAAAATGATAGAATTACTATCTATAGTAAATGAAGTATCCTGAATAATATCTGCAACATCTAAATAGGCATCTTCGCCATAATTACATATTCCAGATAAAACAGCACGTTCTGCTGCAACGTCACAAAGTATCATATTAACCTGCTGCTCCGGAACATTTGTTGCACTTATATCTGTCTATTGAGTCTGTAATCAGTACTGGATTAACAGTCTCTTTCTTTCCACAAACTCTACAAGTAGCAGTCACCAAATTAAATGGTCTTGCTCTTGGAACTGGAGGTTGAACTATTAATTTCTTATCTATTTCGATATCTTCCATGTGCATTCTTTTTTCCATCATAGAATCAAATTTATTATTTGAAGGCTTTGATGTTGACTCTTTACTTTTATTATTAGTACGAGGAGCTTTCTTTTTAGTCTTCAAGTTTTTCTGTTCTGAGCCATCCTGCTTCGGTAGCATTGATTGAAGCATTAAAATCATCTGCTGTATTTGTTGAGGATCTAGATTAATATTATTGTCCATGTTTAGTCACTTTCATTCTTTGGATAGCAATCAGAATATCCGACAGATTCTTAATAGAATTAGCTATATACGATAGTCTATCAGTTCTTTGTTTAGCATAAATCTTAATTTTATTTAAGGACTGTGCTTTATCATTATGTTTAATGGCCTGATTAGATTTTTCAACGTATCCATAACCTTTATAGTTATTGATATCATCTGCTATCACTATCTTAGTAGTATCTTCTGCCCAGTTATATCTAGCTATTTCTCTATTAATGGTTCTCTGAACATGAAAAGAGAACTGTGCTAGTCTGTAAGAAATCTGACCACAATCTTCTGGTGTTAATTTTTCTAGTTCATCCCTGTTCATAGAGAGATAACTATTTAACTCTGCTTCTGGTAAACCTCCAGCAGCATATCTAGGTAGTCCTAGATTGTTTTCATATTCATCTAGAAGATTATCCCAATCTTGCAATTCTTCTTTAGCAGTTTTATTGCTCATTTTTTATCCTATTAGACCAAAGTTCTACATCTTCATGAAATGGTAACTCAATATAAGTTATGCCATTTATATCACACCATTCCTGTTTTTCTTGATCTCTTTTCTTATGTCTAACAAATCCTAACAAAGTGTTATGATAGAAGGGAACAAATTTATAGTGTTGCTCTCCATGTACCTCTATTGTTTTCTTTAATAGAGGGATATAGAAATCTAAGTATAAAGTTTCTGATCTTCTTAGAGGAATCGGCACTTCTTCCAGAATTTGCATCGTGGGGAAGCATTTATGTAGTAAGTCCCTAGCAACCAAATGCAAGGACGATTTGTTTTTAGCCTTCCCATGAGCAATGCCTCCAATAAGTTGCCAATTACATATGTTTCCATCAAGGTCTTTTACTTGCATTTAATGCCCATTGTTTCCTTGACTTGTGCTAGTAAGCTATCATAGACAGAAGGATTATCTACTATATATTGTCTTAGTTTCTCTGTTCCTTGAAATTTGGGCTTGTCTGTAACTGAAGTTAGAGTATACCAAGCTCCACCCTTTTGTATAATGCCAATATCAACTGCAAGCATAAGTAATTCCATTTGCTTATCTATACCTTGACCATATCGAATATAGCTAGTAATAGTCCCACCGGGAGCGCCTAACGCAGAACACATTACTTGCCATTGAATTTCTTGACCAATTTGTTGACCATCTTCTGCCGACCCAATTTTCCAAGCTGTGTGGAACTTAGCTCTTAGTTTAATATCTGTCTGATAAGCAATAGCCTGACCACTCTTTTCTTTCCACTCAACATGACCGGTTCCCGGATTACCCATAAGATGAGTAATACCAATAACAATATTTCTATTCACAGGAATAACATTCGCCACTTTCCTGCAAAACTTAGCTAATAGTTTAGCGCCATCTGCTCTTTGCATCTTATTCATATCGGAAGTAATTTCTGTTTCAGTACATAATGCAGAGTAGGAGTCTATGATTAGAACACATCCGGGAATTTCGTTAATAATTCTCTCGCCAATCTGAAGATATTCTTCTGCGTGTAAAATCTTACCTTGCTGAGAACCTATAATATGAAATCTATCTAGATTTAATCCTGGAATTCCTTCTAGATCTCTTTTCTTTAATCTACCTTCAATGTTAAGGTAGTACACTTCTCTACCCTCTTTGAATCCCTGATAAGCATATTCGGGTTTTTGTGCTGTGGCAGCGAAGTCTAAAGAGGTTGTGGTCTTTCCACATTTGGGTTGTCCGGTTAAAATCATAAAACTTCCTTCTGGGACACCTCCATTTAAAATAATGTCCAGAGAAGGACTCACAGGAATCGTAATGAGCTTCTTGTCAACAACAGCGCTTGCCGTTAGCATGATTTCATTACCAAAATTTTTAATTACATCTTCTTTGAGACTCATTGATCTAAATCCTTAAGCTTGGAAATAATGTTTTTAGAAACTGGAGATTTAATACCAAAGGTGATATTATCTTTTCTTTCAATATTTAAACTAAGAGTTGTGTTTTCTTGTGTAATATTAATTTCTTGTTGTTCTATAATAGCAGGCAGATGGGGTGCTCGCAAAGAATAGATTTTCTTCCCCTGATCAGTATTGAGAGCCCTTATGATCGCCTTAGCTGAATACGTCTTAAGCAACTTATGAGCTGAACCTATTTGGTTTCTGAAAAAAGTTGCCCACTTATTATGTACCCAAAAACGATAATGTAGATCTAGCTTGTCTTTTTGAGCTTTACGTTCACAGATAATCTCTGTAATAAACTGAGCCTGGGACACTTCTTTCCCATTAGAATACTTAGATATGTATTTGTCGCACATTACTTTTTAAACTGGTTTAATTCCTGACAAACGCTTTCCAAGGAAGAATGAAACTTCTCAAAAAATTTATTCATGTATATCTCATAATCGTCTTTGGCTTTAACTGGTACATGATAATATTTTTCTACTATCTCTTTAATCTCACCGAGATATCCTTTGTCATCTATCTCAGAAACTTCTGCTTTAATTAAAAATGTAATTTCATGAGGAGCTATTGTCAGATGTTTGGGGTGTATCAAATCTGGATGTTTTTCTGAAAAGTCTGGAACAACATTAGGATTATCCGTATCAATATTTACAAAGCGATTATCCTTAATTTCTTCTACAACAGAATTTAGTTTATTTTCTATCTTAGCCAGAAGCTGTTTTTCTTCTTCTGTCAATTGTTCGTATATGCTTTCAAATGATTCTATCATAATAGTTTAATTATTAAATGGTCTGAAAATACCCTTTTGATTCTTACGTCCTTCTGGATGATTAGCTTTCTTTAGATCGTCATTCATAGCAGAAGCTTCTTTAGTCATAATAGAGACTTTACGAGTACCTCCAGCACTTTCATTAATCATTAAGTTCTTCGATGGAGATTTACCCATAGGAGAAGAAACAGTTTTGATAGAAGCTTGAGGAGTAGTCGATGGACTATCTACAACATTCTTAACCTGACTATCAGTAAGAGATAGTTCATTTGCAATCTTTGGAGAATCCCACCCTTGACTATTCAGCCATAGAGCAGCGTACTTTTGAATCTTATTAATTCTAGCCATTATTCTTTCTCTCTTTCAGCATTGTGAAGCCATGCAACATTTTTGGTTTTTAAAAATTTGACATACCAATTAAACACCTTTTGGTTTACTTCAGCAAATTTATTATTTGATCGACAAACTCTATTCAAAAAACTATGATTAATTTCTTGACCCAAAATAGATACCGGATTATATAGTTTACCATTATTACTTAGCCTAATAGTAAATTTAGTTGTTCCATTCTTCCTTTTTGTTCTTTTAGCAAAAACAGAATCTGTTTCAGTTTTTATTTGTGGAAGATCATCTGTATCCAAAAAGTCTTCCATTCCAGATAAAGTAAAGAACTCAGAAACAATTTCTTCATCAATATTCTCTGATGAATATTTGCTCTCAGGATTAAAAATAAAATTATCCATAGTATCTGATCCTTCTTAGGAGGTCCATTTAGTTTTGAATTTAGGTTTTTGTATTCTAGACATACCTTTAGGTAGTTCTTTTTGAGATGGCTCTTCTTTATAGTCGTTATGTTTTTTTTCTAAACTTATCTTATGGTCTTGACTAAGCCTATCTCTATTACGATTAGCTAAATCGCCAAGTGTCTTAAGTTCGCTATCTGACTTTTTGATGGAAGTATTGAGAGTTTTAATATCTTCCATATATAGTCTGTATGTTTTCTTGCTATTACAATGTTCACACTTTGGTTGATCCACATAGTCTTTGATGGGAACTACTAATTCAAATTTAGCTTCACACTTTTCGCAACAATATGTATAGCACGGCATTATAAATAAGACTCTGGAAGGTAAATCGTCCATTCCTTGGGAATGTCTGACCTTATCTTAAGAAGAAGTCCTCTAACTGGCAAGTACTTTGCACTTTTATTTGGTACTACTGGAAGATTTCTAAGAGGCATATTGGCCTCTTTTGGTGTTCTATTACCCTTCTTGCGGTTACACTCAACACAAGCTGTAACAATATTTGTCCAACAAGTAGGTGATCCTATATTTTTGTTCCAAACAGATTTAGGAATAACATGATCATAAGTTAATTGATTGATTTCTTTTTCAGAACCACAATACTGACAGCTATAATTATCTCTAATGAATAAATTTTTTCTAGAAAAATTAACGCTCTGGAGATTTAGACGAAAATATTTTGCTGTTTTAACTACTGCTGGTATCGGTATTTTTTTATTGTTAGCACCACAGATATGATCATCTTTATAGAAATCTATAATTTCTACACCTACATGAGAATTCTCATCGTGTCTGAAAGACCACACCAAAGCTCTTTTCCAAGAGATGATACCTAGTGGGGTGTAATCAGCATTTAAAATTAAGCATCTACTATTTTGAGGTTTCATCTTTTTCGTAGTTGTCTAGTCGTCCGATAATTTTTCCTATAATTGGATTTCTAACAATATCTGATGCTTCTAGTCTAGCAACAGCAATACCCTCAATATCAGCTAAGGCATTTGTCATAGACCAAAAACCACCCTGCATATGTCTGTGTAAATCTGATTGACTAACGTCCCCAGTTAATACCATTTTGCTGTTAGTACCAATTCTTGTTAGTAACATTTTTAACTGATCATACGAAGCATTTTGACATTCATCTGCTACGATAAAAGCATTATGAAAATTACGTCCTCTCATTAATCCAAGAGGAACAATTTCTATTTTATTATTAGTTTTAAGACTAGCGTATTTAGCACTAGGTATGAAATGATTTACTTCATCTAATAATGGTAATAGATAAGGATGTAATTTTTCTTCTGCTGTTCCGGGCAAATATCCAATCTTTTCTCCTGATTCAACTACTGGTCTGGTAATAATAATCTTTTTTACCTTGTCGTCCAGTAAATATTCTAAAGCCATACCAACAGCAATATGTGTTTTGCCACTACCAGCAACTCCTTGACAGAATGTAATAACATTTTCTGCTATATCTCTGATATATTGCTTTTGGTTTTCTGATCTGGGTTTTAGCCTATTTCTGTAAATTTCTGGGATGGGGAGTTCTTTAGTAGCATCGATGACCTTGGACCTTTTCTTGGTGGTTTTATTTTTTCTCAAGGCTTACCCTTTAGCTAATATATGGAATAGAGATCCCAAGTTATTCTTATAATACACCATATAAGAAGTATTATTATCGTAAACAATTAGCACTTGCTAGTTAATTGACCGTTAACTCTATTAGAGTAAACAAGCCCCACCAGCACAGCTGATCTCCTCAATACCCGCAGTATTGTCTTCTGTTTCTAGTAATTGAGTATAGTCCACCTTCTCAAAACTATCATAAAGATCACAGTATAACTTCCAGTTGTAGACATCCTTCATGCAATAAGTTAGTCTCCTGTTATCTCCATTAAAATACTTAGTAGCAAAGTTTTTCATCTTATTAATAAACCTAACTTTATTTTCATCATCTCCATCTTTGGCTTGATTTAAACTAACATAATCACAAGCTGCCCATAGATTATTGTTAAAAGCATTTAGACCAAGCTCAATCAAACCAGAACACCACAATGCAGCATCTCCATATTCTTTAACAATCTCTCTACTAGTATAAACAGTAGTAAAAGGAGCTTGTGGATAATCTTTGTCTCCACTTTGAGGAATTAAAGATATACCTGCAAAATACTTTCTATTATCATAGATATATTTTGTTACAGAATCCCATTCATCGGGTTTCACTGTTACAGTATTACTAACATTGTGACTCAAATATTCTTGTGTACATAATGATCTATTTTTGCCAGAATGAACCCAATTCTTTTGTGTATCTTTTACAACAGAAAGCATTTCTACTGCTGGTAATTGATTTCTTAATTTAGCTCCATCTGGTACTTCTATTGGAAACTTAACTACTTCGTCGGTATTATTTGCAGACCACGAGGATTTTTCGCAGGCTTGTGGGTTTACTTTTTTGAAGTGTTGGTATGGTGCTTCTAAAATATTGGCCTGCACATGACGTATATAGCGTTTAGCGTGGTGTGGATGGATACCAGAGCTAGTACCAAGCATACTTGATGATGTTCCTTCTGGTTTTAGACATGTGACTCTAGCTGCTTGATTAATATTGATCTTCTTAGAAATATGCTTATTGGTATCAACAGCAATTTTAGCGCCCTTAGTTAATGCCTTTTCTGTAAGAACAAGATCATGCTTTTCCATAGTGCCAGTTAAAGACACCCCTAAAAGAGCTTCTCTTGCAAAAATCTTCTCACTAGTTTGTCCAAGATAATCTAGTTTTGTAAAACCAGCTTGTAATGTTCCAATAATAGCTGCTGCTTTGCATCTTTCATAAAAATCTTCTTCATCATCAACACTAGAACAGTTAATTGTTGAAAGATTGCAACCTTGCCATCCAGACTTACCAGATTCTTCTTCAATAGGCCACATACCAATTTCTACACAAGGATTAAAAATCATTTCTGTAGATTCGCTCCAGATAAATCCGGGTTCTCCAAATTCTTTAACTGATTGCATCAGTGCAGAAAATTCTTCAAAAGTTGTATCACTCTTTAAGAGTAGGGCAGAGTTATTGCTTCGTGCTCTTTGTGGATTTTCAATATACCAGTTTCCAGTCTTAGCTTTAGCCATTTCTTCGTCATCATGACTAAACAAAGCTAAAGATGCACTTCTGCGAACACCACCAGATAAAACAGCATCACTACTATGCATAACAATATCATATGCGTCAATAGGCCTAAGTTTCTTTTGCCCATCTGCTAAACGTCGGTCTAGCAAAGCACGAATTTTTTCTAGACCATTAGCTAGTGGCTCATATCCCGGAGCTTTACCCACCCCAGAAGCTAGTGCTGCGCCCTTTGGTCTGATATTAGAATAATCAAATGAGATATGACTATTCTTATATTGTTTAAATTCTTCTATGGGTTTACTAAAATAGGAACTCAATAAAACGCCTAGAGCATTTGACCAGCCTTCAATGCTATCATCAATAACATACTTAGTTGATTGTCCTTTTTCCACTTCATGCTCTAATGATGGTAGTTTAGCAACATGGTGCTTTTGAACACTAAAACCAGTTCCTGATCCACACAATAGTAACCAAAAACACTCTTGGAAAAATCTTAGTCTATCACAATAAGAAGCTGTGCAATTATATATCTTAGCGTGTCGCTTGAGAATAGGATCTCCACCAAATTGTAATGCTCTCTGACTACCTAATACTTTCTTCTTATACATCATATCGTAAGCCCAATCGATCTCTTCCGAGATGCCAAATGTATCATAACGAGAGTGCATCATTTCTCTAACTCTGTCTACAGCTTCTTTCCAAGTTTCCCTTCTATTTTGATCACTTAACCATCTGGCATACTTACTAACGAAGGTATAATTTTGAAGTTCTTGTAGAGCTGACATGATATAAATGGTACTCCTATAATGATTCTGACTAAAGTGGATTATTGGTAATACACTATCGAATGAAAAAGAATTCGATCTCTGTGAGCGATGAATTTATCATATCTCCACACAACAAAAACACCAGCGCATTGTTTTTTATTTGTCTCACCAGTCGGAATGTTTGAATTTCAGCATAACTTGCTTTATAGCCATCCACATATCTAAATATTGGTAAGTGGCTAATCTTCCTAGAAAAATAGTATTCTGTTCATTTTTAGATAATTGGATATATTTCTTTGCTATTTCAACACCATCTCCAAATGGTATAGGATAATAAGGAATATTATTTTGGTTATATTCTACTGGATACTCTTCAGTAATAACGGTTGTGGGTTGTGAATGATTATGTTGCAGAAAGCTGTGGTCGTATTTTCTTGTATATTTTACAATATCATTATTCTGATTCTCTATGAAGTATGGCATTTTTTTATCTGTAACAGTATGTTTGAACTCTAATGATCTGTACGGAAGCTCACCATAGATATAATCATAGTATTCATCTATTTTCCCAGTATACACAGTAAGATCAGTGTTAAAATTTTTCCATTCTTTATTGGAACAAGATAGTCTAACATCAAATCCATTCAACATATTTTGCATCATTTTAGTATATCCGTACTTAGGTAAACACTGATACTTTTGTCCTTCAAACCAAGTAGGATCTTCACAGTCTTTTGTTTTTGGTATTCTATTCGTTATAGTTCGTGGAATATATTCAAAAGGAACGCCCCATTGTTTTTCTGAGTAATCTTTGAAGATAAATTCTAGTATCTCTTCTTGAGATAGTTGTCTCCCAATTTCTTTTTCTGTTTTCTTACTGTATGGCAAAGAGATGAGACCTAATTTGGAATTGCCTTTAGGCTGTAATCTAAATGGCACCCACTCGGTATATCTGCTTAAAAACTCAAAAACTTCGTCATCATCTGTGTGAAATATATGAGGACCATAATTATGTAACATAGTTCCGCATACATTACTATCAAAACAATTTCCTCCAATATGATTTCGTTTATCAAAAATAGTAACGTCATATCCTCTATCTTTTAATAAGATTGCTGAGGTAATTCCAGATAATCCACAACCTATTATTTTAGCTTTTGGCATTAGCATATGTTTTTTTGTTTTGAAAGTATAAAAGGATTTTATAGATTTTTTCGTATGCCGCTTCTTTGGTCAGATATTTAAGAGCAAACTTTTTTTGTTCTTGTTTAATGTATTTTTGTGCATCTGGATTATTTTCAATAAGATTATATTTTTGTTCTAGATCGCTTAAATCTTCTTTAATAGGAATATAATGTTTCCAAGGAATAAAAAATTCATGCCACCATTCTTTGTAAGGATTGTTGACTATAAAAATAATTCTTGGAGAATGTAATAATATTTTTAATCTGGCAGAATATCCTACTCCTTCAATGTCTAGTAAATATTTCCATCTATTTATTTGTTGTTGAAAAGACAGATATTTTGAAGTATTTTTCCATAGATTGTCTGGATCTTCACGATTCCAGTCTATCGTCACAGTCTCAGTAAAAGACGTATCATGATACTGATCATGATAAATTTTCCTTTTATCTCCCGTTAAAGCTCCTATCCATCCTATTTTATTACTTGATGGAATAGTATCCTCAAAAGAATGAATCAGTTCACTATAATTTTGAATATTGCAGGCTGGCCAAGAATCGTATACAAAACAGGGGAATGTTTTTTTATAGTTTTTTGTTATGGTTGAAAAAGAAAAATGGGCTTCATCTACTGGACGATCACCAGTCCATATTGACATTTTAAACTCTTTACCAGGATAGTTATTGTATTTTTGAATACCATAACGAATAGATCCTGCTATTAAGTCTTTAACAGACTCTCCTCTGTTTTCGTAGTTTTTAAATAAATTTGCTTCTATTTTTTTTTCATCTTGTGATATTAAAACTAGTCCCATAATTATACCTTAAAATTATGCACAAGAGTTGCGTTCATATCAGCATTAACAAATCTGCCATCAACAACATGGATTGGGATATTAGATACTTCTTCCCAATGACCAACAGAAAGTCCGGCTATTCGTCCAACTAATGTCAAAATTAAATCCATAAAATAGTTGCCAGAAAATTTATCAAATAGTTCTTGAAATAAACCAAAAAAATTCTTATCTTTGATAGTTGTAAAATATTTACTACTAAAAATAGTGCCACCGCATCCAGTGTGTATTCTAGGTTCTTTAATACCTAAAGCATCATATAATGCAAGTTCTCTTGGTCCACAAGGATTATTTGGTCCAGCTATATCAAATTTGGGTTCTATAGTTATGGCTCTATTTGTTAATACGTCTGTTTCTAATAAAATAGTATGTGTAAATTTATCATTAAGACCAAATTCAAAAAAGTAATCAGCAAATTTTGGTCCAAAAGAACCTCTGCCACAATGAGTTTGTTTATGCCATAGATTTGGAGCATCTATAAATTCGATATTAGAAATATGAGACAATAATAATTCTGGAGAATCTCCACCGACATTTATTACTCTAATAGGTATTTCAGGATTATGTTTTCTAAAGTTTTCTAGAGTAAATTTAGCTCTAGTAAAATCATTACACATAAATAATATTGCTTGAATTTTCATAAGTAGCTCTCATATTTTTTTAGTATTTCTATCCAATCAAATGTTTGTGCATACTCTTTTATTATATTACGAGAAATACTAGAGCATAGCTCTCTATTTTTAACAATAGTGGTTTTTACTAATTCTGTATTATCTATTTGATCTTGGGGAATCATCGAAATAAAAGGTTGAGAAAGATCTAGATTTTGTGAGGCAACTTCTGAGACTACTAGACCCAAACCAGCAGCTAAAGCTTCTAAACAAACTAATGGATGTAATTCAGACACCGATAGTAATACTAAATTGTTATAATTGGTCAATTCACTAAATACTGTCTCACGATCCCACAAACCTAAATAATTATTATCTAGTGGATCAAATTCTGCTATAGTGTTTTGTCCAGCAAAACAGATATTACAATCTAATGATTGCAAGAAAGCCTGTCTTTTTCTTTGATCTATTTTTCCTAAACAAATACTCTTGTCTTTAAATTGTGGCTGATCAGTAATTTTGAATTGACCATTATCTACTCCGTTAGGCAGTATTTTTATTTTAGACTCATCAATTCCGCTATCTAATAGAAGTTGTTTTTCCCATGATGTTAACATGAAAAAATTACAGTCTTTAAAAAAGCTTCTGATTAAATTTTTATGAAAAGCTTGAGAATATAAAAATCCTCCATCATGAGATGTTACAATTTTTTTACACTTTAAATAAGGCATTATTTGCCAATGCTTACCATAATGTAAATGAACAATATCTGGTTGGGTTTCTAAAACCCTTTGATATGTTAAATTAGTGTCTTTCTCGTTAATTATGTTAACAGTATGACCCATCTTTTGTAAATTAGCGAACTGATTCCAAACTACTGTCTCTAATGCTCCCCAGCCGTTAGGAGGAATATTAATTTCGCCTGGACCAACGAAGGTAATTTTCATGAATAAATCCTATTTGTGAATAAAATAGACATCTTGTCTATTGGTTTCATATTTTTTAAAGTTACTAGTAAAAGGCTCACCAATTAATAGTTTTTTGCTACTAGGTAGTAAATGTCTGAATACATACTGACCAACCCACATATCAGCATTAAAGTATTCATACTTCATATCTTCTCTTGCTTGACAGAATGTTTTTAAGAACTCAACTATATTAGTATATGAACCACCTATAACACCCATATTGATTAAATCCCATTCTTTAGCATTTTCTGTAAAAAATTGTAGGTTATCCCACTTAAGATCTCTATGTATCCATAAGTAAGGAAACTCAACTAGCTTAATACTATCTTTACAAATAAAGTAGTCTGTATCAGGAAAATCTATTAGTATTTGAGATGGGTCTTTAACAACTGCAACATCTGAGCCATCTGTTAAGAAAACAGAATCGAACTTATTAGCCAATAGATATTTTTTGTAAACAAAGAATCTCCAATCGTTATTCGAGTATTCTGATGGTGCAGCGTGGACGAATTTAATTTTATCTGTTTCATATGTTCTCAAAAATTCGTCAGATAAATTATCATAAAATACCCTAGCTTCTAATCCCAAGGAAACAATTGAATTATACCAATTCTTGATATAATCAAAATTATTTTGCAAGACTCTTCCGTCTTTATCTCTGCCTATTACAGCATCATCAGACGGATCATTTGGGTGTTTTTTCTGTGAAAAATAAGTAGTAAATATAACTGGTTTATTCATTGTCATCTTGTTTAGTTATTTCTGATGATAAGGAGGTATAGAAGATCTGATTAATCTGTTCCATTTTTTCTATTTGTTCTTTGGCTATCTTATTGCAAGACTCTAAAGAAATATTGGATAAATCTAAAGCTGCCTTGGGCTTACAATCTGGAATTATCATTATATTACCAAATTTAGAAATCTCAGAACAAAAGTTAACATACTCGGGCTGACCAACAGTTGACCAAAAACATTGTTTTAATACTGGTGTTCTAATTAAGCTAAATCCACCAAAACCAGAATTAATTAGAATAGGTAAATTTTTATCCCAAGCTTCTCTGTCTTCTTTTAATAAAAATGGACAATCTGTGAATGGTAGTCCGTGATGAAAATATTTATCCCTAAATATTAATATATCATAGAAGCTATCTGAGGTAGTTTCTTCCATAAGATCTTTGGTCTGAAAGTCTCTTGTATTAGCAACAAGCATTACAGCCATTGGAAGGGTTTGAGCTTTTTCAAACAAAGAAGTAAAGTCTATATGATCAAATATAACGTCTGTATTAATTAATAGAGTATAATCTGTTTCGGGCATTGACAACTGATTTAATTTATTTTTGCAATAAGACAATAAGATAAATTTATGCAGCGGTTCCAAACTGTCTAGTTTAGGAACACCAAGATCCTCATAGAATAATTCACCAGATTTGTTTTCTATCCAGTTTCTCAAAATTTGTCGAGTATTGTCTGTAGAGTCATTTTCGTAAAAATAAAAATTGAATTTGAAATTGTCTAAATTTAGCAATTTCTCTAGACAGGCCAAAGTTCTTTCTGCATAAGCTTCAGCATCTCTCCACGTTGCACAAACATTGATTTCTGTAATATTCATGTTTTAGTCTTTCTTTATTAAACTCTAAGATTATTAATCCATGATAGATCTGGATTTATATATTCAATAGTTATTCCACTCATTTTAATAAATAGATCGAATCTTTTCTTTTGCTCTTCATCAAACAAATGGGTTCCATGGTTTTCTCTCATATAAACTTTTGTAATTCCTTCTTGCCATAAAGCCATTATACAATCATTGCAAGACTGTCCTGTTACATATGCTATTCCATTTTCAGGCCTAATTGTACAATTGGAAAGAGCATTTCGTTCTGCATGGATCATCCAAGGATATTTTTCTGGTCGAGTATTGGGCAGTTTACTATCATCCAGTCCTTTAGGAAAACCATTATATCCTAACCCTAGAATTCTATTGTGATTATCTGTTATAACACATCCATGCTGTGTTTGTATGTCATGACTACGAACGGATACAGCGTGTGCTAGTCCTATAAAATATTCTTGCCAGTTTGGTCTCATAGAACATTATAGTTTCTGGAGAACACATGGCAAGTCTGGTATCTTTCTTTAAATGAAGCCTATGGATTACAGTCTTGTGACTTTGTAATAGTTCCATTTATACTAGTAGTATTTTTATCATAGCAGGAGGTGCCGTCAAAAGTAGCAGATCCATTGATGGATGTTTTCTCACAATAGCTATTATTAGTAAAAATAGCATTACCACCAATATTTCCTGATTTTGAGAATGCGTTATTGAACGAAGCATTTGAACTAATTGTTCCATAATTAGTTCCTCCAAATAAAAAGTATCCTACAGAAACTGTCCCAGAATTAAAAGATTGATTATAGAAATATCCATTGTTAATTGTTCCCTGATTTATAGCAGAATCATATAAGGAAGCGTTTGTGACACTAGATTGATTATAGGAAGCATTATAAAATGCTCCAGAATTAACTGTCAAAGAATTTTTAGATTCATTATAAAATAGTCCAACAGTTGCTACTCCATTATTAGATGATCTATTATTAAATATTCCTGTAACCACAGAACCTGCATTATAACCTGTTCCATAAAAAAGACCATATGTTTGAGCATTTCCAAAATTAATACTATCATAAAATTTAGACTCATCAGATACAAAAGAATTATTTTTGCTGTTATAAAATTCAGAGGTACCAAAAACATTTTTATCATTAGCAGACCCTGAAAGAAAAATTGCATGACCACTCATGACTATGTTAGCATTTTTACAGCCAGAAGAAAAAGAAGTATCTCCAGAAACAGTACCATTATTTAAACTATTAGACAAGAATATTCCTTTGCCTTTAAGATATCCATTATTAATACAGTCTAGTGAAAAAGTGGTATCTCCAATTATAAGATTATTATTAATAGATCCAGAAAAAAAAGAAATTGGTCTATCTCCTACAATAACTCCATTATTAATTCCTGCTTCAAAACTAACAATGCCAGACAAAAGACTTTCATTTTTTGCTGAGTCATAAAAAAATAATAATCCCAAACCACTATTTTGATTACTGCTATTTCCTCTAAAATATGAAGTATTTACTACCAGTCCACTATTCGTTGATGAGCCACTAAACATTGCTTGTCGAAATACTGTTCCTTTGTTTTTTGATGAATCATAAAATTCATTAACAAGCCCGGTATTACTATTTGTAGAAGATCCATAATAATAGCCTAATGCTACAATACCAGAATTATTTGATGCTCCAGCAAACGTAGCTAATGGCAATGGTATAAATTGATTAACATTATAAGAATTTAAAAACGAACCTGATTGTAAAATATTTCCTGAATTTTTAGATTGATCGACAAATTCACCAATATCTAATGATCCTGAATTACTAGACTTATTAAAATATCCACTATATACAGGACCCATATTTATTGAGTTATAGAAAAAACCAGATTGATTTATTATACCAAAATTAGAAGAATCATTAAAAACTCCAATTTTATTTATAGAACCAAAATTTCTTGATTTGTTAAATCGAGCAGACTCTGCTGATCCAGAATTTGATGACTCTGTAAAATCACCAGAACCAATAGACGAAAAATTAATTCCACTTGTAAAAGTAGCGCCATTTTGAATAATTCCATAATTTTTACAAAAAATGGCTGATGGAGGTATATCGAAAACTTTTCCACTACCTTTAAATGTTACACATGGTGTGTTCGTCTCGATAGGAGGATAGGTACGAATGTTTCCATAGTTACTAGATTTGTTTAAGAATTTGATCTCTTTATACCCAACAATAGTTCCTCTATTAATTGAGCTATCATCAAAAGTTATACTAGGAATGATTGCGCTAATATAAGAGCTTTGGAATGTTCCTGTCTCTACTATTGAATAAGGGGTGGTTCCTGTATTATATATTCCTGATGTAGTGAAGATTATTAGAGGATCAAAAACCCACTGTAAATTACCTCTATTTATTCCAGATGTTTTTACATTAAATTCTACGTTATACAGAGAAACATTATTAATTCCACTATCAAGTATATCAATTTTACGATAACCAGATGTTAATGCTTCAAGTCCAGATACCAAAGGTCTTCTCATAGACCCATTATTTATAGCAAAATCATGAAAAATTCCTGTATTTAATACTCCTAGTTTACCATTCTGAGAAGTATTGAAGAAGTGTCCTGTATACGATATATACCCATTATTAATTGAACTATTTAAAAATGCAGCCTCATAACCACTACCAGTCGTATCATTTATCGACGAATTATAAAAATGTATTTTTTTACCATAATTTCTATTAATAGAAGAACCAGAAAATAAAACTTTTTCATTATTTATGTAACCATAATTAATAGCATTTTCAAAAAAGTTAAAACTAGCATTAGTGTCGGTATCTCCTCCGTAATTAATAGAGCTTTGTCCAAATTCTGCTAATTGATTAATTTTAGATCCGCTTACGTTTCTAGCTTGATTACAGAATATCGCGCTGATTTGTGCTGTAGCACCAGAAGCATGTGCACTACGACCATAAAAATATCCATTCTTAACAATAGCTCCATTACGTGAGGAATCTTCAAATCTTCCACTTTCAATAATTCTTCCGCTATTAGCTGATCGACTATTAAATATTGCATTTGTAGCATCCCACATATTAATGGATGAATCATTAAAAACACCTAAAGATAAAATCATTCCACTATTTATAGAATTACTATTGAAAATACCTGTAACTAAAATTCCCCCTATAACATTAGCACATTCTGATCCAAAAGTAGCTATGCCTTGTATTGGGCCTCCTCTATTAAATGAAGCTAAGTCAAAAATGACTGTTGCAGAAGGTGCGCTCAATGCTGCCCAATTATTAGAACCATTAATGAAAGAAATAACACCAGAAGTACCAATTGATTTTCGATTATGTGAATTGTTTTCAAATAAGAAATTTCCTGAACCATCTCCAATAGAATAATTATTTGTAGAAAATGTAAACTTAGAACCACTAAGTAGTGGTCCATTATTAGTTGCATAGTCAAATAAAGAATATTTTGATAATGTTCCTTCATTAGAAGTACCAGAATAAAAAATAGCTGGTTCTAAGATAGTTCCTCTATTAATGCCTCCACTAATAAAAATAGTAGTACCAGAAACAGTACCAGCATTAACCGACCCTAATCCACTAAATATGGCATCTCCATATACTGTTCCATTGTTAACACAAGAATTACCCCCAGAAGAGATAAAGAAAGTATTTTGACCATATATTTTACCTTCATTGATACAGTTTTCAAATAAAAATGATCCGGATAGAGTTGCCTTATTGGTAGAATTATTCTGGAAAATAAATTTTCCATTACCCGTTCCTTCAATAATAGAGTTATTAACTAAAAAAGAACCATCATACTGAAATCTATTTCCAACGCAAGAGACATTATCTAATGTTGAAAAAAGATTTCCTCCTTTAGCTTTGAGAGTAGTAACATATTTATCTATGCTTTGTAAAGTTACGCCACTTAAATTGATAGTATTTGCTGATATATAAGATTTACGAATAAAAGAATTATTAGTTAGAATAAAATAGTTTAATCCTTCAAATATAATTTGATCAATATCATTTGATCCTCCAGAAAAAGAATTAATATTCCACTGGCAATATGTATTTGGATACCAATGAGAAAAAATGATATTATTCCCTGCAACAACATTTGCAGCAGCTAATTCTGCACAAGTAAAAAGTCCTCTAATATTTCCTACATTAGTAACTCCTCCTCCTGTACTTAAAACAATATTGATATTATTGCATTGTAGAAATGGAATTTGAGAATAACACTGACTATTTTCTATTAAAGAATAAGCAAAAAAAGAAGAATCAACTTGTACTTCGTCAATTTGATTTCTTGGAATAGCTGTACTTGGATTACTAAATTCAGCATCTTTCCACCAATGATGAGAATCACACCATTCAGACATCATTATTATATCCTTTTATTGATCAAAATATAGAATAGGAGTAGTTTCTTGGTTTTTAAACTTATTTATAGGATAGAATTGCTTGTAATCCAAAGTTCTGGGCGGAAAGCCACTATGAGTAGATAATCCTATAATTAAACCAAAAGCACTTTGATGGTCTGTGCAAGAAAAAGGAACACAAGAATCATCTTCCGTACAAGCATTAGTCATTGCTCTTGTTATACTGTCACATGGCTCGGGACATTCTTTTTTACGACATCCTATTAAATCTGGATTTTGATTAAATTTTACCATTTTACTTAGGTGGGTTTCTGTAACTAGAAAACTACCGTCTGGTATTGGCCCCCAACTAGGACCACCACCAGTATTCCAATTTCCCCAGCTATTGGCAATTAAAAATACACACTCTGGATATTCTATCTTACGATCATCATATCCTATAATGGAATATGTATGATAATGATTACGGTCAGGATAACTTAATCCAGTAGAATCTCTAGTATTAGGAAATCCTACATTAGTAAATAAGACTACTCCGTAACCATTATATAGTAGGTCTTTAACACTACTAGTTTGATTTTTTTGGATAAAACCAATAGTTCTGATTCGTGGAACAAAATTATTGGATTCTCCAGTATTTTTGACATAATCATAGTCATTATTTTTTTGAAAATATTTTAGAGCTAGTTCGTTTTTACAAATATTTATACTAGAGGAAACAACAGGATCTAAAAAGTTAGCATATCCATCATACCTTTTTCTTTTAACTACTCCTATATGTTTAAAAACTTCATCAATCCAACCAGTTAAAGTATTTCCACCAAAATAACTATCTTCAGATGGTACTAAATATTGAAAATCAAATCTACTTGTTTGTGGTTGACCACAACAAAAATTCATTTTCTCTCTACAAGTACCAGCACAACACGGATCTGTAGCATAACCTGGATCATCTGCTTCTCTTGTGCATGGACTACAACTGTCGCATGTACTTTTCATAGTCAACAGATTTAATTGACAAGAATGTGGTGCTCCTAAAGAACCCGGTACGGAAGTAACAAAACAAGACAATTCTTGGTCACAACCTATGGTTCTTTCTACATCAGGATATGTATATCTTCCAAGAGTACTGGTTACTGGTTCTCCATCACTATCTAATAAAATGCCAGAAACTACGTCTGGACCAAGCATCATTAAACAGTCTGGTAAAGAATTGCCTGCAAAATATTCAAGATATTCTGTAGACATTCTGGCTTCCCAATCTTGATAATTGCCGCTAACTTCTATATCACAAGCTCGTGTAATATCACAAGCATTTCTTATACCATGAGCAGTTCCGCTTTTAATACTGGATTGAATTTCTGTAAATGCTTCAGCATCTAGTCTCATCAAGAATTTAAAAGGCATACCTAATTTATTAGCGCCAGTTCCACTAATATTACCAGTAAGAGCTGGAGAAATATTTGGAACTCCAGAAGTTATTGGATTATAACATGGTCTATCTAAATGTTTTACAAACTTGACCAAACGGATCAAGTCATATGGAGTACCCTCACAGACATTTGCGGAGTATTCATTATATAGTTGGGTTGGAGTAAACATATATTGGTCTAATTTAAGCTAAAGGCCAAGCTGAGACTTTATTTAGTCTGATTTAGCTTATTATAAACCACAAGAGCTAAAGTGCCACCAGTAACACCCATAAATATACCTGCTGGACTCAAGCTATTATATTGTCCTATTAAATACATTATGGCTCCACCTAAATAAGAACCAGCTACTCCAAGAGCAACAGTCTTAACAAAGCCGAAATTTTCTTCGCCGGGAACTAGGCTTTTGGCAATAGATCCCACAAATAGACCGTAAACACACCACACTAAAATATTAAACATTGGCATTCTCCACTAGGGTTTTAATTTCATCATCCGTGAGAACTTCTCCTGTTTCTAACAAAGCATTCAAAATACTTAATGAATACTTTTCATAATCTTCTCTGTTCATTTCTCTGCGTAAAATTTTCTTGATTCTCATTTTTGTAAACCAGCCTCGACGCTCACTAAAAGTATGGAGCTGTTCACCATACATAGAATATTTATCTTCTGCTGTTGAATTAGTAGTCATCTTACTTTTATTACATTCTTGTAAAACTCTAACACACGTTAGAACTATACTAATTATCATTAAAATAGTAATAATAGCAAATCCATATACTTCATCTTTTTGTACATTAGATTTTTCTAAAATTTTAACAGCTATAGCTTTTAGTTTTTCATTATCTGGAGTTGTCATAATTATCACCTTATTAAAATGATTGAATCTTAATTCGATACACCTTATTATACATTTTTAGTTTTAAAGGATCTTTGACCAATTGAAAAAGCTGATTGATTATATCCTGTATATGTTACATATCTATATACTGGTTGTGGATAAAGATAAAAAGGGGTTGTGCAGTCTGGCTCGCATGGGTATTGCATACCTATCTTTTTCCTGTATGTTCTAGTATATCCAAAATTAGAGATATTAACTAGTGGAGCAATTGAGTTTTGAGAATTCATTGAGTTACTATTTATCAGTAATTGTTGAAAATATTCTATTTCCATTGGATCTACATTATTAATAGCATATTTATGAGAACTATTTGTTGATGATCTATATTTTTCATAAATCAAATTTGAGCCAAATTGATAGCTAATGCCTCCGCTTGGGTTTGGAATACCAGTACCAAGATTAGTAAAAACTACAGGGTATTTAGCAAATACACTTGAAGCACCTCCAGTACAGGAGATAGTAAATTCAAATGATCCTGCTATTATTTTTAACTCTATTGGTTCCCAATATTGTAAATCATAAGAGTTAGCAGGTGAAGTTAATGGTAAGGTATTATCAGAATATGTATAAGCTTGACAAGCAGGACTAGTAGTACCCGGCCCAGGACAACCGCTTACTATTCCTACCCACGGAGTATTAAGTATTCCGCCTATCGCCTCTAATTCTGCTCTAGTATTACCACGAGAAAGAGTTCCATCATAACCAGCAAAAGGCACATAAAATTCTACGTTATTTTCTGGCAATAAAAATTTAAAAGTAGATATTAAATCAATAGTTTCATTAGTTTTTGAAGTATATAATATACTATAATCTATTAAAAGACTTGTATCTGTATAAGATATTACATTTGAACTATAGCCATTAGAGGATATATTATTATTTGAGTAGGTTATAGATCCTGTGGCAATAACTGCTTTATCTACTGTAAAAATAGTATATTTATATGGAAATGAATTATCTATAGTATATGCAATATTTTTCCCATCAACTATATTCAATCCAGTGGTAGAAATAATACCAGACCAATATTTAACTTCTGTACCTCCGTAAAGACCTCCTGCTGGAGAAGATGTTTTATATTGAATTTCTATCAAATTTCCTGCTCTAGCATTAAGTCCAGTATTATATATTACTCCACTGTAAGGCCAAGTAGTTTCGAAGTCTCGTACTATCAGATTCTCTGTACGAGCATTTAATCCTGTAGTAGAAATAATACCACTGATATATTTGCCTCCAACTCTACCATATTTATTTGCAGCGGGTGTTCCTGAGTAGAATTGGATCTCCATATTGTTTCCGATAACGGCATTGAGTCCAGTATTGTAGATTACTCCGCTATAAGGCCAGAGACTTTCAAAATCTCTTACTATTAAGTTTTCGGTGCGAGCATTGAGTCCTGTTGTTGAAATAATTCCACTAACATACTTACCCCCAACTCTACCATATCTATCTGCTGCCGGTGTGCCTGAATAGAACTGAACCTCCATATTATTTCCAACGACAGCATTTAATCCAGTATTATATATCACTCCACTATATGGCCATATGGTCTCAAAATCTCGTACTATTAGATTTTCTGTTCTAGCATTAAGTCCTGTGGTAGAAACAATTCCACTAAGATATTTACCACCAACACCTCCGTATAGATTAGCTGCTGGTGTACCTGTGGTAAATTGAATCTCCATGTTATTACCAACTCGGGCATTTAAACCAGTATTGTAGATAATACCACTATAAGGCCAAATACTTTCAAAATCTCTTACTATTAGATTTTCTGTTTTAGTATTAAGTCCCGTAGTAGAAATAATTCCGCTAAAATATTTGCCTCCTACTCCACCATATTTATTAGCTGCTGGAGTTCCTGTAGCAAACTGGATTTCCATGTTATTACCAATCCTGGCATTTAATCCAGTAGTTGCAATACTTTGATAATATGGATAGGAACTAGAATAGTTAATGTCTATTAAATTATCTTCTTGAGCAGTGGAGTATATGAATGGAAACCCATCAATATTACGAACCCCAATACCAGAAACTCCACTGATCTGTACTAAATATCTTCTTAAGTTTTGTATTGATGATTCTCTAGAGTCTGGTAAACAATTAATTTTATTGTATCCAGTTATAACATAAACTAAATCATCTTCTACAATAGGAAATGGGGGAGGAAGGCTTGGATCAAACATATGATTTCAAACTCCCCGTATTTATTTTTTAAGAGGGCATTTGCCGTCGGGACATGGTGCTGAATATGCTTTTGGAGAGGGGGTTTGTGGGTTAAATGACTTAATTGGACCTATAGAAATTGATCCTTTATCTGCTTCACAATATGTACAATCAATTTTAAGAATACCATCACCACTCATATACCAACCCTTACCCTTGCAAACTGGGCAATCTTTTCTTTTATACTTTTGGGATACTTCCTGCACATGCTTGGCTTTAATAATGCCTCCAGCAAGAGTTACTGGGGCTGTTGTTGACCCATAGTAGTGAGACTGAGTAAATAATAAACTAACGCAAAATAAACCAACAAATAATTTATTCATTTCTTATCTCTCCATGGTAATATATTGTCCACTAAATCTCTCAAAGGCCTTTTGGGTTTTGGCCTTGGTTTTACTGGACCATCTGGTTTATTCTCAGGAGTACTTTTATCAAACATCTTAATGATAGCTAAGATAAAATCTAAAAGCATTTGTATTGCTCTATTTAGAGCTATTCTATCTATTAGTCTCATAAAATTATTCCCAGTAGGAATTTAAGCATATAAGTATATACACCTAATAGAGATGATGGTTTAAAATAGCTAATTGCGAATTTTAGAGATAGTCTTCAAATCCATAGCTTGGTAGCTTTTGGAGAGGAAAACCGTCAAAACTGCTAAATGTATATGATCCATTCATGGCGAGCATACCAGCAGCCACATCAGCATGAATTAAAAATGAACCATCTGGAATTGGACCCCATTCTGGATGTCCTCCATCATTCCACTTACCCCAGCTATTTTGGACTAAAAAGGCTGGCTCACTACCAGTATCATCACATGCTATCCAAGCCATGCAATGTCCCCAACTACCAGATTGTCTAGCAAATCCCTTTTTATCTCTTGTGTTACTAAAACCATAATTAGAACATACTGCTACTCCATAACCATTAGAAAGAGCATCACGAGCCTCTTCTACTGTTCTGATTAGTGAAGCAGTCTTAATCTGATGATCATTGGCTAAGTCTAATACTTTATCTGGAAGTCCTCTGCCTCCCCAGCCAGCACCTAGATTACCATTGTATTTACTAAAGTCAGCAATGCCTGGATAATTCTTTCTAAGAACTATACCTCCAATCTTACTAACAAACTCAGCAGCCCTAGCGCAACTCATGCCTTCTCCAGAGAAACCTCTAGCACCATAGATAGCTTCTGTCGCTCCCTTGGTTACCCAATCTTCTCTTTCGTTATTCACATCTATTTCGACTGCTCTAGTAACATCACAAGCATTTCGTGTTCCATGACTAACACAATCTCCGACAGTTTGTCGTTCATTATAAGGATTCTTCTCAAATCTCAACACACTTTTGTATGGTGTTGAAAGTTTGCCCTTACCTGAATTCTTAATTTTTTTACTAGCATCACCAAACAATGGATATTTTGCATTCTCCATAAAATGGTCGTATACGTGTTGCTCCCATATGCAACCACTAAATCCTTGACGATAGTTATCGTAAAGTTCTTTTGGAGAATACCGTGGCATTATTTTGACCCTTCGTTGCAAGCCCAAGCTAAAGCATTAAGACCTTCTACAGCTTTAACTCTTAGCTCTTTTGATAAAAGAATTTGATCATCACCAATAGAAGCGACTACTACTTCTTTTGCTTCTTTAGCTAGATTTGGATACTTACCTTTCATATCCAACCTGAGCATAATACCAGCTAGACTATTAGCCTGACGAATTTCTTCAGTACTTTTAATTACTTCATCTTCACCATCAAGTTCAACTAGCTTTGCTAAATCAATATATAAATCTCTTAGCTTCCTAGCTTCTGACTTGATGCCAGCTTCTTTTAGAACTACCACAACATCATCAGCTTCTTTTTTTACAGCTTCATCTGTTGGTACTGATAATTCAAGAACATCTACTACAGCTGGCCTAGGTTTAAACATATCAGAAAACTCTGGCTTAAGTAGGCCTACTAAAATGAGTAAACCACCTAGTGCTAATAATACTTTTTTATCCATGCTCATGATACTTTATCCTCTTTTTTGCAAACATTGGGACTTAGGAAAGGAAACATTTGGTCAGCAACCTTAACTGCTTCGCCGCAACCGCTTTGAACAGCCAAATCTCTGGTTTGCTTCCATGATACAACTAACTTAAAAAAAGTATCATCTGGTTGATTAGCTACTAACTTTGGAACAACAACAGCATCAACTGATGGTACAACAATTGGCACAACAGAAGAAGGAGTAGAGCCTTTCATTTTAGCTAATAGACCACCCAAGAATGTTTGTACAGGACTCAACTTATCCTTAAATAAAACCCATAGTACAAGACCAGCGCCAGCATAAAGAGCCAAATCCATTGTGCTCAAACGACTACTAAACTCTTGAAAACTTTCTGTGAAATTCATTGGAATCTCTCTTTCTCATTTATCTGAAACTTTGGGAATATTATCGACTGTGTTATCAACTGTTGGAGTACTGAAAACACCAGTGTTTTTAAAGGTGGTAACCATAGCATCTATGGAAGCTCCTACCAAAATCATCAACAGTTGTTTAACGTACCTTTGTATAATAGGTTGTAGGAAGTGTGGTAGAAAGGGAAATTCTACTACTAAAAAAACCTGATCATAAAAACTAGAAACGGCATTCATAGCTATTTCTTTTTTATTAGATCCTTTTAGTTCTGGATGAGTTAATTGAATTTGTTGGACTATATCTGCTACTGCTAACTGTAATACATTCCATGCTTGAGGAACAGCTACTGATTGGG